TCAGAGCATCTCATCGATGTTGTTGATGGTGGGTTCGAGAATCAGCTCGCCTGTGCCCTGTTGCACCACGCGATTGGGTTCGATGAAGCAGGTCACCAGGCACCTGGCGCTTTCACCACCATCGGAGATGGTGAAGGTCTTCTTGGTGGAGACAACCCTGCCTTGCACATAGACCAGGCTGGTTTTTTCGCCTTCTTCTGCGGTAAAGGGGAGCTCGATCAGATCATCGGTGGCTGGAACTTCCTGCAAGGAGTCGATCTGGTGCTCCGGCATTTCCAGTGGCGTGGGTTTCAGCAACAGTGGCTCGAGGGACTTGGTGTTCAGGGAGTCCGTAAGCTGAAACATCAGTCGGTAGTTCATGTCAGTTCCTGATTGGTGTCGTGAGACGCAGCCACTGCTGTGCGTCGATTTCCTGCCGGCCATTCCTGCTCGCCCTGGCGGCTGCTCGAGACGAGCAGGTCTACCCCGTCTGCTGCCTTGTATCCGCTGGCCGGCAGATGTCGGGTATGAAACGCCAGAGAATTCAATCATTTGTCGAATAAGAGCAGGCTAATATATAGCATTGGTAGTATCCGATCGCCAGCACTTTACGGTGACCGTTCGATGCGGCGGCTGGCGGTATAGAGGCACTGAGCGCAGGTCGCGGTAGCAGCCTGGGTCCCGCAGGGGTATCGGCTCCAGACAGCGCGATGTAACGACGCCACGAGGAGGACAAAGCGAGAAGGGTGAAAGTAGCAAGTGGGCCGAGTGGATAGTGCAGGAGGTAGTGCTGTCGATAGCGGAGTAAAAAGCGGAGTGGGGTCAGTTCAGGCGGTGCCCACGTGTGAACTCGATGCGATGAGAAGGGGGGGGCGAAAACGACGAAAAACGGCCACCGCTCTGATGAGCAAGGTGACCGTCATTCTTGAATTCAGTGGTCGGAGCGACAGGATTCGAACCTGCGACCTTTGCAACCCCATTGCAACGCGCTACCAAGCTGCGCCACGCTCCGACTTGGCCTTTGGGTTGTGTGACCGTCTGGCCTGCCCCCCTAAGACGAGGCGTATACTAGCGCGAAACCCGCATGGTTGAGCGGTTTGTTGGGCTTAGCGCCTCAATCCGGCGCTCCGATAATAGCAGACCCTGCATCAACTTCCTGCTAGATTGAGCAAGACAACATGAGGGCAATTCTCGGTGTTTTGGGGCACGGGTGGAGCACCGATGGAGCACCGAGAGGTCGAAATTTAGAACATAATATCAATCACATACGAGCATATTGGTTCGCTGGTGGTTTTCTGGAGGTAGCCATGGCAGACGCAAAAGGGTCTAAGTCATTGACCAAGCGGATCACCAAGACGGCCCTGATGGACGCGAAGCGGAGAGGCTTTCAGCGGGTCTACGACACTGAGGTGCGCGGTTTCTACTGTCAGTTCAAGCAGGACGGCGGCGGATCACTCCGGTTTCGGTATCGCTCCAAGGCAACGGGGGAGCGCCCAACGGTCAAAATCGGGGACTTCCCCGGCATCGACGTAGACGAGGCTCGGGAGCTAGCCAGCAAGTGGCGCCTTCAACTCCGCGATGGGATTGAGCCCCGGATCGAAGAGAGCCGGCGGCGGGATGAAGAGAAGCGCAGGCGCGAACGGGAGCGCTTGAGCGAACTCCAGATCATCGGCACGTTTGTCGAGCGCGTCTGGAAGCCTCACATCATGCGCAACAAGAGAGGACATCACGACCTCCAGCGCATCGAACGCCACTTCAAGCACTGGTATGACCGACGCATTCCGGACATTACCAAGCGAGACGTCACCACCTGGCAGCACAAGTGGGAGAAGGAAGGGTTGGCTCATGCCACCATCAAGCGTTCCTTTGACACCTTCAAGTCGATGCTGAATTACGCCGTCGACCAGGAGGTGATAGAGGTCAGTCCGTTGAACCGGGTGAGCCTGAAGCGTCCGCCGGCCAGTCAAGTCACTCCGAAAGATGGCGAAGGCCCTATGGCTTCACGCCGTCCGCTTACTGACTATGAGGTGAAGGGACTCTTCCACGGCCTTGAGCTTTACACCGAAGAGAAGAAGGAACAACGCCGGCATTCGCTCACAAAGAAGGCGAAGCAGCATCTGCCTGACCTCACTCACCGCACCTATGTAGATCATGCGGTCCCGGCAATTCTGTGCTGTTACTACGGTGGCTTTCGCCCTGGCGACGTGCTCGGTTTGCAGTGGGAACATCTGGATGGCGAGGTAAAGGCGATCACCAAAGTCATTGAGAAAATTGCGCATCATGGTCACGGACTGATGCACTTCCCTCTGGCTGATGCACTCACCGATGTTCTGCGTGTTTGGTGGGAAGAGCAGGGTAGACCAACGTCCGGATACGTATTCCCATCACCTGTGTTTCCAGGCGAAAACAAGCGTCTTTCGGAGGGTGCGTTGAGAAAGCCCTGGGCGAGAATAAAGAAGCTGGGTGGACTACAGGAAAGCCTTCACCTCTATACGCTTCGTCACAATTTTGCGTCTCAGTTGATCATGGCGGGTGAGAGCCTGGAGACAGTGAGAGTCTTGATGGGTCACACAGATATTCAGACCACGATCAGCAACTACTCGCACCTGACGAATGACCATAAAGAGAGGGCGATGAGCGCGCTGTCGAAGATTCTCGGAGCGCCTGACCTGAAGAAAAGCCACCTGAAGGTGGTGAAATAAGGGCAAAAAAATAGGGACGCACCCCTGCGTCCCTTCTCTCCCTAACACAACACGCGACTGCGCCTGCGTTGCTGACTTGAATTATACGTTGAGCAATGCTAGTAAGCAAGCGGTTACTTAAAGATGGATGACAGTTTGGTGTCCCCATCGGGTATGTAATAAGAATTTCGTGGTCTGACGTCACGGTATGCTTCAGGCAGGTCTACATCTACTTCTATCGTTTCTATAAAATTGGGGGCGCTGGTAAATATTGGCGGCAGTGTGATCAACGTATAAGCGCCAGAGCTGCTCACTTCCCACTGTTGATTTCGATAATCTTGCGCTCGACCGTTAACAGTTAGCGTTACATCTGGCTGTAGTGAATACGCGCTGTTTAGGCGTTGATGGTCTGCGCCATTCGGGTGAGGTAGAACGGCCAAAAGCGCTTTAGCGCCGCTATCTAGTTTGTAGAGCCCTAGCCTGAAGATCGAGCGATTGCCAGGCACATACTGATCAACTCTTGCAACGATACTCCCGTCTGGTTGCTGAATAAGCTCCCAATTCGCGGCTTCGGGGCCAGAGGGTCGATACTCGATGCCTAGCTCCAGCCTTTCAGACGGGTAGAGTGAAGCTCCGCTAGCTGGAGCAGTGAGGGCAGTATCCAGAAAATACCGGCTAACACCCATCTGGTCGAGATACCTTCCGGCATCGAAGATGGCAGTCCCTATGCTATCATATGATCCCTGATCAAAGGGGCTGACGGTTAATACAACTTCTTGAGTGTTTTCAATTGAACGCTCGACTCCACCGAGAAAAGCCCAGATACATTCGTCTTCGCAAGTTGCACCTGTCACCTCCCAGGCATCCCCATAAACGTGTTTATATTGAGACATCAGACAAGTAGAAAGACCCAGGATTCGTATGTTTCCACCCATATGGATGGCTGACCTTAGGTCGCCACCCTGGCTGTCGAAGCATATCTCCTTGCCGTTCAGTTCCCTGATTCTGTCTGGGTAACGGCTAGAAAGAAAAGCAACCAATCTAGGCCCGTCACCCAAACTGAACTCGCCCTGAGCAAGAATTTTTGGGGCACATACCGAGCCATTCCCTCTGCACTGCGAGAATTCGCGATAAACCAGCTCCGCCTGTGAGGTCATCGGCAAGCTTAAAAGGCAAGCAACAGCGGTAATCTTTACAGACGGCTTTACCATTTTGTTCTCCAGTAGGGTCAAGGCATGTGCCACCAGCATGTTCTCATTATGTTAGACCTTTACTCCCGGTGTTGCCGGTAAGTCTCGGAAGCAGACGAACCGAGGATGGCGCAGCGACCCGTCCGGCGTCACCTCCATATACTCCACTTCAGCGATACGACCTTCCAGAGCATCACGCTCAGCCCACAGAGAAGCCCTCAGAGCGTCTGTCAGCCCTGAGCCGACTCTTACCTCCACTCCCTTGAAATCGACGATCAGGGCACCTACCAGACCCTCATACTTGCCTGTTCCTTCCTCCCAGCCGACAACCGTCAAATCCTCGCTCGCTTCCGGCTTCATCTTCATCCAGGTGTAACTTCGGCGGAATGAGTAGGGGTCGTCAGGCTTCTTGAGCATCGCCCCCTCGTAGCCATCGGATAACGCTTTCTCGTAGAACTGCACAGCGGCTTCGTGGTCGATGACAACCCGCGTTGGAACCGTGACCAGCTTGGGCTCAACCCCCTCATTCTTGGCGGCCTGTCTCAGCAGCAGCATGGCCCGATCCAGAATCTCCGTCCGCTTGGCTTGGGAGAGGCTGGACTTCGCTGCGAAGAAGTCTTCGGCGCGCATCCAATCGTAGACGTGGAACTTGGTGTTCTCGGCAGCCGTATCCTTCTTGCGCACCGCACTGATGGACTCTTTGAAGTTCTCGCCGAACACCTCGCCATCGAAGAAGAGATCGTCGTCTAGCTCGCCCACTGTCAGCTCGGTCTTGAAGAGGTAGCGGAAGACTTTAGCCAACGCCAGACAGTGCTTGGTGAGGTGTTCCATGGACGAGAAGGTGAGTCCACGACGGCTGTAGTAAGTGACCTGTGACTTACTTAATTGGACGTGCGCAAGCACACGAACGCCGTCGAGCTTCGGCTGGGCCAGGCAGGGGAAGTCAGCCTTTGCAGGATCGAACGGCTCTGCCAGGGCGCACTTGAACAGGGGGATATAGCCGGGGATGACCTCGTTGATCGTGTTGCCTGTCATGCCGGCATCAGGGCGCTTGTTCAGGATGCGCAGGAAGAGGTCAGCATGAGACTCAGAAAGCTCAGCGGCCATGTCCTCAGCGGCCTGCTTTGCTGCATTCCCAGTGATCTCCCGCGAGCGCAACTGGCACAGAAGGCGGTAGGCTTCAGCCCAGGTCTTGGTCGGCTCACTTGAGCCCATCACCCAGGTCTTCTTCGGCTTTACATTGAACGTCTCGAGCGGTGAGAAGAGCATCAGCATCAGCTCGTGGCGATATGCTTTTACCGCTTCAGGCGCATCGTTCAAGGCCACGCTAATCAGTTTCTTTTTGGTGGCCTTGTTGCTCATCTTGCAGCCTTTCATCAGGAGAAGGATGACGTTGGCCTGATCGTTCTCAGTCTCGAAGGCAGGTGGTGCGATAGCGTTCATTTCGCTGTCCTCAAATTGCGGCGGTTAGGGTGAGATGAATGAATCCGACTGACACTGAAATGATGCTATGCATTCCGATGGCGATCATCGTTCCCACAACAAACATGGCGCTTGCTTTGTAACGAATGGGAGCCCCGGACGACCATCGTTTCAATCGAAAGATGGTGTAGACCGAATAAGCCCACGTCATCGAAAGAAACGGCAGATACATCATCATCAGTGACATGGTTTGTGGGTCTGAAGGGTCCGACCAAACGAAGGCCCAATACGACAACAGGACGGCAGCGTAAAAGACGTATCTCATGACGCCATCTCCAGCGGGAACTTCTTCTTGGTGAACATGCTGTTCAGAGCGCTCGCAGCGGCTTCCTGACGCTGTTTCTGCTTCACGATGGCCCGATGTGTCAGTTCGTGATAACGACGCTCGTAGACGTGTGCCAGGTCGTCTACGGTGTCCACGAACCGCTCATCGGGAATGTTGAGCATCAGGGCAAAGCGAAGCGCCACTTCCTCGCACTTCTTCACTGGGCCGTGCTTCAGCCATTCAGCGAGCACTTCCTTGGCAAAAGCGCCTCTTTCCTGCTTGAACCGACTTTCGCGCTCCTGAATCTCTCGACGCTTGCTCGGTGCCAGGTATTCTCGTTCTTGCATGGTGTCCACGATCCTGATCGCCAGATCGAGGTCTTTCATCATCTTGACCAGGAGGTCAGAGGACTTCCGAAGGTCGTTCACTTTGGCGATCGGCTTCATTCGCCTTTCTCCTTGCGCACCTCATCAATGTCCACCTCGATGACCTCCAAGCCCTCGAGCTTTGCCTTTACTGCGTCCTCTGGCCCCCACCAGCACTCGCAGCCGAAGACCTCCTTGCCGCTGTCGAGCTTGATGCAAGGGTTGGGGTAGCCGTGGATGTGCAGGGCGCTGCCGAAGCCGATGGCGTTCTGGACGGGGACTTTGGCGCCGATGAACTCGCCGTAACCGATGAGCTTGGCAACACCGTCATTAACGCTGAGCAGAGCACCGACACGATCGCCTACTTTGCTGTGCATGGGATTCTCCTGAGTGTTGTTGGGGAGAGGGCCGCCCGAAGGCGGCCTAAGTCAGTTGTGACTTACTAATTAAAGCCCGCGAATGCGGTTGCTGTTCATGAGGACTGCGCCGGCAACGGTTTCGATGGCCTCGTAGTCCATGTTCGGATCGGCCACGACCAAGACGTCGGTGCAGGGCACTTCGACTTCGGTGTCGTTGAAGGTGCCTTCTTTCACCACAACATCGCGGAACTCGTAGACCTGTTCGCCGTTGGGCAGCTTTTCGTTGAGGGAGTAGTCATCGAGGTCGATGATCTCGAGGCTGTCACTCGCATTGACTGCATTCAGGTAGCCGTGATTCAGGTTGTCCGGGGACGTCACCCACATGAAGGCGTCAAGCTGGCCGCTGGAAACTTTGCCCAGGCTACGGATGCCGCCCTGGTAGAAAGTGCTGGCTTCGGCGTAGTCGTCCTCGAGAGTGCGCAGGTAGTCCCAGGACACAGCGGAGCCTGTGCCTTGTTCGCCCACCGCGATCTTGATACCGGAAGTCAGGTCATCCTCGTCGGACACCTTGCCGTCTTTGTTCACGGCCACGTAGACACACTCCTGACCCAGCTCGCCGACGATCTCGATGTTGGCGGAGGGGTTGTCGCGCAGCCAGGAGGCGAGCACATCGCCCTGAGTAAAGCCGACTTGAGCCTCGCCGGCTGCGATGCGGTTCAGGTTCTCGACCGAGCCCAGGGACGTCTGCACTTCGGCGGGGATGCCGTGTTCGCGCAGAATCTGGTTCAGGTTGGCTCCGAACGTGCCGTGATAGGTGCCGCCGCTCTTGCCGGTGGTGATGGTGACGTTCGCTTCTGCGGCGCCGGCCATCAGAGACATAGCGATGCTGGCGAGGGTGATGGTCATCGGGATCATGAGGGTTTCCTTTTGCTGTTGTGTGCCTTGTTTTTCAGGGTGCGGTAGATGGCGTAGGCACCTATGAACGCCAACAACCAAGTGAGCAGCTTGAGGGTCTTGGCAGCCGACGCGACCATGAGGATCACGATCACGACGGCGGCGAGGCCCAGCATCAGTTTGTGCTTGAGCTTCATGTCAGGCGGCCAGGTTGGTGAGCTTGTTGTTGAGGTCGCTGATGGAGATCGGCAGCCCAGCGGTTTCAACGGTTTTCGGTGACAGGTCGTCGGGGATGTAGTCCTTGGCCTCCGGCCACATTTCCAGCAGCTTCTCCAGGGTCTGGCAGCTACGCAGGAGAGCCTTGATCGTGGACAGGATGGTGACGGCTTCGGACTCAAGGTCTTCGAGGGCGTCGCGGTTCGCCAGGATGCGGTTCTGAAGATCCTCGTTACGGACGATGACCTGCGACCCGTAAGACGCGCCGTCGGTGGCGAGGTAGTCGGATTCACTGAAGTATTCCAGGCGAGACGACTTCATGCTGTGGGTGGCGATGACCGGCTCTGAGACAAAGCTGAGGTGATGGGTCATGCCGCGAATGTTGACGTTCAGCCCTCTGCCCATGATGTTTGAGGTGTTCACGTAAACCGACTTCTGGGTTTCCTTCTCCAGCTTCTTCTCAGCCGCGTGCAGGCTCTGGATGGCTTTCTCGATCTGGTCGATCTGGCCGCCAAAGCTGAGCTTTCGTGCCTCTCGAGCCAGTTCGCCTTCCTCTTTGAGCAACGCCACCACTCGCTTGCCGACGGTATCGGCGATGCACTTGTTCACGATGGCGCTGCGGATGACGCTGTTCAGACGAGTCTTGGGAGCTTTTACAGTGGTAGTCATGTTGTGCCTCTATCGTTGGTAAGTAATCAGTGACTTCCTGATTCGAATACAACTATAGCGCTGTATCCATTGGGGTTTGTTACTGTTGAGCGCTTTTGAGCTGCGACGCGAGTGATCCGGTGGGTGCCTTCGGGTCTATCTCGCGAATGCGATCCATGATGGCGTCGAAGCGCTCGGCCCTCGAGAGCAGACCGGGGCGTAGCTGCAATGCCATGTGAACGCCACAGGGCATACTGTCGAGCTGAGCGTGAATGGACAGCGCGATCCGACGAGCCTTCCGACGCAGCCAAATGAGTTTGATGATGTTCAGCATAAAATCCCTTAGAAAATAGCTAGATAGGCGAAGCACGCCAGGTAAAACAGCGGGGCGGCTAGCAACGCCAAGCCCGCCAACTTCAGCGCGGCGTCGAAACACCGCGTTGTGATCTCGACAAGGGTCAGGAAGGTCCGCATCTCACGTTCTCCGCTGTTGATGACGTCAGTATCGCGTCGTTTCATCAGGGGTAGAAGCGTGAGACGCGGGACGCAACCCCTATGACGCCTTCTCGTTGATCATGTCATTCACCACTTCCGCGAACATGTTGTCGCCTGTCTGCGGTTCAGCTTTTGGCTTGCGAGACTGCCGGCTCTTGGCAATGCGCTGCTGCACCGTGTCATCGAGCACCGTCAGCCTCTCGACGACCGCTTGGTCCTTGGCAGCCAACTCTTCAGCGGACTGCTTGGCGGTCGAGGCCATCACTCGATCACGCCACTTGTTCTCGCCAGCCTTCTCGTCGCGCTCTTGCTGCCGCTTGAGTCTCGCTTCCACCAACGCTTGATACGATTCCAGGTAGAGCGGCTTACCCGCTTTCTTCTCTTCGAGCATCATCCGGATAGCCGGGCAGGCACGTTTATCAAGCGCAGCCTTGCAGTCCTCGAAGCCCTTCAGGCGCCCCTCTTTGAACGCCCAGACAGTGTGTTGGCAGACGGCATAGCTCGCTTGTCGGCCAGTCGGCTCGCAAGAGTGGCTGTAGCAGTTGTCGCCTGTCATCGACAGAGGGATTTGGCGTGGCGGCATGGCATCACCTATTGATTGCGGACGTGAGGGCGGCAAGGGCTCCCCATTCCTCGTTGCTGCCTTTCATCAGGGCCATTTCCTCGTCACGCATGATCTGCGTGATCTGCGGCACTAGCTGAGGGAAGAGGTTGCCCCTGGTGTTCTTGGTCAGGTATTGCGCACCCAGCCACCGCCAGTCGCGTGTTACCCGGCTGCTGCAATCCAGTTCGGTGGTGTCCCATACCTTCGCGATGGTGGCGTTGAGCAGCACCTCAAGGATGTGGCCGTTGGAGACGTAGCGCTGCGCCTCTACTACCGTGCGATAGTCGGCCTTCTTGGGTGAGTCGCCAGCCAGGATTTCATAGCGGACAGGCCCGAGCCGGACCATTGCACGTAGCGACTCGTCAGCGACAGTGGCGGTCGCAGTCTTGTCGATCAGCAGGTTGACCTGGAAATAGCGATCAATGGCGAAGTCGTCGCTGATGGCGACCAACTCGTCCATCAAGTTATTCGCCTTCTTAACGGTGGTGGGCTCCATGACCTCAACCAGCTTGGTGAACCACTCGGGGTCAGCGTCTTGCTTATCGGAGTCGGGGCCGACCACGCTCAACGTCTCGATCTCCCAAAGGTGGTTGAGAGGGAGGACGGCCGACTTGTTACTGCCAAGCTCGTTGTGGATGCACAGGGCGCCTCGCTGGGTGGCCCCTACACCTTCCTTGATCTCAGCCAGCATCCGTCCCGAGACGTAGGGAATGACAACGCTGTCTTCGTTGGTGATGGTGGCGTCTACTTGTGAGGCTTGCATGTTGTCTCCGTTAGGAAAGTAACTCGTTACTTACTATTCTATGTATAAGAATGCTGGTTGTCACAGCATTTTTAAGCGCAGCCGGTTTCGAAGGGCCTTCGAGTAAGGCTTTGCGCTGGCGATAGCGGCACCGATCTCCGCAGGGGTGGCCTCGTTGGGGTCGAGGCCCGGTGGGAGCTGCGCAAAGCGACACTTGATGCCGTGTGACTCAAGCAGGTCACAAGCAGCTAGGGCGTCGCGTATGGCAGCGGGTTCGGCATCCCACATGAACGTCACCGACTTGAGGCCGGCGTCACGCAGCATGAGGAAAGCCGAAAGCTGGTCTTCCTCGTTATCGCTTGTCTGAGAGAGGTGCTTGCCGAACGTCCCAATGGCTTCGACGTCGGTCATGCCCTGATCCCACAGAAACTGCTGGATCGACCACACGTCGAAAGCGCCTTCGCTGACGATGACGTGTGCTTTGCCAAGAGCGTTATGCCCGTTGTAGAGATAGGCACCCGAAGCTGGCATTCCCATCGCGAAGCGATACTTGTCGTCTGCGGTGCCGGTAATGTCCCGTCCCTGGAATGTGCGGTAGTCGCCGGTAATGTCGAACACCGGGATGATTACGCGCATGGAGAAGTCCTGGTAGCCCTCGCGCCCGTCTTGCTTGAAGCGGAACCTGCCTTCAGAACAGAACCTCAGCTTGAAGTATTCGCAGGCCCTGGCCGTCACGTTTCGCTCCCACAGGTAGGTCGCGATACGACCCTCCCTATCGGGCATCGGGGTCGATGGCTCTGGCAGGTCGGTGATGGCCTCGTAGCTCACCTCACGGCGGTCACGCTCAATGACAAAGCCCAGGTCTTCCATGTATTGCTCAAGGTGCTCTGCGACTTGCTTGCCGCTGGTAGCACCGATGTTGGCTTTTACGAACGACCACTTGTTGAAGTTCTCGCCAGGGGGATGGTCGCCATCAAAACAGTTCCCTAGCCCGGTGCGCTCGTTGAGGTAGACCTTCCACTTGTCACTGCCACAGACGGGGCACTCTTTCACAATGAGCTGTAGCCCTTTCCGAGAGCGAGAGGTTTTGTAAGTGATGCCCTGGGTGTCGAGATAGTCCCTCATGTCCAGGTCTTCGAGCAGCTTTTTGAGATTTGCCATGTGTGCAGTCACTCGTTACTTACTTTTTCAGACGCAAGTATGCTGCGCTGAGTGATGGTGAGACAGTGCGTTAGCTGTCCTGCCGACGGAGCCAGGCTTGAAACACGCCCTCGATGTGAGGCCGCAGGACGATGTTGAGTGACGCCGAGACCTCTGCTCGGAAATCAGCAGCACCTATCTTCCGCTGTTCCAGGTTATGGCCTTGCAGGTCATCAGGCGTGAGCGGGGGTGGGCCAACTTGTTCGTAGTCACTGTCAGAGAGGCCGAAGTGCTCGCCATCATCCCAGCAGTGGCCGTCCCAGAACCCAATCGTCCACTCGTCATCCATCTTGAGCCAGTAACGGCCCACCTCGCGCTTGCTCATAGCACGTCCTCCGGGTCGATCACGCTGTCGAACTGACTTGAGAGCCTGTTGGGGAATTCGCGATCAGTCATGAAGGCAAACCGGGCGGGGATGGGCACGCGGCCGGCTTTCATCTGGAAGATCAGTGAGCCCGCGCAGACGGAATCGCTTGCGCCTGGCTCGTAGCCATCTTCGTCGTCGTGATCGCGGTCGCCACTGAGCGTCTTGTGGCAGTAGAAGAGCAGGCCGTCTCCACTGGTGATCTCTTCGGCAATGCTTTCGATACGTCCAGGCGCTAGGTCAATGGCCTGGTCGTCAGCGCGAAACGGGCAGTTGGCACAGGGTCGTTTGAGCCTGAATAGGGTATTGGTGGCCATGATCGCTTCCTTTGCTGCGTCGTGTGCGTGACAAGCACTATCGCAGTGATGTTCGAGGCAGTCAGTGTTCGAAGTAGATGAAGCCGGACATGAGCTGCTTACTGTCTGCATGGGGGTAGGCTTGCAGGCTGACGACCCTGACGCCTTCAAAGCCTGTCTTGTCTTCCACGTAGTCCACGAAGGGCACCACGCGGCGATCGAACAGCCCCTTTGGCATCGAGCAGCCGGTTGGCTCCAGTCGCTCGCAGCGGATCACACCGGGCTGTTTTCCATCTGATACTGCGACGGGTGTAGCCGCCTCTGGGAAATCTGGTGCAGCCAGATCCCCAAGTTCGTCAATCAGCTCTGCGGCAATGATAGCCGTGGCGGCTCCTGTCACCGCCCCAGTGGTGGCCGAAGTGGTAGTGGATGAGTGGTGTGTTGGCCGGCGGGGTGCTGACGAACGTGACGTCCTGGTGCTCGTAGTTGGTCTGGCTGTCCGCGTGGGCGTCGAACGAAGAGAAGGGCGGCTGACGCTCATGCTGCGGGCAGAACTCATAGAGGTGAACTTGGCTTCTGCATGTTCTACCGGAGCCATGGTGGCTGAGAGCATCAAGACTGTGCCCGCGGCTGCGGATAACAAAGGGTGGGCTTTCATAAGTCACTCATTACTTACTGTTTAGGTGGAAGAAAAAGGGGCCGAAGCCCCTCATTGGCAGCTACTCGTTGATCCCTTGATAGCCTTTTGCCAGACCCTCAAGAAAGTCCTTCAGAACAGGCTCGCCAGCCTGGTTGACGTAGCCGTGATCCTTCGCCATTTGACGGAGCGTATCGCGTATCTCAGGTGAAGTGGCGAAAGACACCTGCACTTTACCGGCTCTGGCTCTGCGTGCGCGCTCGGCAGCTAGGCGCCGCAATCTCTGCTTCTCAGCATCGTCTGTCATATCGTCCTCTGCCCATCTTTAGGACGTTACCAGTCAGGTCACGTCGATTATCTTTTTCAGGAACTGCATTCGCTCGAGGTCTTGCTTGACCCGGATGCAAATGTCACTTTTCTGATTTCGAGACGCCGCGAAATATAGGCGTGCTTCCTGGTTCGCTTTCTCTTCCTCACTCTTGTTGATCGAAATCACAAGGTCAGCAATGCGAATCTTGTTAAAGTCTTCCGCAACCTCTGTCATCGTCGCTACGGCAGCCTTTGCACCGTCGCGATTGGTCTGAGTGGCGGTCAATAGTGCTACGTCATAGGCCATTGCAGCCGCCCGCAGGTCAACGTAGATGCTTTTCGAGTTCTCGATGGGGTCTGTAGTTCGATGATTCGGCGCCATGATGTCACCATAGTCGACGACCACCATATCGAACACAGTGCCCCTTGCCTTGTAGTGCTCAATGAGCCGGACAAGCTGATTCGGGGTGAACGACCCCGTAGGATACTGATGCAGAATCAGTTTGCCACTACTTGCCGCCAGCTTCTCGATCTCTTCTCTAACCAAACTTGAGCGATCGGTCAACTCGGCCATCGGAGTGCCCGACATAGAGGCATCCATCCGGTCAGACATAACCTGATCGCTTACCTCAAGTGTGATGTAGAGCGTGTCGTAGCCGGCGACAGCAGCATTGATGGCGAACTGTCCCAGGGCGGTGGACTTGCCCGATTTGGGCGGCCCCATGAACACCACCATTTCCTTGCGACCCCAGCCCTTGTGGTAGAGAAGAGAGTCGAAAGCGGGGTAGCCGGTCGAGATAGAGCGTTCGCCGGGCTTGATCTTGCCGCTGGCGATCTCTTCTCGAACCTCAGTCCGTTCAGCAATGTTGCCGAAGAAGTCGTAGCCGTTCGAAGCGTCATTCGCCCCGATCATTACGACGTCCTTCATGTGCTTCTCGATTTCGCCATAGTCGAGAGCAACGCCGGTTGTCTCAGCCTTCTCCATGTCGTCGATCACCTTCTCCATCATTTTCTGGAGGGCGCGATGACGTGCGAAGGTGGATACCTCTTCGGTGACAAACTTGCCGTCTGACAGCGGTTCTTCAAACGCCTCTTTCAGCAGCGCTTGAATGTCCGGCACCATCGCTTTCTTGATACGGCCGGTCTTGATGGCGTCCTTGACGTATTTCACCAGGGTCCGAGAGGACGGCACGCTTTCATACTTGCGGTAGTGCTTCTTGGCGATGGACACCAGATAGCGAGCGCTCTGCTCGCTGAAGAAGTCCGGTGCGACAAGCTCTTCGCATTGCTGCATGAAGGTCGCATCGCGCAAGACGTGCGCCACAATCTTCGTCTCGAACTCGGGCTCGAAAGGAGAGGGGCCACTGGAAGGAGCCGCTACAGCGGCGGCTCCCAGGCTTGCGATGACAGCACTTGCACTCATTGCCGGTTACTCTTCGGAGAAGATGATGCGGGCGATGGCGGACTTGAAGACGGTCTCTCGGAACCCGTCATACTCGACGCCAATGGTGTAGCGGTCGAAGCCAATCGGGGTCACGTCGATGAGGCGGTCGCCATCAATCAGAACGATGGTGATCGGACGGCCGGCACGGATGCTCGGGATCAGGGCTGCCTCATGCTGCTCGAGCTTGCGACGGTTGGAGCCGTCTTCCTTCTTTGGCTTCTGTCCCGGCTTCTGTTTGCTGGCCTCAATGCGACGACGGCTAGAGACGGACAGAACGGGACGAGTAGTAGCGTGTGGCATTTCGTTTTCCTTCATGGATGATGCGCGTATCAATAATAAGTAAGCGCTTAGTGGGTGTTTAGCTCAAATGAGAGGCGAGTCGGGATACAGATCGACCGCGACACGCTTGCAGGCGCGCAGGGTGTCCGGGCCGAAGTGCTCAATCACGTCGTCTTCATTGAGGTGCTGCTTGTCGTAGACCAAGTTGGCAAGCGCGTATTCCGGGGAGAATCGACGCCTGGCCTGGGCTACGAGAAATTCGCGATAGGCTTGCTGATGCGGCTCGTCACCGGCATCTCGCATGTAGCAGGGGTCGGTGGCAGTGCGGAGCTTGACCCGCTTGGAGGTCTCCCACTTCTCGGTCATGACCTGGAGGTGGTCGTCGCTGTAGAGCTGATTCATCCGGGGCAGGTTCGTCCAGCAGCGCTGTTCGGCCCAATCGAGCAGTTCCCGGCAGTAGAAGTCGTATGGGCAGCCCACCGTATCGGCAGCCTGACGGGCCTTCCAGATCGCTACCATCTGATGCTTGCCAGCGTTGTGCAGCTTTGAGCACTTGATGCCCTTGTGGAACCAGAAGTTGGTGACGTCCTCGCGCTTTCGCATTACCCAGGCGTGTTCCGAGCGGTAGGCTTCGAGGAACAGGGCAGTGGCCTGCCAGGGGTGCAGTGTGCGGTAGTCGAACCACTTGGCGCCCATGAGATCAGCTTCCTTCACCAGCAGATCGCGGGGGATGGCGTCGATGGCAGCGCTGTCGAGCTGTTCGGTGGGAATCTCCAGATAGAGTTCGATCCCGCGACGACTGCGGTAGCGCTCGATCAGGTTCTCGGGCAGATCGAGCATGGGCACATGCTTGATGGGCCGAGAGTCCAGGTCGTGGACTGGGGGCTTAGGTGCTTTCTTGGGAGAGGCCATGTCGTTATCCGTAAGTAAGCTGTGACTTACATTCGAGAATCTTAGACTAACGGAAAACGGATTGGTAGAGGAAGCGGAAAATTCTGGCATCGTGAGGGTGCCTGGGGGCGACGAGCCGGAGGCGAGGGCGGCCCTTCTCATCCGAGGTATCTGCCTGAAGCATAAGGCAAAGTTCTTGTAGTAAATGCCTCACTTCCTCTATCTATATCTCATCCGAAGAACTAGTAATACAGAACAATAGGGGTAGACAGACTGACAGGTGAGCCTCGGATGCAGCGGAGCGCGGCGCCTTGAGTAGCCGATTTCCTACAGCCGTTGTAGGAGATCGCTTACAGACCGGATCGGTCATCGCGCATATCCTTGCCGGCCTCCAAACGTAGGCACGGATGCCTATGACACTGTATCGCGACGACCCTCGGCTTCGGCTGGGGGTTTGTTGTTTTGAGGCCAAGGTAGGGTTTGCGGATCAGAGCATAGCCGTGATCGAATATCGTCTGCGGTAGATATACAAAACCTGATAAATGAGAGACCCGCGCATGAGGTGGCTGAATAAAGATTGGAAGAAGTTTTGGACAAGCGCTTTTCATGGCGTTATCAGATGCTCTATTGCACCAATAAAGTCGTTGATTGAAAGCTCGGCAACTGAGTTTCATAGACCCGTCAGATTTGCCGAGTCAGTCGCTATGGTTATCTTGACGGGCCTGTTAAGTCTCTTGCTTTTGTTACGGAACGATTTTGATGGAGGGGCTGCCGTATCCCTTTTCACCATCGGGGTGGTGGGGGCATCTGCCTATTTTTTATACCCTCGCGTAAAGGTGATTTCTGTCGGTAACTATGTGGTTGAGTTGAATGACGCGGTGTCAAGAAGCGAAGATGTGATAGAAAAGATGGAGAATAGCCTAAAGAATCTTTATAGGCTTCAATTGGGAAGCGAGGTTAAAGCTACGTGTGCCGAGCTAGAGATGGAGTCAAGAGGTGATTACAGATATTATTCACGCGTAACGGAGTTATCAGGTCTCTTTCGAACCCTGGAGAAAGAAGGGCTTCTGGGCGAAATGTCAGAAATGATTGAATTTTCTGTTAACGAGGTGGCCCGCAAAATAAAAGACTGTGTGCTAGGATTGAATTTAACTACCGCACTTTACTATGAAGTCGATAGTATTGAGCGGGCTATGGTGGATGAATTAGATAGGCTTGTAGAGATCGGTAGCATGGATAGCACTGTGAAGTCGCAATGGATAAGTTTGAGACTCTCTGATATACGCACGTTAAAAGGGTGGCTGGACAAACTTCCGCAACAGCCTAGTGAAGAAAACCCCAGCGCATAGGCTGGGGTTTGGGGTATCGCTCAGAATTCGCTTGTCAGCTCCGTTCCATCGCTCCGAGTGTCATCGTATAGCTGTCGAGGACGAACGCGCTCAGGGAAGCTCTCCGGACGATTTAGCGCTATCTATGGACGCGCTTTCACATCATGCACACGCTGGATAGTCGGGATCGCGCTCGTAGTTCTCGACAATGCGCTTCGCGAGCGGTGAACGACGGACGTCACCAGTCTCGAATGCGACAGCCCCAAAGCCAGGGGTGCGGCTGAACCGTTGATGCGCGTCATCCAGGCCATTGCGTGCGGCACGAATGTCTTGTTGTGAGCTGTCGCCGTTGATGACGACCCTCACGTTTTCGCCAAGCCGAGTCAGGAACAGCTTCATCTGCTTGGGCGTGGTGTTCTGTGCCTCATCGAGAATCACGAAGGCGTTCTTGAAGGTCCGACCGCGCATGTAGGCAAACGGAGCAATCTCGATCTTGCCTTCCTCGATGAGCTTCTTGGTGAAGGCAGCGCCAAGTCGCTCTTCCAGCACTTCCCGCACCGGGTAGAAGTAGGGCGCAAACTTGTCGGCGATCTCGCCGGGCAGGAAGCCCATCTGGTCACCATCCGCCTCGATGACAGGGCGGGTGACGACGATCTTGCCAACTTCACCGTTCAGGAATGCCTCGACGGCCATCGCCGTGGAAATGAAGGTCTTGCCGGTGCCGGCAGGGCCAGTCCCGAAGGTCACATCGTTCTGCTCGATAGAGATCAGGTAGTGACCCTGAGCCTCAGACTGAGCTTCGATGGGCTCTCGGATGGCCTTGGTCTTGGCATCGGCCACAAACCGCAGCAGTTCGTTCATGGATGCGTCGCCAGCCTGCACGCGAGGATGCATCGACTGTTGCTCCTGGTAGCGATTGCGCTTCTCGGCGCGGCGCTCTTTTCGCTTCTGCTGCTTCCGTGTATTACGAGGCATGGGCAGGTTCCTGTCTTACGAAGAAGTCAGGCGGCACTCGGCCGCCTGGAGATTACTTTTCGCCAGCGGCCTCTTTCATGGCGCTGACCAATTTGTCGTCGAACTTGCTGGTGGTCTTGGAGGCCAGAAACTCCGCCAGAAGGATCACCACCTTGGTGATGAACTTCTGAGTGAGAAAGGTCTTCAGTGTGCCAACCAGTAAAGCCAGGGCGATCTGTGCCATTCGCTTACCCTCATAAGTAAGTGCTGACTTACTATATCAGGCGAAGAGATAAAGAACCATATAAGGATTAGGCGTTTCTCATGGCGATAGAGTGCGCTTCAGCAAGAACGTCTGCCACCGGCCCGATGTAGTCGTTGAGCAACTTGGAGTTGGCCTCGATGGTCTTCACAAATTCCGGCGGCAGGAGCGAAACCACACACTCAGCGGCAGCCAAATATTGCTTCATGGGCAACTGAATGGACGCCCTATCGACATTCTTGATGGGCCTCCAGGGCACCACATCACCAGGGAAGCGAATCACTCTCGCGTTTTCCAGCTCGAGCCGATGCCTTGCCAACTTGAAGGGGTTCAGATCGAGGTGAATGGTGTGCTCTGGTGCGACATTCAAGTTGCCCGGCATGTTCAGGAAGTCGGACTCGCCAAACACCTGGTTCAAAAATTCCTGTTCAGTCCTCGCCCGGCTCATGCAATACCTCAAGGCGATGCTGCGATCCTGCTGTCGGCGACACTGTTCGAGGTTGAACAGCAGGAAATCGGTGTCGAAATACCGCTCATTGACCTGCTGCCGAGAGCTGAACAGCTCCGGGTCGGCTTGGCGGTAGCAATCAGGCCCCACCTCGTCGTGAGGGAACATGTAGACGCTTGCCGCGCCAATCGGCAGACCGTCCATTGGAACTCCTGCCATATCCGACAAGCTGTCTTGCGTGAGGGTGGTCGCCCCAATGTGGACCGCTCGGGTGATGTCGGGGCGGCGTAGCATCAGGTCATCGAGACCCGAGATCATGAGATGTGAGCCGATGACGCAGACAGCCTCAACACCCATAGCCTCGAGGGCTTCGACGTCGGTTCCTTTGTTGAAGTAGGCCACCACCGGGACGCCAGGGTTTTGGCGCATGAAGCTGGATACCGCGACGATCAGTTGCGGAAGGTTGTCGTTGGTGGGGCAGCAGTAGGCGCTAAGCATGGGCGAAGGTTCTCATTGCATTGACGATTTCGAGAGGGCGGCTGGAGTCGTGCCAGGGCCAGTAGAATCCTGCGTGACGGCTACCAAGCAGTTTCTCCAGCGCGGCCTTTGGATTGTCTTGAGGCAGCACAGCTTCATAGAGCTGACGGTAGATCGGGCGCTTGCTGGTGACGCCCCCTTCGACCAGATCGACGGGCTTGTCCATAAGAATGCCGAGCAGGCCCATCTCACTGTTGGAGGTGGTGTATACGCGCTCAGCGGCGGCCAGGAGGTCAAATCCGCTTTCCCCCTTACTCACCAGCCGAGATCCAAACTCCTGCTTCAAGCGTCTCTCCCAGCCTGCGCTGGTGATGGGGTGCATCTTGACCAAGGCGCCTGCATCGACCGCGGCTTGCACCTGAGCCCAGTTCACTTTGTCGCTGAGTAGGTTGGTGCCAGGAAGAAAGACCGCTGCCGGCACTGGCTTACGACTCAAGCGCTTTCTGAGCTGGTATTTGTCGATCCGCCCCCATCCGAGGATTCGTTCTGCCGGCACTGATGGGTCTTCGTCGTTCAGGGCGTGCAGAGCCATGTCGTAGCGCATGGCATCGTTACAAGGGCTGATCAGTAAGCCGTGACTGAAGATTTCAGTGAAAGTGATGCTTTTGAAGTCCCGGCCGCCGTCGTAGTAAATGTCGAACAGCACCTCGCCATCGAAGGCGTCGTAGACATGGGGCGCCATGCCCTCCAGGCTGCTCAACGCCGGGGACCGTGAGATGTTCCCGATCTTGGACAGGATGGTGTAGGCGTCGTCAATGCGGTCTTGATCGAAGTCACTCACACCCAAGCTCCTTGAGCCGTTCGTTGATGCGTTGCTCGACTAGCTCTTCGATGCGCTCGTCCAGCGCCTCAATTGCCTCGTTCATCTTCTGATCGAAGCTGGTCAGGTGCTCGAGCAGCACTTCGCTCAATTGCCCAAGGCGCTCAGCAGTCTTCTGGTCGTTCATGTTGTGCTCCTACAGGGCGGCCAGGCCGCCCTTACTCAGTCTCGGCAGAGACAGTTGCAGTTGTAGTGAGTCCACCCGCTGGTGGAGGTGCTTTTGCTTTTCGTTGTAGACCTCGACGTGGACTTCGACTTGGAGGTCGACCACCTTGTCGTCGTCGATTTGGAAGTGGTCTTGGACGTTGATCGCGAGGTTGATCTCGAGTAGCTAGTCGACCAGGTGGTGGTCGTATTCCGGTAGTTCTCGAGACCGTGTAGCTGATCCATCCTGATCTCGCCGGACGCCGGCAGTGTAGGCGTTCCCTTTCCACGCATTGCGCCAAGGGAGATCACCCCTGTCATGCCGAGAGCGTCACCCGCAGCCTTCAGACTTATCTCACCTGTGGCCGGCAGTGGGCCGCCGATGCGTGTGGACGTAGACCTGTTCGTGTTCTGCGACCAGTTTGTCGTCCAATTGGTCGTCCAGCTTGTTGTCCAGCTCGTGGTTGTCGAGCGACTGGTGGTGGCAGAGTAACTAGTCGTCCAGCTCGTGGTTGCCGACCATGAGGTGGTGTATGTCCAGGTGGTGAGCCTCGTTGCCATCAGGCCACCTCCTGACCGCTCTCGAGCGTCTGGACCCGCCGCTGAAGCTGCTCTCTCAATGCCGCCTCTTCCTTCAGTGCCTCAATGAGCAGTGGCACGATCCGGTCGTAGCGGACAGTCAGATAGTCCTCGTTGAACGGGGCAGAGGACACGGCATCAGGGATTACCGACTCTATCTCTTGAGCAATAACGCCATGCTCATGTGGGTTGGCCGGGCAGAAACCGAGGTCTTCGCAGTCCTCGATCCAGTCATAGGTCACGCCCCGGATTTGGCTCAGCTTGTCGAGGGCGCCGCTGATGGTCTGCACGTTGGTCTTGAGCCTGGCGTCCGAGGCGTATGCCTTAACGTCACCCATGCACTGAAGCTCATCCCATACCTTAACGATGCGGTTGCCACCGGCTGAGCGGTTGCCGAGGATCATGAGCCCCTTGTGACCAGTGCTGTCGTTGACAATAGCTGCGCCTCCGCCGAGAGCGTTGAACTCGCCTGTATCCCACTCTTTGTAGGTGCTGAAATTCATCGCACCCGAGCGAAGGTGATCATTCGCTGTCAGGATGCCGCTGATCACTGCATCGCTTTGAATCGTGACGTTGGTGAAGTCTCCTGCGTAGTTAAGAAACATGGCAGATGTGCTCGCCACGATGCAGCGTTTGCCACGACCCCTGAAGTCTTGGCCGTTGATCGTGTATTCGCCTGTGTTTCCGGCGTGCCAGACTTTGTTCCCGCTGACCATCAAGTCTCTGTTGAAGTAGAAATCCGGCCTGTCTGTGTAGATGTGAGCGTGATCGGCATTGGCCGGGCCAAGGTCGATATAGCCGTCGCTGGTGGTATGTCGAACACCACCCCAACCGTTGGTTTGAAGGTATGGGGCATTCTTGGAGTGCCAAACCTCGCCTCCATCAACCCATGCTCTGTGCTTAACAACCAGCGTGCCGAACACTCTGGTTGAGGCTAGATCAGCCATTGTCCTTCCTCTTAGAAGATCAGTAAGCGATGACTTACATAATACCCCAGAGTGATGCCAGGCGGTATCACCCTGGGGGGCGCTTAGATGGTGGTTTCTTTCAGTTGACCGTGGACGAGCAGTCCGTCGGCAGATAGCTGCACCTTGGTCTTTCCGGCAGGGCTCAGTTTGGCGAGAGCGCCTACCTCGTCGACCTCGAGGCGTTTGCTGTAGATGCGAACGTCAGCGAGCCGCCCCTTGAAGCTACCGCCACGGTAGTTCGCCTTGCCGATGAAGAGGTCTTCGCTGTTTTGCCCAACGGGGCCAGTCCAGCTCGCATCTTCGAAAGCCTGCACGCCATCAATGTAGAGGCGTGCGCCCTTGGCACTGCTGTAGGTCAGGCAGACGTGGTGCATTTGACCGTCCTGACTCAGCGGGGTGGGGAGGTTTTGCCTCACGTTACCGCCGATTCCGAAGTAGAAGGTGTCACCCCAGCCGTGGCCGATGACAAATCCATTACCGGGAAGCCAGGTGTCGGACTCGTTACAGGCCACGACAGGATGGTCCTGGTCGCCAGCGTCCTCGAAGCGACACCAGTAGCTGATGCTCAGCTCGTCGGTGATCTCCGAAAGCTCGGCCGGCTTGCCGCAGGCGATGTGTTGATCCACTCCAGAGAACTCATAGCCCCAGTCTGACGGAAGGGCACCTACGGCAGTGCCGTGATCAGACGAGGCGTAGTTCATTGTGTCGCCGCAAAGGGGATACCAGGCCACAAGACCTCGGCCTACACCGACCTCGCTGACAGTCGCTTGGCGAACCAACGAGACCTGACCTTTGAAGTCACTCTCTATCAGTCGCTCGTCAAACCCATCCAAGAGCTGCTGAACGGTCGGCTCGGTTCCATCGCACACATCGACGCGAGGGTAGGCGAACTGTTGCCGGGTGCTCAGGTCAGTCGAGTAGTAGAGGTATGCCCGGTGTGTGGCGGTTTCGGTCTCCGGCCGCCAAATGAAGTCCGTGGCGTCATCCACGCGACCACTCGGCAGGTAGCGTGCGGTGTCTGGATGAACGCCGCCGGAGTAGCCGGCAGGGTGGACATGGCCCACGATCAGGAACCAGTCGGTATGGTCAATGCCGCCTGACCAAAAGTAGGGGTTGGTATTGGTGCCTCCGCCCATCAATTCGACACCATCTGCTGCACCGTAGCCTCGTGTGCCCAGGTAGGCCGATCCATTGCCGGGCGATGTTCTGCGAACCCAGACCGAGAAGCGATACCGCTTGGTGTTGTCGATGGGAAACGGCGTGTAGTTCCAGCCGCCGTCCGATGCGGACTCGGCGTCAGTGTTGTCGCACTGCCAGACCACTATCTCCTTGCCGTGCGGGCCAATGGCATTCACCCGTGAGTTCTTGTTGGAGGCGCCGTTGCGCGAGAAATCCCCAACACTCGCGGTTTGACCCGCCTTCCAGACGCTGTAGTCGATGATCGGCTTGGTAGATTGACCAAGCTCAGTCACCTCCCGAGTCGTGAAGTTGCCGATGGCATCGAGAGAGGCGCGGTTCCGGTAGAGGACTTGTGCCATCTCGTCGGACACAGCGACGCTCAAGATGCGAGCGCGAACCAGCAGCCCCTGCATCTTGGCCGAAACAACTCCGTCGTCGGACTTGCCACCCAGCACCAGAGGCTCGCTGTTGCCGAGGAACGTAGCGGGGTTGCCGGCCGAGGCCACTAGTGCGCCGTTCACGAACAGCTTCTGCTCGGTGGGAGTTTTGACCGCGAGGACGTGATAGCGGGTGCCGGCCTGGATCGGGTGCGTGATGAGAACCTGATCATCAACCACTTCCTTGCCGAACGTGGCGCGGACCTTTCCCTGATAGACGTCCAGCAGGAACTGACGACCCACACCGTAGGTATTCCACTTCGCGACCAGGGCCTGTTGATCCTGAGTGTCGTCCAGCTCGAACTCGCATTCGATGGTGCAGCGGCTCCTGCCTTCCATCGTGATGACAGACCCGGCATTGATGCACTGAGCCCCATCGAAGCGATACCCCGCTGACGTCCACGTAGGGGCTTCAGAAGGCTCGATTGCGGCATGGTTATCCTGGCCGCTGGCGTCGGGCAGAAAACCGGCCACAAGCGCTTCCTGATAGGCAGGACAGCGATAGTCGGCAATGACCCCAAGGCTCAGGTCGTAGATTTCACGAAGCGACAGGGCATGATCGTAGACCCGGAAGTCCTCGAGGACACCCCGCCAGCTTCCGCTAACCCAGCCGTATCCGCCGATGTGCAGGTTGTCTCGGATGGGAGCCTGAGTAACGTCCCAGCTAACGGCCGCCCCAGTTCGCTGCCAGTTTCCAGTTGCCTCTGCAAAGCTATGGAAGGCCAGCTCGCTCCCGTTGCAGGTGACGGCGAAGAAAATCCAGTCGTCCAGCTCGTCCACGGTGAAGTTGTGCGCCGGGGGCGTCTCACAGCCCGTCTGGTTCTGGTAGATCGAGAAGAACAGGGCGCGGCTGGTGTTGCCGGTGCTGTGGCGTCCGAAGGTGATGCTGGTCTCACCCTCGATGTAGTAGTCGCCCATCTCGAAGACGTTGTGGCGGTTGAGCCCGCTGCCGTTATCGGTTTCCCAGCTTGTCCGGTTGGGAATGACCCAGCCACAGACCGTCCAGCGGTTGGTGTTCGGGTTCAGGCCAAAGGAAGAGGGCGCCACCTGGGCGCCGCCTCCTGTTCCGGCAATGCTGAACGCCTGCCCGAACTTCCCTCGAACCCAACTTCCGCTCAAGCCGAACGACAGGTCGTTACCCTTGAGTGCATCCTTGGCGTCGCCGTCAAAGCGGTAGTGTGCAACCAGGGCCATATCACGCTCCCATGAAGTTGAAGTTGAGGGACTGGGTGGTGGAGTCGAAAGCCATTTGGAAGCCGGACGCGCCACCCACTTCAAACACACCATCTGCCTTGACGTCGCCATCAGTGCTGACGGTGCCGCTCACCGTGACGTCCTGCTCAGCAACCAGGTCTTTCCGGAACGTGGCCCGTTGGGAAGTGTGCTGCACGATCTCCTGGTTGTTGGCCCAAATCTCGATGGTGCCGTCGCCGTTCCCACGGATGCCGGAGTCGTCGTCGTTAAGTGCGATGGCCTTGCCGTTGTCGAAGTCCTTTCCTGGGGCAGAGCCGCCGACCCCGATGGACGCCTGAAAGACAGTTTCCTGGTCGACGCGAGCAAGCTGACTGGCCTGAAGGCCATCAACCGTGTCGGCATCGAGTCCAGAGTCAGCACCTTGATTGCCTGCGTGCCAAACCGGATACTCGCCAACCGTCGGTGCGACTTTGAACTCCCACACGTCAGAGCTGTATTTGTTGCGGGCCGTCCAGTGATCCGCCCCGTTCGCCCGGCGCCAAAGGGTCAGGCAATCGACACCCGCACCAGTGGTTTCCGGAGTTCCGTCGCCGTTGTATTCGAGGCCGCCGCCATAAAGCCCGTCCTGGCCGACATACACACGACCAGTTCCCTGGTTGTCACCATGAATTGCCAGAGTGGCGTTGCCGCTGTCACTTGCCCGAATGCTGAGGGTGGTGTCGGCTCCGGCGTTGATGGTGGAGTCAGCATCTGTCCGGACAAACGACGTTGCCTGTAGGCCATCCAGCTTGTCAGCATCCAGACCAGAGTCGGCACCCATGTTGTTGTCGTGCCAGACCTTATTCCAGCTCCGCCACACACCGTCGTTCTGGTAGCGGAAGAACATCTGGTTGCTCTGTCCGATGCCGATCTGTGACTGATGGTCCGTGCCCCAGCGGGTGTGAATCATCGTGTCGCCAGACTGCTGTCCAGGGAACGTATTTACAGCCGAACCGAATAGGCCGTAGAAGCCAGAGTCGGTGATGAGATCAGCGTCGAAAACATCATGGTTGGTAGACACCTTTCGACCGCTACCGCCCAGACCATACTTGCGAATCGCTGCCCACAGGCCGTCGACGTTCACCACGTTCGATGAGCTTTCGGACAAGACCTCTTCTTGCGTTGCCACATCATCGAGCAGGAAGAAGCGCTCATCGCTTTGGGTCTTGGTGTAATACCGGGTGTCGTGCGTGTGGCTGTCATTCTTGACAGTGGCGTTGAGCGTGACGTCACCTGAACCGTCCAGACTGACAGAGCCAGAAGCATCGCCGGAAAGCGTCAGCGTAATAGCGCTGGCGAACTTCGAGGCGGTGGCGGCGTTGCCCGAGATACCCACGTCATAGATGCCGGACAGTCGAGCCACCGGGACAGTGCCCGCATTCAGGTTTGAGGCGTTGCGGTAAAAGCTGCCGTTGTTGCCGTTGAGCGTATCCGCATCCAGACCAGAGCCATCCCCGGTGACGGTCTTCAGCTTCGCAAGCACGTCCTCGGCGGTGTAGGCCGACGCATCGAGCTTGGTCGCAATGGCAGAGTTGATCGCGGCAATGTCGCTGTCGTTGTCGAGCAGTGCCGCTTCCAGCTCCTTCAGGGTGTCGTAGGCTGATCCGGCGCCGTTGATCAGGTCGTCGATCGCCTGCTGGATGTTCGCGTCAACCTGGGCCTGGGTGTAATAGTCGCCACCGCTCTCGCTTTTCAGGACGTAGCGGTCGTCGTGGAGGTGATCGGCAGTAGCGAAGTAACTCGCTGCGTGGCCGCCCAGTGTGGCCGCATCCGCATTGTCGAGGTCGATGCGAATGTCCTTCGTGGCGTGCATGGCCGTGACCTTCAGACCACTGCCACCTTTGAGCGTCATCGGCTCCTGCGGGTTTTCGGGCTCAATGTAGCCCACGTCGCCAGTGATTCGACCGAAGGCTCGGAGATCCACTGACTGAGCGAGGCTGACCACCTGATCCCCGCGACGAGTATAGAGTCGCCCGTCGGCGATATTGATCGCCACCTCGCCAAGCACGAGATCATCCGGCGTAGGGATTGCGCCCGGCACCGACGAGTTCTTCAAGACGATTTTGTTCATGCGTAAACCCTATGCAGTAGGGGGCCGAAGCCCCCTTGAACCCGTATTGATCAGAACGTGCCGCCGTCGATGGTGAAGCCCTGGATAGCGGAGCTGGAGGTGCCGGCACCGACGAGGTTTTCACCCAGGGTCACGCGGCCGGTGAGGGTGGAAGCAGCGTCTACCGAGAGGGTCATACCCACAGACAGGCTCTTGCTGAAGGTGACGTCTTCACCCACGGACAGCGCGCCGGTCACGGAGCTGGAGCCACCAACAGACAGGTCGTTGTTGATGGTGGTGGTGGCGTCGTTGATCACCAGCTTCTTCGCGGTGGCGTTATCGGTGATACCGCGAGTGGCGAAGATGTCGGTAGCGGTGATCTTGGTGCCGGTGATGGCGGCCGGGGAGGCTGCGCCAATCACGGTGCCGTCGATGGTGCCGCCGTTGGCGTCCAGGTTGCCGACGATGACCCGGCCAGTGCCGTTCGGGGTCAGCGAAATGTCACCGTTGTCGTTGGTGGAGCTGACGGTGTTGCCGTCCAGACGCAGGTTCATCACGTCAACGGTGGACTCGAAGGTGGCCGCTCCAGCGACAGAACCGCCCGACAGGAACGAGAACTCTTCCCCGACAGTGATCGCACCAGACACGTTGACGTCATTGTTCACCTGAGTCAGCGAGTTGGTGACGTCGATCTGCTTGGTGGTAGCCCCATCACGGATACCGCGAGTGCTGAACACGCCGCCGGTCTGGGTGAAGGTGCCGTTGAAGCTCGAAGCCCCGGTGTTGGTGATGCCGGCGGTGGTGGTCAGACGGCCGTTGTAGCGACCTGTGCCAGACACGACGGAGTTGCCGCCTACGGTGAGATCGGTGCCGACGTTGAGCGTGGTATCCAACGCGGCGTCAAACGCGCTCAGCGTGCCAGACAGCGCGATGTTTTCCATGCCCGCGATTGAGGCAGGAGCGTCACCCACCTTGCCGGTGAAGACGTCGTTGGCTTCGTCCCAAATCCAGAACACGTCCGCCTCAGCACCACGCTTGATGGCGAAGCCGGCGTTCTCGGAGGGTGTAGCGTCAGCGGCAATGTCCTGGTTCAGCTCAATGACGGCATCGCCGATTGCGACGGTGTTGGACTCGACGGTGGACTGAGCACCTTTGACCACCAGGTTGCCCTGAATCACGAGGTCGCCGGTAATGGTGTCGCCACCCTTACGGATGAAGGCACCTTCGCCACCGATCGCACGAACACTGCTGCCATCGCCCACATACAGGATGCGGGACAGATGGGACATGGCCAGTTCGCCGTCACCCAGGTTGGCCGGAGCGTTCGTGGTGTGCGAACGCTTGATCTGAATGATGTTGCTCATGGTTTAGAAACTCCCACAGTTGATCTTGATGTTGCGAAGCTCGTTGGTGGATTCCCACTTCTGCGAGTCTTCGCTGAAGGCCATCACAGCGCCTTCTTGCTTGGTCTCGAGGTCGGTATCGACTGCGCCCTCGATGATGTGTGGGCCAGGCACACCCTGAACGCCGACACTCGCTACGCGAATCTTGTTGTCGTCCTTCTCGAACACCTGGTTATCAGGTGTCACCACGACCTTGATGCTGGTTCTGCTCATACGTCTGTCACCCCTTGTCGGATCACAAAGTTCCCCTCCAGCAAGCGCACCACCTCTTTGCCCGTCGAGCCGTCGGGATGAGTGGTGGTGCGGTAGATCACGACGTCGTAGAAGTAGTCGCCTGGTGGCAGCTCGGCGGTATCCTCGGGGGCCATGGCGAGAAGAATCTCGCCAGTCTCAGGCGCCGGAATCTGGATACGACCGTTGTCGGTGGACAGGCTGGTGATCAGCTTGCTGTTGGTGGTTCGACTACGGCGCACGTCCATCTGGGCGTGAAAGCCGCCCAGGTGAATCGGAGTGCCGTCGTTATTGGTGTGAGTAATGTCCAGTCGGAAGCTGGCTCGCTTCTCACAGACGATGGTGTAGATTCCGGCCGCCATGGTGTCGCCCTCAGTCCGCTTTCAGAGGTGCGTAGCGCACGCCCTTGCCAGACTTGCGAGCCACCAGCACTTCACCGCGAGGGCTGTCGCACACGCTTACATGCACCCAGCGACCAAACTCTTCGATCATCTGGTCGTATCCGGTCATGTGCTCGGCGATGAAATCGACAAGTTGGCGAGCGGTCATGCCGGGGACATGAATGTCCACGGCTTGAGCGCGCATGTGCTGAGAGGTGCTGGAGCCGCCGATGGCAGTGTTCAGCTCGGGGCAGCGGTATCCGCTGGTGATGATCACCGGCAGCTCGCGGGCGCGAGACTCGGTGCGGTGGATGCGGTTGATCTTGTTGCGAAGCTCCTGAAGCCACCAGGACACCTTCACCATGTCATCCAGCTTGTCAGCCGGGAGCGAGTTGTCGATGCCCTTGCGAGCTGCGGTCTGGGACGCCTCGAACTCATGCTGGGGGAAGTTGGGTGCAAAGCTCATTGCAGCCTCCTTAGTGCAGTTTCTTGGAAAGGCGGTAAATCTTTGCGGCCCATTCGAGCGCGCGAATGCCGCCAAGACTGGTCAGACTTCCGATCAGGATGATTTGAATCTCCGGCAAGCCCTGAAGAATGCCGAAGAGGTAGATGACGACAGCGCCGATGCCGGCCAGCAGCATCTCGCCAATGAACTTCTTGAGGTTGAACGGCTCGTCGGAGACGAGATTGCGGGCCATGTGGCCCAGGAGGATCAGCCCAACCACTACCCAGAGGCTTTTGTCTGCCCAATTGACCGACGTTTGCTCGAGAGCGCCGGCGGCGGGTGAGTGATCGGGCTGCGGAACGGAGATGTGCTCGTTCACCTAATTGCCCCTGTAGAAAGTCAAGTCCAAGGGGCAATATACCATAGTAAGTCAGCGATTACTTACTATCAAATGCAGCAAAATCAGCAGCGATGATCCGGCGGGTGTCTAGTCCCTGGTATTCGGTGGCGAAGTGCTCGAGGTAGCCTGGGAAGGCAACGGCGACGCACCTCTGCGGCGTAAGGGTGAATTGCTTTCGGAACGTCGTCTGAAGTAGCCCTGTGCCGCCGATCACATGGCGATTCGTGGGGTTGAGAAAGCCCAGCACTCCGCCGTCCTCTTCGGGCACGTCATCGACAAACAACACCACGCTGACGTCCGAGTCGTGAGTATGGGTTTCGCGTGCCTGGCCGGTCTTGTAGACGCTCATCCAAGAGCCGGTTCGCTTCAGCCCATAGCCAAGGACCGGCGCCCCAGGGTGCTGAGTGGAGAGATACAGCTCCGCCACCTCATCAAGTGCCTTTCCGATGCGCTCTAGTGCAGGAATACTACCGATAAGGTCGTCGTAATCCGCGGTGGTAAGCGGCTCCGCACCAGGGCTCTTTGGGTCGTTGCGTCGCGAGACCTGCCTGGTGTGGCTCTCTGCGATGTGCTCTAACGCACTCCATTCGGCTTCTGTGAAGTCGCGAATCTGAACGGCCATCACTAGATCACTGAAACCTGGCAGCTCACTCATGGCCTTTCTCCCAGGGCTTGTAGCCGAGAATGTCGCTCACCGCAGCTTTGCAGTGCTTCTTGGGTGTATCGACGTCCACGAGGATCGGGATGCACATTCGCTCTTCACCGGAGAAGAACGTGCTGTCGTGAGGGACGTAGCCCTCGAACACTGTCATTGAGCCCTCCTGCGGCTCCAACTGATACCAGCCTCCGACGAAGAAGGCGTCGTTGTTGCAGGGCCAGAAGCGCTTGCCGACGTTGGCCGGGTCGTAGAAGCGACATGCTCCCTTGCGTAGCGAGCTAGTTTCCCCCGGCTCCACGTCTACGCGAGGGTAGTAGGTCACCACCAGATCAGCCTTGATGTGGGTGTGACTGTTGATGCCGACGTTTTCGCCATGACTTCGGCGCTGCCAAAAGGTGTCGCTCATCATGCGAACCTCGCCTTCGTGCTGATAGCCGTAAACCGAGGCCAGATACTCCCTCACGGCCAGGTCAGCCATCTGGGTCAGAGTCTTCACTTCAGGCTCCTGGCACTCGACCAGGAAGTTGTGACGAAGGTGCCCGAGGTGATTCGAGGTGTCACCGATATTGGTGGGGTTGTCTGCTTTCGTGATCCGGTTCCTGATGGCGTCTTCGCACGCGAGTTCGTGCAGTCGCTCGTTAAACCCCGGCGGCATCTCCCAGCGCTTGTGCATCACGAAGGAGGGGAAGATGGTCTGAATCTGGGTGTGGGACTTGATGTTCATGGGAGTCTCGAAGAGAAGAGGGCACCGCTAGGGTGCCCTGGGGTTACTCAGTGATCTTCACGGTGACGTGGCTGATGCCGGTGAAGTGGCCGATGTTCAGCTTCACCTTGGCTTCGTCGCCTGGCTCTAGGTCGGTGGCCCGGAACAGGATCTCGCCGCTACCTTTCTCGTCAGTGACGATCCGACGCTTTGGCACATAGCCCGCAGTGGCCTCCACCTTGTAGGTCACAGCGCGAGACAAAGGCTCACCTTCGGCGTGATCGTATTCGTCACCGCCATTCCAGGTGGTGCTGAAGGGAATCCTGACCAGCTCACCGGCTTTGGCCTCGACCACCGGCTGAACGAACTTGGGCGAATACATGTCCGCGATCAGCCGTTCGCCTGGCGGCTTGGCGTCGAACCACACGTCCGGCTCCATTCCCAGAGGTCGCCCGGTCTCGTTGTAGGGCACCACTACCAGCTCGGCATCCTCGAAGGTGTCTGACTTGTAGGGGAAAACGATGGTCGCAACGGTGCTGACGTTATCCAGCGCACGGACGCGATGGGACTTGATGGCCTTCTCATTGCGGGTGTTCGCAAAGCGGTTCTGGATACCGGCCAGCGTTCGGTCGTTGTAGATATTGACGTCGAGGATGGTGAAGTCGGTCACTTCATCCTCGCCAGCGGCGTAGCGCAGATCGAAGCCCAGCTTTCCAAGGATGAGAAAGCGCGCTTCCGGGTCGTGGCCGGGAACGCCTGTCACGATGTAGTGGTTGTAGTTGTTGTTCGGGTATCCGGCGTATTCGTGCTCAGCCTCGACAGTCTTGAACCACTCCAGATATTCCGGGTAGGTCATGAAGTGCTCGGGCTTGTAGTGCTTCGAGGTGAACGGCGCCAAGATGCCCACGTAGATGCGGGATTCCTCGATGTAGAGATGCACTTGTTGCGCCTGTATGGGGTAGGGGCCGTAAAAGCCAACTTTCATGTCAGAGCCTCCTGTTGCGGTTGGGCCAGTATATCAGATAAGTAACCAGTGACTTACCTATTGAGCCGTGAAGTCGGCAGCCAGGACTCGTCTCAGCCCTGGTCCTTCATAGGTTGAGCAGCCGTGCTCGAGATAGCTCGGGAACACTACGATTCGGCCCTTCACCGCCTCGACAGGGAGATGGACCCGCAGTCCTTTTTGCATCAACCCAGAGCCTACCGGCAGGTGCGGGTTTACCGGGTTAGTGAAGATTGTCAGGCCGCCGTGGTCTTCCTCTACCGTGTCGAAGTAGATCAGCGCAGACAGGTCGGCGTCATGGGTGTGCGTCGCCTGACTTTCACCCTTCCTGTAGACGCTGAACCAGGAGCCGACCCGAGCGAGATCGAGTTCGGTGTCGGGATGCAGCACGACGGGAAAGTTCGCCACCAGGTAATGACCGATGGCCTCTTCGAGAGCGCTTGAGATGCGTTGCAGCTCCGGCGTGTCGCCAATGACGTCGGCTCGAGTGTTGCCGGCGGTGAGCTGCTGCGCCACTCCCTCGCTTTGGGCCATCTTGTTGCATAGGCCAACCACCGTCTCCCATTCCGTCGCGGTGAAATCGTCTATGTCGTAGATGCCGATAAGCCCATTGAAGCCTGTAAATTCGCTCATACCGCCATCACCGGAATCAGGTTGTCGGAAGGGGCCTTGGGCCGAGTGTGATGGCCCTCGAAGGCAACGACGTCAGCGCCGGTCAGCATTCGCAAGGCACCCTCAAAGATACCCTTGGCGTAGTGATACTCGTTGTTGCAGGTATCGACCCAGTTCTTGTCCTCGAGGAACATGCAGCCGCCGGCACAAAGCTGAAGGTAGGGACAGCCCTCACAGTCGGGCCGCTCCATCCAGTGCCAGGAGGTGGTCAGCTTCACGTTATCCATGTCGAAGACGGAGCCAATGCCGTGCTCCGAGGTTGCTCCCGTGTTCTGGCAGGTCATGACGTTGCCCTTCAGATCGACCGCCAGCCGGTCTTCGCTGTCCATTCCGCACTTCTGACCCAGCGACGTGTGTGGGCGAGCTTCCATGATGGATTCGATGAAGTCGTAAACACGCGCTTCTAGCCCCTGGGAGCGCTTCTCAGCGTCTTTCAGATTCTCCTTGAGTGATGACACCAGTTTCTCGTAATCGCGCTCAGTGAAGCGCTCCGTGAACCCTACACCGGCTTCGTCGTAGTGATTGACGACCCCTTCGAAGTTAACGGGAGCGTCGGGGTGAACGCGCTCACGGAACCAGTCGACGATGGCATTGATGTCGGTGTTGGCTTTGGTGATTACGCTGTTTATCGAGAAGCGGTGGGGGCGCTCTTCGATGAAGCGCCGAACGATCCGGACGGTCTCGGGCTGTTCGAACGGGTCAGGGCCTCGCAAATGCTGGCCGGGGCCGTCATGGGACATGGCGATCGCCATATCGTATCGCTCGATGAAGGCGAACTTCTCGTCGTCCAGTAGAGAGCCGTTGGTGATCATCACGAACTGCGCCTGCGGGAAGCGCTCGTGCAACGCCGGAATCAGCACCTTGAGCTTCTTCCAGTAGACCAGCGGCTCGCCACCCCACAGCTCGATACGCTGGGGCGCTGTCTCCATCCAGCTATCGAGCCCAGCCATGAACTCATGCACGTCATCGAGATTGGTGTGAACCTCGCTGCCAACATGAACCGCCTGGTTGCAGTAGGCGCATGAGTAGTTGCACTTCAGGCCGAGCTGAATCTTGAGATTCTTGACCTTGCCGGTCTTACCAACGGGGTTGTCGGGACTAAAGGACCGGGCGACTGACCACTCCCGCTTCTCGTGATAGAACGGCAGGGCGTCTAGGCCCTCCATCGTCAGCAGGCGATTGGCACGGTGATCATATTGGAGCTGGAATTCCTCGCCATTCTGACGGCGCAGGGTAATCGTAAACATGGTCAGTCAGTCCTTACTGATTAAGTTGGTCAAACGTCGATGGCAATAGCGTCGATGCCGCGCTCGTTGGCGTCGATCCATTGGAGAATGCGGTGCTTCTCTTTGGACAGCCGGCAGTCAACGTCGTGGGTGTTGGAGAGGTGGCAGTTGCCCCGGCACCAGGTCTTGATCGGGCAGGCCATACACTCTTTGGTGTCCACGAAGCGACGGATGCGGCTCATCACCACAATATCCTTGGCGCCTTCTGCCAGGGTGCCGACCTTCATCGAGTCGTTGACGGTGTGGTGGCAGCCGTAGAGATTGCCGTCTAGGTCAATGTCGATCTGATGCTTGCCGAAGCACATCGGGACGGCTTCGCGGCCCGGTCGCATCTTGCTGCGCCAGTCTTGAAGGTGAGCCTCCCATAGACCATGTGCCAGGCGATGCCCCTCAATGCGCATCCGGGCCAGCTCCCATAGCTCTGCGACGTGTTCATCAAGGTCTTCGTGGCCGAGCCACCATTTCTCCGCCGCACCGTCCGTTGAGCGAATCCAGTGCATGTAGGGGAAGAATGGTCGCTGGTAGTGGGCCTCGAGTTCTTCGACGCGCTCAAGCCACTCCATTGGGCTCAGGCGATCCTTGCGAAACAGGAACGACAGGCTCGATTTATGGAGCTGAGCCACCATGTCCCAGTTGGGTTCACCGAAGCCTTCGTGCATGGACACGACCACGTAGGCGCCCCAGGCATTGAGCACTTTGACGTGATGCTCCTTGAGCAGACTCCCGTTGGTGACGAACTTCACCAGGTCAAACCTGATGCCTTCGTCGAGCAGTCGCTCGTGGATTTCCATGATGGCGTTCCAGTAGACCAGCGGCTCGCCGCCCCAGTAGGCGATCTCGCGAATGCCCTGGCGCTTGATCTCTGGAATGACCTTCTCGAAGAATGCATCCAGGCGGGGAGCCCGATTAGGCCCCCGCTCGTGTTCTGGCTCCTGAAGGCAATAGCCGCAGTTGAAGTTGCAGGCGTAGCCAAGGAAGACGTTAAGCATCGACCACCTCGATCTCGACAGCGCCCAGCGCGGAGAAATGGCCGAGATTCAATTTCACCTTGGCCTTCTCGCCGGGCAGCATGTCGAGCGCTCTGAACCGAATCACGCCGTTGCCCTGATCATCCGTGGTGACTCGCCGGATACCGACGTAGCCGGAGGTCGGCTCGACCTCGTAAGTGATGGCTCGGTCAATCGGCTCGCCTTCCTCGTGCGGATACTCGCTGCCGCCATTCCAAGTGGTGCTGAAGGGGATCTGAACCATGTCGTCAGGCTTTACCTGGACCACCGGAGTTTCGAACTTTGGCGAGTAGAGATCGCGTATCAGGCGTTCGCCTGGCGGCTTGGCACTGACTCGGAAGTCGGGTTCAACCCCAATGGGCTCAAAGCCCTCGCCGTAGGGCACGATGATCAACTCCGCATCCTCGAACGACTGCGCACAGAAGGGGAAGACGACCGTCAGAACGGTGCTGACGTCGATGGCCGCCCGTGCACGATGCGACTTCAGCACCTTGTCGCCACGAGTCCGCGAGAAGCGGTTCTGGATGCCGTAGAAGGTGCCGTCGTTCTTGATGTTCAGGTCGATGATCGAGAAGTCGCAGAACTCATCCTCGCCAGCGGCATACTGCATATCGAAGGCGATCTTGCCCTTGATTTCGAACCACCGCTCTGCCGGCTGATTGGCGACACCACGAACGAAGACGCCATTGGTGAAGTTGTTGGGGTAGCCGGCGTAGCTGTAGTCCACTTCCGCATTCTTGAACCACGTTAGGTAGTCGGCGTAGGCCATCCGCGTGTCGGGCTCATCGGTCAAGAAGTCAGCAGGGTAGAGGATGCCGGCGTAGAGCCGAGAGCCTTCGATGTGGAGGTGAAGCAGGTAGTGATTGGTCGGGTAGGGACCGTAGAATCCGATCTTCATGCGTCACCTCAGTCTCGGCACAGGCAGTTGCAGTTACAGTTGCAATTGCAGTCGCCGTAATACCTGTCGTAGCGAATGCGAAGGTTGTTGCCGGTTCGCTCCAGCTTGGGACCGCTAATGCTTGTCAGCTTGTCACCACAGTTATGGGTCTTGGTGTAGTTGCTCGAAGACCCCATCACCGCCTTGATGTTTTTGAGGCGGCCCCAGTCGATCTCGCCGTTGTTGTCGATGACGGTCGTGCCGCCGATCTTGTAGCTCATGCCGCAGCCTCCAGCTTCTCGATACGCGAAATGACGTCTTTCAACGCCTCGGTCAGCAGGGCAGTGATGTTGCCGTAGGCAACGGAGAGCTTTTTGTCTTCACCGATGCGCACCACGTCGGGGACTACCTTTTGAAGCTCCTGGGCGACGAAGCCAATGCCTTTCTCGCCTGAGCTTTTCATCACGTAGCTGACGCCACGGAGCTGTTTCACTTTCTGCGTGGCGTCCTCGAGGGTGGCAATGTCCCGCTTAAGGCGGGCATCCGAGGATGAGGTGATGTCGCGAGAAACCGTCAGGCTGCTCTTGACCGTCAAGTTGCCGTTGACCGTCAGCGAGGCAGTGAAGGTCGAGTTGGTGTTACTGCGCAGGTAGTTGCCAGCAGACAGGCCGTTCAGCTTCGAGGCGTTGTCGGCGGAACTGGCGGAGTTAGCCCGGTCGACCAAGCACCCGGCATGTGCCGAGTCGCCGTTGTAGCCGTAGAGCTTCCAGTAGGTGCCGGTCCAGGTCGTTTGGACGTTGTAGCCGGAGTCGGCGTCACTGCGATACAGCTTCGTGATGCCAGGTCGATTCGGGCTCTGGCGTGGAGCGTAGGCCGTATCGTGGTTGTGGTTAATGTCGGAGTAGCGCTGGTCAGCTTCCTCCCGCGTCAGAGCTGTTTGCGCAGCGTCTGCAATCATTCGCCACTCGCCGTTGACCCGCTTGATGTAGAGCCGGTCGTGGTCGAGTCGATAGCACGCCGTCCCGGCCTCTGCGTAGGCAGGAAACGAGACGCCCGAGTTGTTGGTAATCGAGGTCATGTCGTTGTCCAGCAGAAGCTGGCGGCTGTCCTCGACCTCCGTGTTTTCATCAATGTCCGTATATCTTTGCATGGTCTAGTAACCTGTAGCGCTCCAAGAGATCGTGCCGGCAACCTTCTCGTTGGCGGCATTGACCATGTGGAAGATGAATCCCGTTTCATTGATCTCGTTCAGACGCACGGTGCAATACTCGTTTGCAGCGATGACGGTGTGACCGATCTCTGGCGGGACGGTGAATCGCTTGCCGAAATAGACCTGCTTGAGCTGACCGGCTTCTACGCTTGCCTGGCCTCTGTCCACCACATCCGGCATATCAGCTGTGAATTCCAGGCCAGACAGAATTGGCGTTCCTGTCTTGGCCCGGACGGCGTGGCGGAAAATGGCTTTCTGGAAGTCGTAGTAGCCGGGGATGTAGGGCCGAAACCCGTCATACCCCGGCGGTGCGCTTGACTCGAACATGTTTTGAAGAGCGTTCGAGCTTGGCAAAGCGCTTCCGGTCATGACCTTCAGGTCCGAAATCACTCCTGTCAGGTTCATGTCCGCATCCTAAGTAAGTGGTTACTTAGTATATCAGGCAAGTTTTACAGCGCTCAAGGCGCCAATGTCCTGCTCCAGCACCACTTCAACAGTCACTTCGGTCTCAAGGCAGGCCACGAACGCCTTGACTCGGCCTCCCACGACCGCGCCGACGACGAAGTAGTGATGGCCGGCCTTCAGTGTCAGTTCTGTCGGTTGAAGAGCAGTTTGGCCTGACTCGAGACGCAGGGCGCCGTCAGTAACTCGGATGGTGGCACTTCCTGACTCACCCACCAGTCGGCCCAGCTCGTCACCAGCTTCATACTTCACCCACCACGATGCAATTTCGCCCTGAACGCTCGCCTCGAGGACGGAAGAGCCTGAAGTGACTCGTTGCCCATATCCGAAGCGACCGACGCTCTGAGACACGTTGCTGGCTGTTAGAGAGCCAGTTCCGTAGGCCGGGGATGAGCTTGCGTCCTCCAGGGTCCACGCACACTGGTCGATCGCGCTCGGGCCGGTGTAAAGCGTCAATTGCTTATCCAGCACCAGATCGTCACTTTCCTCGGTTGGAAACCAGGGGGTCTTGGCCTGGGACGAGAACCAGGGGAAGTTCATGTCTTTCCAGGTGCGGGATGCCGTGGACTTGATTGCGACGATCTCTTGAGTGGTCAGCGTCGCATTGAAGCGCTTAGGCATCTCGATGGGCTGGAGGTATTCGAAGAATTCGCCTGAGCCTGCACCTTCCAGGCGGCCTCCTACCTGAGTCAGATTGATGTAGTGGCCGGGGTAGTCCAGATCGGTAGCGTCCAGCGAGAAGATGGCGTTGTAGGTCTGGCTCCTGAATACCGCCTGATCCACGCGAGCCGCGGCGACCGATTCCACCCCTGCGGAGTCATATGCCTTGATCAGATACGACTCGGTAGCCGAGGCGCCGGCAGGAATCGTCAGGGACGTGCCGGACACATAGGCGACGTGCTTCGAGTTGGCCCAGCTCGACCCCTGACGAACTTCATAGCCCACCACGTCGATCTCAGGGTTCTTGCGCCACTGAAGGACAAGCTGATCGCCGTTCTGCACCGACGCGAACCCGACGACGATAGAGGGAGCCGGCAGCATCAGCACTGCGGTTGCCGCCTCGTCGGATTGGTTGCCCAGGGCGTCCGTGGCCTTGATGTGGTAGGTGTAGAGACCGCCTTGCTTCTTGGTGGTAAAGAAGCGGTTGCCCGAGTAGTCCTCGACAATCGCGACGCCCGCACCCCAACTGACGCCCTCGCGAATCTCGAATCCGGTGACGTCGATTTCGGTCGAGCGGTCCCAGGTAAACTCGATGCCGCCAAGGCCCTTCTCGACCTTGAAGTTGGTCACTTGCTTGGGCGGTGCCGATGCGCCCTCGACGAGATGCATCCAGGTCGGAGCGGTATCGAAGTTGGCACTGCGCCCTGCGCCGTCGTAGGCGACAACCTTGAACGTGAGGTCATCTCCGATACGGCCCGTTGTGGTATAGCTGGTGGCTCCTGCAAATGCCGAACCGACCTTGACCATGCTGGAGTTGTTGCGTGACAGGTAGACGTGTGCACCGGCGTAGTTACCATCTGCCGGAGGCGTCCAGGCCACCAGGATGTCGGTTTCGATCCCACCGCCTCGGATGGTCAGCTCTTCTCTCACGAGCAGGTCGCGAACGTGCTGAACACCTGTCACCGGCTTGGTGTAGATGGGTGTTTCTTCGACGTTCTCCGGGGTGAAGATTGTCTCGTTGTATTCCACGAAGCTGATGGTTCGCTTGTAGTCACCGGAGCCGTTGATGCCGGTGATGGTCACGGGCTTCGCCTCAGCATCGGTGATGCCGATCATGTAGTTGGCGAAATCCATGGGATCGACAGACAGAGGACCGGCGAGCGTCACCGTGCTGGCGTCGGAATCGTAGGCGCTGATGCGACGCGATTCGATCACGTTGACGTCCCACAGCTCTATCGTATCGCCGCTTGAGATGCCGGCGGTCGTCTCGAGGACCGTCTCGATATAGGCTCCAGACGGAGAGGCGTCGATGACGCGAATGTCTTTGCCGGCCACCTTCACTCGCTTGAACTTGTGGCTCGTGCCGCCGGCACTGATGAAGATGGTGGACCCGTTTACCGAGCCTACCGTGCCCTCGGCGCGCTTGATGGCCGGGTGGATCACCATGAGCGAATGAGCCTCTGGTTCGCTCGCGATAGTCAGCGGCCTATCCACGATGACCTCGGAGCGGGTGGACCCAGGACGCAGACGACCAGACTCACCCCACTCAGGCATGTCGTGCTGAAGCAGCACTACGTCACCAACGCCACAGGCAATCGACTCGATACTTGCATCGAACTTACCCGACATGACGAGTGCCTGGTTCAGCGCCTTCTGGAAGTGGGCCTCGTGAAGCGCCTGCTTCTGGTTGTCGATACCGATCATTCGGGTGGTGGAGATTCGCTGGACCTCACCACGCGCCAAAGCCTCTTCGTCGGCTACCCGCACGGTGCTTTGCTTGTTGGCGTTCTCGCGGTCGTAGAACTCAATCTCGAACTCGTTGGATCGGTCCTCAATGGACTGCCAGCTCAGCGACAGCGACCCTTCGAGGATGTTGCCGGTGCCAAACATCATCATCGGTTGAGCGGGCTTGTAGATCGCCAAACTCAGGATGTTGCCAATCGAAGTGAAGCGGGCGTGACCGACGCGAAGCACTTTCTGGCAGGCATCCCAGACGTTGGAGAACGTGTCGAGCACCCCGTTGAAGTAATACTTCTTCTGATCACAGAACGCGGCCCACTCCACGAACTTTGGCATGTCCAGGCGAGAGGCCGGCAGCCCAGCGCCATAGCGGGTGTTCGTCAGAAGGTCGGCAGTGATCCAGGCCGGATTGGCTGACCATGCGCGCTTCACCAGGCGGCCGGCCACGTCGTAGTGAGGCACCTTGATGCCCTTGATCTTGGCACTCATCTTCGGGAGGTTGGAAAGCTGGTCGGTCAGCTTGACCCGCACTCCGAAGAACGCCGTGTAGTTATACCGAACGCGCTCGCTGATGATCTCCGCCACATCGGACAGCACCACCTTGTCGTAGGCGTAGTCAGACTTTGCCTCGTTGTTGGTCCGGCGGGTTCGGATCAAGTAGCGACCTTCTGGCAGCACGCCTGACTCGAAGGAGCGGCGAAGGGGCTGACTGGTTCGCTCACGGATAGTCGGGCTCAACTGGTAGCGAGCGGATGCTGTGACCGTTGGGCTCGCGCCTGACCACTCAATTTTGTAGTCCCAGGTGCTGGTGTCGGAGAGGGCGACATAGGACACGCCCCCAAGATGCCCATAGCCGCTAGACATGGGCAGGGTGCGGGAAATGGTCTCCTTGAGCTGCCACGAGCCGCCGGCAACGCGCACATACAGCTTGCCGGTGATCTTGCGTGGGGTAGTGCCACGGAAGTTCTGGCTGTATTCGACGCGAAGGGCGGTGGAGCCAGCGGGTAGCCGACTGCCAGTGAATTCCCGGTATTGCGAGGGAAAGACGCTCTTCCAGGTCGATTCACCTTCTTTGCGGTATTGGATCTCGATGGTGACCGAGCGATGCTCGCGATCGCCATCCTTGTCATCAATGTTGCTCAGACCTTGCGGGAGCACGTAGTCCATCCGGAAGCCGTCGATCTCGCCAACAGTGGTGTGCTCGGTCCAGTTGGTGGAGAGGGTGATGCCCTTGTTCTGCATCTCAACAGTAGAGGCAAACCAGCCGGTGGGGGCTTGGGTGCTGTCTCCCAGTCGAACGACGGTGCTGACGTCATCGTAGTTGGAGGCTGGCTGCTCTTCGATCTGAAAGTCAGTGATCGACTCGATGGGGCCTTCTGACACCACGGACTGAGCGTAGATCATCTGGGTGTTGCCCCGATTCTCGCTCTTCACGTTCACGTAGTTACCGAAGTAGCGATATTCGCCATAGATCAGCGGAACGATGGTGTCTTCGGTTTGGGTATTCTTGGCGCCGTCGATGCCGTAGGTGGACGACTCGGCCAGGTCGGTCTTGTTGTTGGACGACGCGGTAGGCGGCGGGAGGATGGAGTTGACCAACATACCGCCCACAACGGTAAAGGCTGCCGTCAGACCGGTTGCCAGGGCTCCGGTCGCCGTGCCGCCCATAGCAGCAGCCATAGCTCCGCCCGCGTAGGGAGCCACAATGGCGATCGCTACCATTGCGACGATACGAAGGACGCCTTTGCTGTCGCCGCCCCCGTAGGGAATGGGGATGACAGTGATGTAGTCGTTGGGCTGCGGGTAGACCGAACGCCACTCATCCGGGGCATAGGGTTCGGCGTTGACGCAGATCGACCAAAGCTCAGGCTCAGGCAGCCCTTCAAGAAACTGCTCGAGGCTTTTGCCACGTTGATACGACAGCTTCGCCTCTTGGCGATCCGTCATGTTCAGGGCGTTGTAGACGACCAGGAGGTTGACGAACTTCTCTTCCTCGATCGCCTCAACAGGGATCAGCTTTGTGCTCATACAGGCCCACCAAACGGGATTTCCACAGGGTCAATCTCTCGACGCACACGCCCCCAGTCTGCTCCCAGGCGTGAATGAAGGTGTCGGGTGCCACCACGATGCCGACATGCGCCAAGAGACCCTTGACGCGGAAGTAGGCAATCGCCCCCTCTTTGATGCCGTAGTCGAGGGGAGGGCCAACCCTTGGCTGACCCTGGATCACTCCCCATTCGCCCTCGGAGGGCGGGATTGGCCGCCACCTGACACCGTTCTCGGTTTCCTCTACCAGCAGCTCCTGCATATTCAGGAAGCCGCGGGGTGTGAGGATTTCAGGTAGCTCTCTGCCCATTCGCCGGGACACTTCCATGCAAAGCCCGTAACAGTCGTAGCGGTTGTTCTCGCCACGAGCGTTGTATTGGAAGCGTGCGTTCAATAGATCAGTGTAAGTAACCATTTACTTAGTATATCAGGCCGGGTTAATGCCGGGGAATGCGCCGAAGTTCTCTTCGTTGTGATGAGCGGCGCAGCCATTTGGTCCCTGGAGCGAGTAGTCACAGGTGCGTAGGCTGCCGGTGTATCGGCACTCCGGCCCCTTGTAACGCCACTGGCAACGGTCTTTGCGCTGGGTTCTCCGAGGCACGCGCAAGGCCAAAGGGTTTTCCATACCCAGGGTGAAGCTCACCCGATAGGAGCTGGTGTCCGCGCTTGAGGTCCGCACAGTGTAGGTCGTCTCGAACTCGGGCGGCTGATCCATGTTGCCGGTGTTCAGGAAGAACAGGCGGACCTTGAAGCCAACGCCGCCGCGATACATCTGCATGTAGCGAGTCACGACACCAGTGCGGTCGAAGAACGAGAGCGTCACCTCGGAAGGGCGATCCACCTCATTGGTCTCCGTGAGGTCGAAGTCCGTGGTGGCATAGAGCTGACCCTGGTAAGTAATGTCCTCGTTGCCATTTCGGCAGACCCTCAGCGTATCCACCACTTCACCCGTGCGGTGGTCGATAACTTCCACGACCAGCATTGGCACGAAGGCGTTTAGAGATGCGATCCGGTGTGAGTCGATCACGGTAGCGATCGAGTGATGCATCGCCATATCAGACCTCCCTCAGCTTGATGCTATCGACGTCCCACCGACGGGTCGGCCCCATTCCCCTGTAAGTGAACTTCAGCGGCTCTTTGAACTGAACCAGATGAAGCTCATTGGTCTGGGGGTGCCGGTAGTAGAACGGGCTGATGACGCCGCCCATCGACTCTTCGAAGGCTTGCAGCTCGTTCTTCTGGTCTTCAGTGAGGTTGGTGAACGCCGTCGAAAAGATGCGCCGGCGCCTCTGCTTGAAGCGGGGGCGGGTAATCGAATACCCGCCTTCGGATTTCTGCTCGACAGCGTTGCTCTCAGTGGTCTCGGAGAACTTTGAAGAGTCCTCTTTGGTGGTGGCGTCGTTGAGCCCAAAGTTGGGCATGGTCAAGTATTCCATCAGGCAAGAGCCCCTTTGAGTCCATCACGGAAGTTGCCAGGGCGGTTGGCGGCCTTGAGCACCACATCCAGCACGTAGGTTTCGCCATCGAATCGGCCCCCTTGCTGCTGGGCCTCGACGTCCTGCCCTGATTGGTTGACGACATTGAACATGATGTTTGGCGCCTGCTGGCCTCCCTGCATGGTGACGGGGATAGTCCGGCCGTCAGGCAGCGGCACGTAGGCTTCTGGGCGAGAGCCCTCGCCGAAGAGCGACACTTGCGGGCTGCGAGCGATGCCGCCATTGGCATAGCGGTTGAGTTGAGCCGGGCCGAACTCTGTCATGACGTTGCCGTTCGCACTGGCGGTCGTCTGGAGAGACCCGCCGAACAACCCGCCGTAGCTGGTGGCACCGGCCCCGCCGCCCATGTAGGTCGATAGGGCTTGGATGCCGGTATTCATGAGCTGATTGAGCGGTTTGGTCACGGACTGCTTGAGCTGCATTCGAAGAATCTCTTCGAGCACATGGTCTACCAGGTCCGAGAAGTTCAGCTTCCCTTCCTTCACGAAGCTGACCATCGAATCCATGGCTTGATCCATGCCGCTCTGCCATACGCCCACCCACTCCTGACTGGTGTTATCCATGTCGGCGATAAGCTGGTCCCAGGCAGAGCCGTTCTCGCGGACGATCTCGTCCATGGCAGCGGTCTGGTATTGGGCGAGAGCGTCTGAGAACTGCTGGATTTCGGCCTGCTCGACGCCGAACTCGCGCATCTTCTCGATCAGCTCTTGATACTTCTCGACTTGCTGGGAAAGCTCGGCCTTCTGGACGCGCATACGCATCAGCCGACCTTCTTCGGTGTCCTGAAGGGAGGAAGCGGTGCGACTGAGCACTTGCATGAGGGCTTGCTGGCCCTGCTTCTCGTAGCGGGTCTTCTGCTCTACCTGATACAGCTCTTCCGCCTTGTCGATGGCCTGCTGGGCGAACTGGTCGAAGGCGTTGGTTTCTTCCGGCCGGATGGTTTCGCGGAGTTGACGAATGCGCTCGATGAGCCCTTCGAGATGCGGGTTGGTTTCGGACGCTTTGCCTCGAGCCTGTTCGAGCTTGATGCTGAAGCCGTCAACGAGCCGACTCATTTGCGCCAGGGCGCGCTGGGAGTCTTTGACGACCTGCGGCACCTTGGCGGTAGAGGTGGAGGGCTTCTCCACGAACTCATTGACCGAGGTATAGGCTTCCGCATAGCGCTCGGCGGCTTCCCTGGCATTGATCTCGAAGTCACTGATGATCGACAGCTCGGTTTCCAGCTCGGCACGGCGGCGAGCGCTCAGCTCGTCTTCGGCAGAGGCCAGGCTTTGCAGCTCCTGCTGGGCCTTCTGACGCATATCGCCGAAGAGGTCCAGCTTGGACTGAAGGGCCTGCTCGTTCGCGGCCAGGGCGCGCTCCGTGATCTCCTGCATTTTGCCGGCATCGCCATTGGCGTTTTTGAGGTCTTCAGCGATCTCTTGCTGGGTCTGCCGAAACACGGAAGAAATCTGGCGAGTCCTCTCGGTCATGACTCGCTGAATGCTGGACGCTGCACGCTCAGAAGCCTGGACAGACAGACCTTCGACCGCTGTTTCGATGGCCGCATTGACTTGCTCGATCTCAGCCAACTGCGCTTCCAGCCCGGCTCGGGCCTTGGCAATGTCTCGAGCCTTGTCTTCCTCGGACATGCCGAAGATGCCGGTCGTCGCGTTCTGGGCGCCTTCCAACAGCTCGTTCTGGCGTGCAATGTTGCCCTCGAGCGCTTTCTTGCGCTCCCGCAAGGTGTCCAGGTCGCCCTGGGTCGCCAGAAGGCCATTGGTGCGGAGAATGGATTCGGTCAGCTCGTCAGTGTCCGTGCGAATCTCAGACAGGATCGAGCCGACGGTCAGAAGGGCAGATACCGCCATGCCGATAGGACCGGCAAGAGCAGCAAAAGCCATCCCGACTCGACCTACGGACGTTGCCAGAGTGCGAGCAGCCATAGCATTGGCCTGCTTGCGTGATGTGGCTGACGCGACTTGCCCCTCAAACTGCATCAGGGTCTGACGAGCGCGATCCATGTTGTCCCGGTAGGACTGCAATGCCTGCTTGGCACCGCCCATGGTGGTGACCATGTTGTTCAGTGATGAGGTCAGGCTCACGACCAGACGAGTAGCCCGCGATAGGACATACCAGGTGGCGAAGACCTTCAGCACGCTCATGATGGCTTCGCGGTTCTCAAACAGCGCGATAGAGGTTGTCTTGATGGCCTCAGCCATCGTGTAGAACACCTCGCTCAACTCGCGAGCCGCCTGCTTGGCCTCGGAACTCATGAGCCACTGTGACAGCTCGTCCGCCATGCCTTTGGCTGTGTTGAAGAAGCTGTTTTCGCCTGGCTCGGTGCTGCCGGCGATCTCCTTCAAGAACAGCTTCCAGCGGGTCTCCAGGGACTGAAGAATGCCTTGCCAGGTCGTCATCATGCTGATGCCGGCACCATCGAAAGAAATGGCCATGTCGGCCAGCATCTTGTTGATGGCGGAAGTGGACTCGACGGTGCCGGATTCGATTGCACCAACCAGCTCGGAGACGGACATTCGCATCGAGCGAGCCATGATCTGCATGGCTGAGGGCACTGCTTCACCGAGCTGTTGCCGCAGCTCTTCCATCGACACTACGCCCTTACCAACCATCTGCTGGATGGCGATAGAGGCACGATGCAGAATTTCTGAGTTGCCCCCGAAGGCCGCCACTGCATCGGTCAGCGCTTTCATGCTGCCTTGAGTGGGGTCGATACCGACAGTCTTGAACTTGACGAAGGTGTCGGTTAACGCCTCCATACGGAAGGGGGCGTTCTGGGCAAAGTCGGTGATGAACTTGGAGGCCGCCATTGCCTCCAGGTCACGCTCAGCCTGGGTAGTGGCCGTAGACATGCCGCGCATCATGACTTCGAGGCGTTCAATTTCGCCCGCGGCGTCCATGATGGCCTTCTGCCAGCCCAGGGTAGCGCTGTAGACGGTCTGAAGGGCCGCGTGGGCAGTCGCGAGGATTACCGTCAGGTCTCGCGTCTTACCCATTAGCCCTTCGATAGAGGTGTCGAGTGATTCGACCCCTTGTGCGGTCTTCTGCGTCTGCCCCTTGAACTGCTTCAGGAGGGCGCCGGCATTCTTGATGCCGACCGTGAACTCCTGATCATCAAGGGTCAGCACTACCGAAATATCATCTCTGTCCATTCGGTGCTCCCATAAGCGACTTGAGACGATCCATGGCGCCAGGCTCCATGGCTGACTGGTCCTGCTGGATCGGCTTGCCGATCTCATCGCTGAGTTCGGTCATGAAGTTCTCGAGCGCTTCCTTGCTGCCGGAGCTGGCAAGTGCGCTGAGACGAACTTGGCGCAGGTCGTCTTCGGCCTTGATGCGGGAGATATTTCGGTCGAGCATCCAGAACGCCTTCAGGGGCAGATCAAGGACGTCCCGGTAGTTCATTGAGTAGAAGCGCATGACGCGGGATATGAAGTAGCCGAGGTCGATGCTCACGACGCTCGGCTTCTCGTCCTGATCTGCCCGCGTTACTTTTTTGCTTCAGCGACGCTTTTCTCGTTCACGGCACTGGCGTTGATGAAGTCCATCAGCACCTGCACTTGCCGGAAGGTCATGCTGTCCAACACTTCGTCCGTGAGAGCGGGAATCATGCGCTTGATGTTCACGCGGTAGTGGGCGAGCAGGTCTTCTTCAGTGGCCGAACCATCCTTGACGCGGGACTCGAACGACTTCTGTTCGGCGGTCATACGGATAAACTCACCGAGCTGAATCTCGCAAATGTCGTAGGTGACACCCTTGAACTGGAACTGCTTGATGACGGGGTTGAGGTCGTCCAGATTGAGCATTTCGACAGACATGGTGTGATCTCGTGTTGCAAACGTGAAAAGGGGGCTTGATAGCCCCCTATGATAAGTAAGTAGTGACTTACTTACCAGCGCCAATTAAGGCGCAGCAGTGCCGAAGTAGCCAAGCACACCCTCGTCATCGGGGTAGATGGTGAACTCGATGTTGTAGACGCGCTCTTCGTTGTGGCGGTAGGCGAACGAGAAGTTGCCGGCAGTGTTGGCTTTCGGGAAGCGCACCGGCTCGTCGTTGCCGCCAGACACGGGGGCCAGGGACAGTTCACCGGCCCCATCCAGCAGGGAGGTGCCGACGCCATCCTTGATGACGAGCTGACCGTCCTGAACGTCGGAGCCGGGCAGGGCAAGGCCCATCAGCTCGATGGTAGTTTCGGCCAGGGGCACAGTGACCTTGAAGCTGCGCTTGGTGATGAATTCTTCGATCACCGTCTCGCCGTGCTGATCGACAGTGACGGGGTGGGTGGTGGTCTCGACACTCACCTCAACACCGCCTTTGGTCAGGCCGAGTTGGGTGCCTTTGAAGGTGCCGTTGCAAGCACCCAGCTTGATGTTTTCGCGAGCCATCATGGTCTCCTTAATCTACGCGGTAACAGCTAAATTCGAACCGGACGGCGAACTCTCCATTGCCGGCCGCAGAAAGCGGGTAGGCGGTGGGCTCGCTGACGGGTCGAATGTGGTTGAAGTGATAGCCTCCAATGCGGAGGTTCCTCACCTCGAGAACTCTCATCACTTTCCGACACAGGCTGATCCCGGCTTCGGGGTCGTTGTGTCGGATCACGATTTCGATCATGTCGTTGAAGTAGCCGGGCAGTTCGGGGTCAATCTCGAAGCCCGGAATCGGGGTATCCACCATCACGGCGACAGGCACCGACTCGGGGATGGTGTTGTAGAAGATGGGATAGGTCTCGAAGCCGAGTCTGCTGCGTTCCAGGGCTTCGATGATTGCACGCTCAATCACCCGCTACCTCCTGATGGATTGCTCTATCGCACGCTCGATTTTGCGGCGATAGACTGCTTCTACGAATCGAATACTGCGGGTCATGAAGCCCGTTCCGACCCTGACCGTGGGGTCTTGTCCACGCATCTGCTCATCTTTGCGACGAGATCGGGGGCCAAGCGTCTTACCCCATTCGCCGGTCTCGAGCCGGCGGGCATACGTGACAACCCGCTGTCGCCGGATTCCGCCTCCCCTGGTGCGAACTCTTCTGCGCTTTTCAGGGTCAATGAAGACCTCGAAAGAGGTGCGTCCGTTGATTCCGCCTCGAGACAGGCGCCTGACGCGAATAGCCGACTCAAGCGCTCCGGTGTCTTTGTGAGTCTGCATCTCGATGCGCTTCTTGGTTTCTTGCGCAGCTTGCTCCATCAACCGATAGAGCTGCCGAGAGGTTCGATTGGCGATGTTGTTGAGGCGGAGCGTGGTGGTGCCTACCCCTCGAACTTCGATACCCATATGCACAAACCCACTTCGTTATGGTCGTGTCGGCCTGAAATGCTCAGGCGCGGCTCGATACTCTCGACCTCCAAAGCCATCCCAAGGATTTCCACCTTGTCTCCGATTTCGATCTGGAAGGTTGGAGGCAGCAGCAGCACTGAGTCTGATTCGATCTCTTTGGCTCGACCCCTGGAGGCAGAGCTGTCGGCTCGAACCGAAGATTTCTCGCGGCTGGCTTTGAGCCGGACGACAGAGCACTTCACTCGCTTAGGGTCGCCGTATTTCTCGCGCCCCCACCTGTCGAACGAATCTCGCTTGCTGACCGAGCAATAGGTGTTTGGTCTAAACATTCATTCTACCTGCGTTGGTCATAAAAGTAAGCAGTTACTTACCTGTAGGCCGCAAAAAGCGCCGTGCTTGAGGGTGAAACAGGTCATCTCGGCGATCCTGGTAGTCGTCGACGTGAAGCACATCCACCACCTCACCCTCGAAGGTCACAACCTCAAAGTGCTCCCGATCAGAAGCGGAGACGACCGAATCGACCAGAACCGAAAGACCCAAGCCCCTCACCAGAAGACGCGTAAAGCGCTCTGTGCGCTGTCTGCGTCCAATGGAGTCCAAGGACACGGATGACTTGCTATCGACGCTCTCGCGAGCGCGTAGGAGCGCTGCGGAGGAATCCCAAGCATGTTCCGAGCGCATCGAGCGTGACAGGATGGATATGCGCTTCATGTCGAGCTGGAACTGGGTCACGCGAGACTCTGCATCGCGACGCAGGCGATCCAGGGTGAATCCCATCGCGTAGCGAGACAGCTCGGTCGTTTCGTCGTCCATAAGCGAGCCGACGATTCGGGTCGCTTCGGTAAGAGACAGGGCCACCACGGAGCTGCAAGCGGCGTAGAGCAGGGCGCTGCGCTGATCGAGAGCGGTATGAAAGCCCATGCTCGAGTCGTTGAGCATTTGGGCCATTGAAGGGTTGGGCCGGCGTCGAGCTGATGTAATGGCTCCTTCCTTGGAGCCTATCAGTGAACTGTGGAACGCTCTTTCCGCATCCACGGCTTTCTTGGCGTATGTGTCGAGGTAAGCGAAGCGATTATCCACGGCCCACCCTCCAGGTCGTGTCTACCCACCGGGCCAGCCGCCTCATGGTTCGCTTGGACACCGGCAGCTCCATTGGCTTGCCCGTGCGAAACATCTGCGAGGTCTCCCCGACGGTATCCGACAAGATGCCCGACAAGCGCTTTTCCTCTGCGGTCTCGCCCGAGAGCACTGAGTCCGCCTCGATCACCTGGGCAACCTTGAGATCCGCGATGAACATCGAGGGAAGGGCGACCCAGACGGCTTCAGGAAGATCGGAGATCGGTAGCTGCCGGCAGCCGTCCGGATACCACCCAGCGGGAACGTCGATGCGATCCATGTCATCGCAATAGAGGTCTTCCAGACGAGAGAATTTGAGCTGATTGATCCGGTGTGCAGCTTCAATCAGCGCCTTTCGGCGATCCTCTTCGCCTGCCGCCTCCCAGTGGGGAACCTCGAAGACGTCCATGGAGACCAGAAGCGCCTCGCTCACAGACTGGAACGACTCGGCCGGCACGATAAGCCCGGCCTGGCTCTGGATGATGACGGTTTCCCGGAACTTGAACCGGCCGCCCTCATCGTCGGTCACTTCGAGGTGAATGGTCAGCAGCTTGCGACGCTGACCCTCCGCCAGCGTAGTTGCGTTCTCTTCGAGGTGAACCGTCAGTGATTCGTCATCGCCGTAGACCTCAAGGGGAGTGCTCTCGATCACCAAGACGCCAGCGTGATCCACAACCCTGTAGGTGGCGCTACTGGGAGCCCCGGCCTGTGAAATGTCGATGGAGAGGCTGAACGATTCGCCAGCGTCATAGGTATTCATACTTAGGCCCCCTGATACTCGGTGATCTCGCGAATCAACTCATTGATGGAGCGACCCTTGATGCCAAGGGGGTCCGCGATCTCGCGCAGCCCAGAAATACCTTGCTCATCGGCGATGGCGGCTAGCTCATCAGCGGTGTAGGTCTTGGTGGCGGGGGCAGCCTTGCCGGCGGGTGAAGCGTCGGACAAAGCCTCGGCCTCTTGCTTGGAATTGACTTCGGTCGCCTTAGAAACCGTCATGGCATTGCGCCGACCGTGATTCACTGCCGCACCCACCTGGTTGCCTTCCAGATCAGTGACGCGCATGGCGGCGCCAATCATGCTGACCTCAGCAGGTGTCAATTCACGAAGACTTTCGCCGTTGAGGAACTGGATGCGATACAGAATGCCGGTGTAATTGGCGAGAGCCGGTTCAGCGATTTTGACCTTCATCTTCTTTCTCCTGATCGTCAAAAGGGGCAGCAGGAATCCCTGCCACCCCTCTATAAGTAAGTCGTGACTTACTCCTGCGCCCGTAAGATTATGCCAGCGGGCCGCCGGATTCACCCATAGCCACGTCAGCCACTTTAGCCAGGGACTTGGTGGACTTCAGGGCCAGGCCGGCATACCACTTCACGCGGTAGCGGATGGCGTCCTTGTTCTGGACGGTGCCGATTTCTTCCATGCGGACACCGGCAGAGGCGCCGCCGAAGATGCCGTGCAGGCCATCGGTCTCGTTCAGACGAGCGGCGAAGATCGGCGCGGTGCGCTTGCCTTCACCATCCTGAGCAACGTTCAGGAAGTCGTTGACCAGGATCGGCACGCCGTTGTGCGTCAGCATCGGGCGACCGAAGTTCTCCATCATGATGTGTGCCGGCTCCAGACCGCCGGTAGCGCGCAGCATGGCACGCAGGGCGCGGATGTGGGCGCTGGTCATGAAGATAGCGTCGGCACCGTTGGGCACGGCGTCCAGCAGCTCGTCGAGCATGGTGAAGGACATGGCGTTGCCGCCACCGACGATAACCTGGTCGTTGTAGACCAGGCGATCAATGCCGTCGAACTCCTTGGCGTTGACGGAGGAATCGCCCTGCGCCAGAGAGCGGCGGAACTTGCGGGTGATGCCCTTTGCCTTGCCCTGGAGCTGGATGGCGATCTGGTCGTTCAGGTCGCTCTGAGTCTCGGCAGTGAACTTGTCGATGTCCACGTCACCAGCGAGGATGCGCAGCTTGGTGCTGACTTCATCGAAGGTGGCCGCGCCTTCCGGCACCGGGTCATACGGGGACAGGAACTCGGCTTCGCTCAGGGTCTTCTCACGAACGTAGTCGTAGGACTTGCCGTCGGTGCGGACGAAGGGCAGAACCGCCAGCAGGTCTTCCTTGTCGATGATTTCTTCGATGATGCCGCGCTGAAGATCAGCTTCAGACAGTTTGGCGGCTTCTTGAACCAGCAAAGGCATATCAGTAACTTCTTACTTACTTTTTCGCAGAAAGCGAGGACAGTCCTGCCGCAATGCGACCGACACCTGACGGGATCGACGTTTGCGGACTTCCACCCTCGGGTTTGTTTGATCCGGCTCCGGGCTTGGCCTTTGCACGAATCAGGGAATCGCGCTCAGGGTCGGCTTCCACCAGCTTGCGAATGGCATCTTCGAAGCCCAGGGGCTCACCGCGTCCATCCACGAGAACGGTGCGATCTTTTGCACCGGCCGGCTTGTCGTATCCGACGACCTGACCATCTTTCACCTCGAAGTGATTGCCGTAGACGACGCGAGCCTTGCTCGGGGTCAGCAGCAGTTCTTCAGAGATGAAGGGGGAGTTGCTAAAGCTGGAGCCAACCGTCATGTCGTCAAGACGACCGAGCAGTTGAGCATTGGCTTCGCGAAGCTCCTGAAGCTCTTGGTCTTTGGTGCTCAGAACTTTCTCGTGCTCTGACACCATCATTTCGCGAAGGCGATCAAACTCGCCGCGCTTCTCGAGGTCTTGCTTTTCGCGCTCAGCCTGCTCAGCCTGACGAGCGGATTCCGCTTCAATCAGCTCCTGAACACGCTCCGGGGTGACGTCACCAAAGGCATTGAGACGACCTTCCAGCTCCTTGAGCTGAGTCTTCTTCGCCATCACTTCCTTCAGCAGCTTGGCTTCCTGGTCGGTCGGCTTGGCGCCTTCCTGACCCTTGTCACCTTCACCCTTGTTGTTTTCGGCTTTGGCGTCTGCCGCATCGCCATTTTCCGCGACACCACCTTCACCCTTGGCGCCGTCGGCGGCGTCCTGGGAACCAGCGGAGCCGGCAGCTTCACCTTCACCTTTCACAGCGTCGAACAGACGACGATCAGCGTTGTATTTTGCGAACCAAGGCATTTCTTACTCCTGTTGGCCGGTCACTCGGCCTATCGGTTTAGCGGGGCCGGTCACTCGGCAACCCACTGAGCGGGATTCCCTTCTTCGTCGGCTTCCGCCCGGCCTTGTCCGCCAGAGAGCGGGGGCAGGGTGGGTTCCGGCTGGGCAGGGAAGTCTTTCAGTTCCTTCTCGATCTCCCTACGCAAGTCCTCCTTCATGTGAGGGAAGAGCTTGTCGATCAGGGCGCGCATCTGCTCACGGCGAACCGAGTCAGGTGCCTCGATCAGAGAAAGCTGTTCGCTGATGGCGAACTCATCCGTCAGGCCACGAACGTCGTAGTCTTTCGGATAGTGGACGACAGATAAGTCATCGCTTACTGCCTCTTCCGAGCCAGAGAAAAGCATGACTAGTCGGGCGACCTCGTTTTCGGCCTTCTGAAGAGCGGCAGACTTTGCACTCAGCAGGGAATTGACCCGCTCGAAGTCGTAGGCTTTCGCCACGCCCGAGCTGTTGTCGATCCCCTGGCTGTTGTCAGCCTTGGTGCGCTCACCAGCTACGCCGACGGAGTGGTAGATTTCGTTGATGATCTTGGCTACCACATCAATGATGAGGCTGGCCTGCTTGACGTCAGGTGACAGGAAGTGCGGGCCGGCACCGCCTTCGCCGTCATAGACAAATACTCGCCGAGTGCCCATCTCGACCATCTGCTTATAGTCGTCATCTCCAGGTGCGATGTTCTGCGCCGGAATCGCAAGCTGCGAAAACGTTTGATCTTGGATGATGGCGTCGAGGTTCGAGAGGTAGTTGGCTACCGCACGATCCAGATAAGCAATGTCGTTGATGAGGGCGGGGGACGAATACTGCGACTCGTGGTTTCCCAGAGCATCTAGCGGGACGATAGGCACCACGCCGATGGCATTGTCACCTTGCTTGACGATCTCGTAGTGCAGTTGATTGCCTTTCGGCTGCTCTTCGATCAGGAACCATTTCTCTTTGGTCCAGATACGCCAACGCTTGATGGTTTTGCCAGATGAGGCGAAGGGGTCATCGTCGTCTCGGACAGGCTCATAGATGAGAGCCCACAGCAGTTCGCCGTCCTCTCCATAGCCCATATCGAGCATGTGAGTCGGGGGAACAATGTAGGCGTAGACCTGACCGCCGCTTGCCTTCTGGTCAGCGACCGAGATCGCCGCGTCTGCGACAAGCGTGGAATCAACAACGATCCACACACGGCCAAAGGTGGACGCCTTCACATCCGCTTGACGCATGAACTGGTCAATACTGCGACCGTCGCGGGTCGCACGCTTCCAGAACTCGGCGAGTTCCTTGGGCGGCTCTTCCTGGCGCTTCACTTGGCCTCGGAAGACGTATTTGTTGACCAGATTCACGATCTCGCGGGTGTGATTGAAGCGATAGGCACGCTCTCGACGCTTGGAAAACTCGCCATCGCCTTCCTTGTGATAACGGAAGATGTTGGCGTCAAACCAGTCACGCCCACCTGCGTAGGTAGCGCTCAGGAAATTCCAATGGCGAATCAGGCCGTTATATTCCGGATGCCTGCGTTCGATGACGTCTTTAAGTTCCATGCCTTTCACCTAATGACCTAGTGGGATATTCAAGCACAGGCATCGTAATAAGTAAACACTTACTTACTCTTTTGGTCATACGGATGCCCCCATGATGCGGCGTTTGCGCAGTGGCCGTTCGATTTCGATGCAGTAGCCCAGAGCATCTGCCGGGTGCTCGACGCCTGCGGCCTTATCGACGTCTCGACCACCGGGCTTGTAAAGCGTCTGCTCGAAGGCGGCGATGGTCTCCCGGCACGTCTCGTTGACCTTGAGGCGAATGTCACCGTTGGCAGACATTAGCTGAGAGTTCACCGAGTTGATGCGATCAGCGACCGGCGGGTGCTTTCGCTTGTATTTCACCTTCTTGAAGCCGCGTGTCCGGAAAATGTCGATGTCGGTCTCGCCGCGTGCGTGCTGTCGCTGGCCGCCGGCAGGGTCGGGGTAGATCGTGACGTTGTGCTGCCATCGCCAGAACTTCTTTTCCAGCGCATCGCACACCTCATTGGTGTTGGACGAGGGTAGGATGATTTCGTCAACGATCCAGATTTCGCCGTTTGGCTGAGGCTGCATCACCACCGACGACATGGGGTCGATGTTGAAGTCCTGACCAACCCAGATCGGCAGTTCCGGATTGAACTCGTAGCGACCGGTGTGGATGGTGCGGTCGAACGGGTAGTAGACCCGGCCCGACATTGTGTTGAAGCTGGCCTCGTATTCCTGCTCGAAGGACTTGGCATCCATGTCCGCTCGAGCTGCCTCGATCTCTTCTGCTGGAATGAAGGGCGAGGTCGCGGTTTTGAACTGCCAGGACTTCCACTGCCCCTGAAGCTGCATGTCGGGACGCTGACCGATCTTCCACAGCTCGTAGAGGTAGTTGAATGCCTTCGGCGTGCCGATGATCATCGCACCGCCGCCGGTAGAGGACAGAGTAGGGCGGATGACCTTGACCCATACGTCCGCCTTCATGTCCTGAAACTCGTCCAATACCACGAAGTCCAGGGCCACACCGCGAAGGGTGTCGGGGCGATCGGCGCCTTTCAGGCTGATCTCGGTGCGGTTCTTGAGCACGATGGTCAGCGTCGAGTGGTTCACCTTCTTGATCCACCGCTTCGGCACCGACTCCAGCACCTCGTCCCACATGATCTGCTTCGCCATGCGGAAGGTCGGTGCGATATACCAGACCCTGGCACGAGGCTTCTTGGCTGCCCGCATCATCATGGACTTGGACAGCATCGACTTACCCCAACGACGACCGGCGACCACCACCTTGAAGCGGTGCTTGGAGGCGTAGACTTCCATCTGCTTGTTGTGCAGGGTGACGTCAACGATCGCGGCCATCAGTCGTCCCCTTCAACCACGAGGTCGTCTTCAAGCTCCAGGTCGTCGTCTTCCAGATAAGGGGCGGCATCGCCGATCTCGATCTCATCTTCCTGGCCGACTTGCGACTGGGCCGCTTGGATGCGCTGCAATTCATCCGGCGTCAGTTCTCGGATCATCAGCTCGGGGATCTCTTCTTCATCCACGCCTTCGCGATCGAGGCCAAGAATCGACCACTGAATGCCCTTTGCCATCTCCAGATTCTTCAGGCACATCTGGATCGCCTTCAGGTCAGGCTGCGCGGCAAAGATCGTCTCATTGGCATGGGCGTCCCGAAGCACCTTGATGTTCATGCCATTGAGCATTTCGGTGGCTCGGAAGAACTGCTCACGCGCTTTCTCGGCGCGCTCACGCCACTTGTCAGCCTCGAGGGTGGCCTTCTCGACAATCTCCGCCTCAACCTTCTTGTCGATGGCCGCCTGACCCTTCTTCACGCCGTCCTTCTTGAAGCGCCTCGAAAGGGTCTCGCGGGCCACACCGAACTTGTCGGCGAGCTGTTCCAGCGTGAACTCGCCTGACGCCCACATCGCACGGGCTTCTGCCCATTGCGCAGGGGTCATGCGCTTCTTCGCTGTTTCCTTCTTCGTTTCGTCTGTCATGACGCTATATGCGCTCCTAGATCGCTCCACGCTGCGCTGAGAGACGTTTCCCGACGAAAGACGAGTAATGAGTCGTCTCGCACGCGAAAGCGCTCACAGCGCGTTTCTGAGTGAGCAAGGAGGCACAGCATTGAATTGTGGGGAGAGGGGCGGGGCCGGCCGATCCGCTGTATCCGAGGACCACCTGGTCAGCTCTGTATCGACTGACCCCTATTACTCTGTAGTTCTGTATATGTTCGGATGAGGATTATTAAGTAGAGGGGGTAAGGCATTTACTACAAAAACTCTGCCTCATCCGATTCACGCTACCTCGGATCGGATACCAAGCAGTCGCTTGCCATGATCAGTGATCTTGAGGATGCGGCGCTGCCTGCCGCGCCGAACCTCGCACTCGCACTTCAGGATGACTCCCTTCTTGATCAGGGCTCGGATGCTGAACTGCATGGATTGCTTGGTGGTTTGATAAGGCAATGCGTCAAGTAGCTGATCCACGTCGATTTCTTGACGGTGGGTCAGCCAGTGCTGGTTGATGGTTTGCAGAATCTGAATCTGCTTCACGGTCAGACGAGTATTGTTCGGCTGCATCATTGGTAACTCTCGCCCGTCACTTCGGACAGACGCTCCAAATTCAGGGGTTCGTCGGTTCGTTGCAGGTCAAAGGCGATCAGCGGTAGCTGCCTGGGCAGCACGCGACCGTAGTCCGGGTTCTGATAGGCGCCGTAGAGCGGGCTGGTGAAGATCAGGCCCTGAATCTTGGCGATCAGCTCTCGAGGCGTGTAGTCCAAGTCATCAAGGCCGCGACCCAGATTTCGTCCGGTCTTTTCCAGTGCCGAGCACTTGTAATAGAAGGCCGTCAGGTCACGCAGGGCACGGTGCTTCAGCGCCGGCGTCATGCTCTCCAGCTCGGCGATCAGCCCTTCGGTGTCGTAGGGATGACTGTCGAGGTAGCGCGCCACCATCGCCACGCCTTTCTCGTAGTGCTTGTTCTTGATGGGTTTGGCGAACTGGAAGCCGGCCTTCATGGCGAACGGGCTGAACTTCGACATGGCCGACTGAATCTCCATGACACGCCGGGGGTGCATTCGCGACGCCAGGTTGATCATCCGGTAGCTCACGCCGACACCGCGATACATCGTGTCCACCACCGAGCGGTTAATGATCGCGAACAGGTCGTTCACGAACTTGCCTCGAGCGGTATTGGTCAGCTTGCTGCCGCCGGTTGGCTTGATCTTCGGGAACATCCGGTGCCGCGGCTCCAGGAGCAGTTTCGGGTAGGCGGTCACCACTACACCGATGAGCTTCCCGTCCAGCGTGCAGCGGTAATAGGTCTGGCCGAAGCTGTCGGTCTCGGTCTTGTAGTGCAGATCATGCAGGGCCAGCCAATCCTCGCGGGTGCCGGGCTCGAGGATCATGCGCGACAGGTCTGAAAACTGTGCCGGGAACTCCGCTGGATGAGGTCGGCGCACCATTACGTCGTTTGGTGTCATCACCGAAAGCCCTCCAGCCCATACAGCTTTTCGCGAACGCCACTAACGATCTGCGCCTGGGTGTAGTTGAAGACCTCGTGGTTCTCGACGTCGAACGCGACACCGTAGTTGTCGAGGATCATGAAGGTGGCGTGCAGCGCCTCGTGCCAGATGAACTCTTCCGGATACTCAGGGGCGATCTCGCTGATGACCAGCACCCACACTGACGCCGCAGGGGATGCTCGATCGACACCGAAGAAGCCGCCGACTTCGTATTCCTCGTATGACTCCATGCTGCTCGGATGGCCGAAGATTCGCTCGAACCTCTCCCCATAGGAAGCGACGCCCTTGAAGAGATAGATTTCCGCGCCCCAGGGCTCAATCCTGAGCACAGGCACTCCTTCTCGCTTGGCTTTGCGATGGGCTTGTTTGCGGTCAATATCTACCGGGATTTCACTCATCGGGGCGCTCCAGACTGACCTTTTCCTTGTAATACTTCTCGACCACCAGGCTCGGCTTCAGATCAGCCGTCAGGTCGGTGTGAGTGGTGGCGACCACGACGGTTGCGCCCACCTTGCGGGCGGCGCGCTGGACGTTGAACGACACCACCTTGGCAGTGGCACGATCGAGCACCGCGCAGAACTCGTCGGCGACCCATACGTCGGCCCCCGACTCGATGACCTTCGCCAAGCGGAAGCGATACTTCTGACCATCCGAGAGCTGGCCGGGATTGCGGACGAGCAGGTAGGCGTCATTCAGGCCAGCAAGTGACAGGAGACGCACTGCGTCGTTGGTGTCCTTGCCGATCTGGTCGATCAGCGGACGGTCTTCAAGCTCGATGGCGTCGATGTTCGCAACCTTCCTGCCTGCATCGCCCAGTTGCTTGGCGATCTCGCGGAGCACTAGAGACTTGCCGGAGCCGGACTGGCCCGTGATGTAGATCACGTCGCCCTGGTGAACCTCGATCGGCAGGTGGTCGTAGATCACGAAGTCGCGCTCTTCGAGGCCCAGGCCGAACGCCTCAGCGACCTCAAGCACTCGCTCGGTCTGCATGACTCTCGAGCTGAATCGCTTGTCGACGGTGATGGTTGTTGAATCAGTCATTGGTGACTTACTCCGTTGGGCAAGCGAGATCAATGTCGCAGCGGTCGATGAATTCCATGAAGGCATCGAGTCCGGCCTTCTTGGTGCGGAACTCGACTTCGGCCATGAAGCCGGCGAACTTGCGCTGCTGATCGGCCGGCACATGCTTAAAGCCCAGCAATTCCCCAACCGGAATCTGCGCTGTCTTGGCCTTCTCGACGGCGGCGTCGTGCTGCTGCTGGGAACGCTCCATCTCTTCGCCCAGATCGGTCAGCACTTGTTCGGTATTGAGGTCTTCTGTCAGGTCTTCGGTGAGGACGTCCCATTCCTTGGCGTCAAAGCCGATCAGCGGGTCGCTGTCCACGTCCATCAGCTCGGCCAGCTCTTCGCGCATCATCACGACGTCATAATCGAGGCCAACAGACTTGTTCTCTTCGATCCGCCAGCGCTTGACCTCATCGTCTGTCAGGTCGTGGCGAATAACGACAGGCACTTCCTTGAGCCCAAGCTGACAGGATGCCTCGCGCCGACCGTGACCGGCGATGATCACCAGGTTCTTATCGACCTGGATGGCGTTGCCCTTGGAGAAGCCGTATTTCTGGATCAACGCCTTGAGCGTGTCGATGTGGCTCTGCGGGTGCTTCTTGACGTTCTTGGTGTAGGGCACCAGTTTCTGCGGGTCGAGATACACGACCTCTTGGGCATCAGTCATCGGTGTATTCTCCTGCCAGGTAGACCAGGGCATCGCCCGCATTGGTCATTGAGTCATCCGCGTCGAACCCTTGCTCATCCATGATCTGCCGGATCACGCGCTGGACGCGCTCGACGTCATCCATGGGAACCTTGAACCGAAGAACCTGGTGCGTTTGCACGGGCGCCTCGCGCTTCTCCTTGGAGATTTCCAAGTCGGACAGGTCGTCCTCGTTGAGTTCGTCGTCCAGTGCATCGAGGTCGATGTCGGAGGTGGTCATCAACTTGTCCATGTCCTCGCTGGAGAAGGGCATGAAGGAGGCGAGTTCCACGTCGCTTTGCGAAGCAAGCTCATCGAGCAGGGCGGCCAGCTCGAAGGCGTCATCCTGTCCGTAGCGGCCGTTGTCCAGCAGCATGAGTTCCTTGGCCCGCTCGTCGCTGATGTAGCCGACGTTGTGGACCGCGACTGCCTCAATGCCTTCTTCAGCGGCGATCTGAGCCCGGTGAGCACCGCCGATGATCTCGAGCGAGCCATCATCAAGTTCGCGGGCGACGATCGTTCCGATCAGCCCATGGCGGCGGATACCAGCACGGAGCTTTTCTTCGTTCTCGGCGCTGACCTTGTTGGTGTTCCACGAATTCTGCTTCAGACGTCGTGGGTCGATATGAACTATCTCGCTCATGTGCTAATATCTCGTTAGGATTACGTGACACGTCACGTCAGTTTTTGCGCAAACAAGTAAGTAAGCGATTACTTACGAAATATAAGGCAAAAGCCTCAGAGGAACAACCTATGGGCTCAGTTATCCGTATCGCTAGGAACGCTCGGATCGCGCAGTTGGTGGATGCCGACGCGGAGGTGAAGGGCATCCTGCAATCACTGCTCTCTTACCAGGTGGCCGGGGCCGACTACTCGAAAGCGTGTCGCAATGGCGACTGGGACGGCACCAGCACTTTCTTCGACTGGGGGCCGGCCCGATTCCCGGCGGGGTTTACCAAGCCCGTAGCGGACGAGCTGAAGAAGCGCGGCTACCACCCGCAGATCGTTCAGAAGCCGCTTCCTGCTCCCAGAGGGCCTGAGCGACCAATCATCGACGAGTTCGGCTATACGGACGCTTACAGCTACCAGCCGAAGGCGGTCGATGTGCTAATCAAGGAAGGACAGGGGATCTGTCAGGTCAGCACTGGTGGCGGGAAGTCACGAATTTGTAACATCGCTGTTAGTAGAATCCGGCGCCCCACGCTTTTCATCACGACTCGCGGCATCTTGATGTATCAGATGAAGACCGCGTTTGAGCGTTCGATGGCCTTTCAACTCGCGAACGGCGACCGCTTCTGGAAGGGTAGGGAGGTTGGCGTCATCGGTGATGGCGTCTGGAGTCCTCGTGGCTGTGTCACGGTGGGCATGGTGCAGACCCTGGCTGCCAGGCTTCGCGAGCCGGATCGCAGCAAGTCGAAGGCGGATCAGCTCAAGCAGGCCAAGATGCGGGAGCAGACCCTCAAATACCTGGCGATGGTGGAGTTCGTTGTGCTTGAGGAAGCTCACGAGGTCGGCGGAGACAGCTACTACGCCATCATGGATGCGTGCAAGAACGCTCGCTACCGGATGGCCCTAACGGCTACTCCGTTCATGCGGGATGACCAGGAGTCCAATATGCGGCTGCTGTCCTGCACGGGGCCTGTTCTGATACGTGTCACGGAAAAAATGCTGATCGAAAGAGGGGTTCTCGCCAAGCCTTATTTCCGATACCACACCGTAGGCTACCAGCCTGACCGGGATGGCATCGAGTTGATGAAGGAAAAGGCGATTACCAGCACCCGTCTAGGCCGTTCGACCCAATGGCAGCGTGCTTATAAGCTGGGTGTGATCTACAATCAGCCGAGAAACAATCTGATCGTCCAAGAGGCGGTCAGAGCAGCCGGGCTCCGTTTGCCGGTGATGATACTAGTTTTACAGAAAAGTCATGGGAAGTTACTTGAGAAGCGTTTAAATTTATGTGGAATCAAGGCAAAATTTGTCTTTGGAGAATCTAACCGCGAAGCGAGGCAATCGGCGCTGAATGATTTGCGTGACGGTAAAATTCAAGTGCTGATCGGCTCAACGATTATGGACGTCGGTGTGGACGTCCCGGCTGTAGGTTGCGTCATCTTAGCAGGGGGTGGCAAAGCAGAAGTAGCATTGCGCCAAAGAATAGGACGCGGGCTCCGAGCGAAGAAGGGAGTTCCAAACGTTGCTCTTATTGTTGATTTCATTGATTCCGCCAATAATCACCTCAAGCGTCATTCCATGGAACGCTTGGCGATAGTCCAAAACACACCTGGATTTGGCGAGAATATTACCTACGGCCCTAACGATTTCGATTTCAAAGCACTCGGTCTGAGTGCAGCTTAGGGGAAACTCAGTGGATAAAAGCGATCCAGATAAAAAGTCTGTTAATGCCACATTCAAAAAGAAGAATCATCAAAGATTACGACGGGTGGCATCTGGTCTGAATCTCACCAACAGCGACGTTCTGTGCGCACTTATTGAAACTCTCCCAGATGATGCTATTAAAGAATTGGTGGAGTGGAAAGTGGAAGAGAAGAAAGCGGAGAAAAGAAAGCAGGCAGGGAAGGGAGAGGGTGCCGAGAGTTCAGCCAAACCCATGAAACCGGCAGACGTAAAGAAACTCCTTTCAAAGCTCAAACAAGATAACAACTGATTGCAGCAGGGCTGAAAATGAACACAGGGCGCCTTGGCGCCCTTTTCTCGTTTGCTGTTGTGTTTATCGGTTTAGCACTAGCGCGCCGAGTGCAACGCACACTTTCCCGCACCACAAGCAAACGAAAGCAGCCAGCATGATTCCGGGGATACCGAGGATCAACCACGCCCAGGAGATCACCTCGAGGCCGTAGGTGTTGGTCAAGAACAAGAACTGACCCCAAACTGCAACAGCGGCTACGGCGAGGAAGCAGAGGACGCCAACGGCAATAAACGTAAGACCCACCAGCAGATTCACAACGCTACGCTTCACGGCGCAATACCTCTTCCAGACCTTGCTCAATTGATGCCTTGTCGCGCCAGGAGGTGGACTTGGCGACGCACTTCCCATTCGCGAAGCCCAGCACAGCGGGGATGCCTGTCACGTCGAGTTCAGCGGCCAGGTCTCGAGCAGTCTCCAGATCAGCCACAGCGACGCTGACAGAGGGATTCTCGGCTTCGATCAGTGCCAGCACGGGAACCAGTGAATCGCACGGAGAACCGCACCAACGGGCCGTTAGGAGCAGCACAGCACCTTCGGGGTGGTTCTGAACGAAGGTGCGGGCTGAGTCGCCTTTGGCGATCTCACGCATGGGTCTCTTCCTCGGCCTCGGCGCGCTCTTTTTCGGTCGCGAACAGTGCCTTGGTCATGGTGTTGACGGTGAAGTCCAGGTCGCGGCGACGGTTCAGCAGCTCGGTCTTGCGGCGGAGCAGGTCAGAGACCTGCGCCTCGACGTCAGCAATGGCGTCAGCCGTTGCGGTCTGAGCGTTGATCAGGTCGGTCAGAGCATTCTCGGCGTTGATCAGTGCGCGAGAGGCCATGGCTTGGCTGGATTCGTCGCGTTTGGTGAGCAGGCCCATGTGCGGGTTCCTCGTATGGAAGTAAGCGATGACTTACATATGGTAGCGAGGTGCTTGCCGACAGGCAAGCAGCGGGCGAACTGTGGTTGTATAAGGGCAAAGGGCGCTGAGGCGTCACCTGAATCAGAGCGGGTAATGCGGCGGTGGTATAAGGCGGGCGAAGGTCGGTAGGAGCCGGTGGTATAAGGGACGGAGCCGGGAGTGGAGGCGAATAGGCGGCTATACCCAGCGCTATCTCGGCATTTTCTAGGGCTTTCGCATCTGAGGTCGGCTCTCATGTGCGCGATCCTCTCACTGGCTCCTGCTACCCCTGGTCGTCTGAGAATCGCTCTATTTGCTCGCAGGAGCGACGCAAGGGCTAGAGTGCTGTGATGACACTCACAAGACGCTTGCGTCGCTTGTAGCGCTGTTCTGGAGCGATGACGCTATGCTGTTCTGTTGTCGCTGGAGTCCATCGACGCTTGCGCGTGAATGTAGTCCTCGAGGGCGTGGAAGTCGCGGGCGAGCAATGCACACTGCGCAAGGAAGGCGACGGCATAGCGCAGCGCTCCGACGCGATCGGTAAACGCGGCTCGTGTGGCGATTCTTTCGCGTGACGCTTCACGCTTGTCGTTCTCTTGCATCAAGTATCCGACAGTGGCGACGTTGTTATGTGAGACTTCAACAAATGCGACGTTATTGGCGAGTGTCCAAACGTTGTCTTTGATAACGCAAGTTGTCATTTGCGGTATTCCTTTAAAGTAAAAGCGCACTCCGAAGAGTGCGCTATAAGTAATCCGTGACTTATTATTTTAGAGAGAAACAAAGTCTTGGTAGACTTCATTGTCTTTGTTGACTTCCATTGGTGCGCTGTTTGAACGCTGCGCGGTGACAACTCCGATAGCGTGCGCAAAATTCTTGAAGTAGCTAGCTTGCGTCGGTGTTGCGTGTTGCATGATGCCCTGAATCTCCGGAACGCTCAGAGAAGCGCACTGGGTTGACTTCATGTGCGTTTGCAGAAGGGCAAGCGCTTTGTCGAGTTTGCTTGCGTCTTTGTGAGCGCAGGCGGTCAGGAAGTGACGAAGGCGCTTTTTATACTCGCGGCTCTTGTTCACTGCGTCCGCAAGGTTAATCTCACGCTTGAGGACATAGCGCATAGTCTGTGTGTCCAGTTCAAGCAAACTTGCATTGTATTTTGCGTGGGTGACTTCTACGCTCAAGTCGCGGTCGTCAATTTCCTCTTGCTGACGCTTGTGCTCGAAATTTTCGAGTCGCTGTTGAGCGGCGTTTTTGATGGCGATTTTGGCCTCTTGAATCTTTTCGTTTTTGCTTTCGGTCTTGAGTGCGTCAAGACGGGCTTTTTGCTGTTCTGCGTCTTCAAAGATGCGCTCGCGACGCGGGTTGGCGTTGGCGGCGACAGTTTTGGCGATTTTGATCAGGTCTTTCATGATGTTTTCCTTTTTTCAGAGTAATGCGTTATCGCTTTATGTGAGTGCGATATACGCTAGTTTTAGTTGATGCTAGTTTGGTTTTTAAAGAGCGTATCGAATGTTGCGTTGTCCGCTGCGTCATTCGATGAGTTCATATTAACGTGACTAGTCACGCATGAACAGACAAACGTTTCTATCGTCTCCGAGACCCTGATAAAGGCCCTATATCAGTAAGCGATGACTTATTTTTAAGGGGCGCGCACGCGAATAGAACACGCTGCGAGCAGGCGTCAAGCGTCCCGATGCATCATAGGAAAATAAAATCAGTCAGCGATGACTGATAGGCAGGCAAGTGTTGACGACCTCTGCCGATCATGAGGCACGCCGATGAGGGTATCCCGCAGTTGAGGGAAACCACGGGTGAGGGTGAACCTCATTTGCGGGAAACCACGGGTGAGGGAGGCCCGCAAAAACCGCCCTGATCAAATAAGGCAGCCCCTCAAATGCGGGAGGCCCGCAGCCGCGGCGCCCCGTGCTGCCATGGTGGAGAGGCGGCTAAATGTAGGCAGAGCCTTTCCCTATTCCCATGGTGCCCATACAACCAGATGTAGAGAGAGCCTTTCCCGAACCGCCATGGCTCCGTGTCGCGGTATGCAGATAGAGCCTTTCCCTGTTGCCATGGTCTCAGGCGCCCAAGGGAAAACGCCCAGCGGGGCGCTTCGGGTGATTATGCAAGCAGGCGTGAGGCTTGGCTGTAATCCAGGTCACAGAACTCATCTGGGAAGCTGCGCTTTACCCATTCCGTGAACCTCTCAGGGCCATCACTTGAGAGCCTTGCAGCTAGGCGATCGGCTATCTCACTCGCCTCATTCAGTGAAGGGCCGACTGAAATGACCTTGTAGAGTTGGTGGTTTGCGTAGAGGAATAGGGCATAAGCTGGGCTATGCTCGTCGCCGACGTTGAATATCGCTGTCTCGGTATCGTGCTCCGAGCGCTGACGGTCGACAAACTGCTTGAGCGATCGCTCCATGACGGTATCTCCGTGCCTTCATAGCGTATGTTATAGGCGAACCCACCTAAGCCGTCTTAGCCTTCGAGCAGAAGACCTGTTGTAGAGTAGTTGCCTGAGCAAAGCGAGACCATCATTTTGTGTGGTTCCCCTAATGTGCGTTGAGGTTGGTATGTCAGACCAGTTGATTGTTCAAGTAAAAGGCGGTCCAGGGCAGCGGCCCTCTCTGACGGTGACCCGCAAGAGTCAGGGCTATCGGGAAACCGTGGGCCTGACGATGGAAGACGCGAGAGCCATCTTCAGCCGTGGTGAGCGACCAGATTCGATCGCCAACCTGATGACCGAGGAAGAGTTCCGTGGCTTTGAGCCCGAGCTGGCAGAGGCGTGCGATGAGTGGTTTCAGCGCCTGGGCGACGACGAAGGCTGAGTTGGTGTGGTTTTCTTGACGGCTTTTGGTTCTTGCCTCGGGGAATTTTCTGATCAAGGCGAAAAACGGTAGAAGATACTCAACGCTTAGCCGCGGGTAACGCGCATTCCGCATATGGATAGCGGCCAGAGGCTCACCTGATAACGCTCTCCTTCAAGAGTGGTCCTTCCGATCATTCCTGGGGCAACGGCTTGGTGCTCTATTTCTCTCTCTACCTCGCAAAGCGCAATCAGGTAGGCTTGTAGCGCTTCCAGAGTGCACATCTCCTGGATGGCGAGAGGGCGATCCATCATGTGCTGATAGCGTTGGGCGTCTTCAGCTCCCTCGGGGATAGGCATGGGGACGGTTCTGGTCACCGGCTTGCCGTGAACGATCGAATCTCGTGCCTCGATGCACTGCTCCATGATCTTGCAATGAGCGTTGTTGGTGAAGAAGTGCGGATCGAGCCCGCCCTCGGTCCGAATGATCTTCTGAACGTCGGTGCGCTGTATCGAGTCCTTGATCGAAGGGCGGTAGTGCTGGGCGTAATGAAACAGCATTGCTTCATAGGCGAAAGCGGCATACAGGATGCCGCTCATGATGTGGTAGCCCTGGATCGCTGCATTCTCTTCGTATTGGCCGATGTAGCGATAATACTCAGCTTTAGTGCGTAGCAGGTAAGCTGGTCGTTCGTTCTGTGTCACCGTGCTTTCAGTCGCCATCCCGAGATCCCCCACGTCTTGGTTTGTTGCAGGATAGCGCCCGAAGCCCGGTCTGTCAGATGACGCTATCTCAACCCTCGTAAGCCAGCTTGATCGCCTCATCGAGCGTTTTCACGTCTCTCATGCCATTGGACAAACCGAACACAGCGTAGACGTCGTGCCAGTCGTTGTAGAACACCTGCCGGCCTTCATGAGAGAAGACCTCTTCGTAGCGGTGAAACGCTTTGGATGTTTGCTCGTGCGGGTTGTCACGCTTGGCCCAGGCTTTCAGCGAGACCTCGCGGCGCTTGTCCATCTGTTTCCGGAGCACCTTTGCATTGATGCCCATCCGGCGCGCCATTTGCTCGACGGTAAGGTCGTCGTATGTCTCCGAGGCAAAGGCGCAGCTTTGAAAATTCGCGATCAGACCCATGACAGTAGCCTCCACTGCTGTTGTGCGATGGATGCAGTATGCGACGTGCGAGACAGGGGCTCAGCCCTGCCACTGAGGGTTCCAGAGAGAGAAAACAGTTTCAAGTTTTTGGCTAACGAGTGTAAGTAAGCGGTCGGTTCCGGATATTAGCCGATGATCTCGGGGAAGGGAAGAGCCTTGGTGACGGCAGAGAGGGGCGAGAGAGAAGGGAGATACGGCAGCCGGGGTGACTGCCGTGGTGTGAGATGCGGTTAGTTGAGGAAGCCTCGGATGATCCAAGCGACGAGGCGGGCAGCTAGATACACAACCACGGGGCCGCCAATAGCCAGACCAAAATAGATAAGCGTCTCAACCAATCCTTCGCCGTAGACTATTCCTATCAAACCGAATATAAGCCAGCCGACTACCCATAGGCAGGAAAAGGCCTTGAACAGCCGCACCCACCCCGGTGACTCCAGCATTGCCTCTATCTTGTCCCGCATGTTTGCTCCCTTGATGTTCTGGTTATCTTGTCGTGCCTGCCGTAGCCCTCAATGTGAAATCCACTGCGAGCGTTTCTCTGTGCCGTGGCGACGATATGCCATGGTCGGCGGCGCGGTTAGTCGAGGAAGCCTCGGATGATCCAGGCAAGCAATCTGCCTGCTATGTATATCGCCACAGGAACGCCAATCGCTGCCAAGAAAGGCAGAATGGCGTTGTCTATCCGATCTCCGTCAGCGAGCATGACCACCCCGAAAATCGCCATCCCAAGCGCCCATAGAACAGACGCCACCAAAAACAGCCGCATCCACCCCGGTGACTCCAGCACCGCTTCGATCTTGTCCCGCATGTTCGTTCCCTTGATGTTTTGGTTATCTCGCTGTGCCCGTAGGCGGCCTCCAATGTAACCGAGGCTGCGGGTTCGGTCACTGCCACGGCAGCTCGGCAGAAATGCACCGCGAGCCTTTCCCTGTCCCGTGGTGTCGGTATGCCGTGGTGCTCAGGCAAGAATCCACCGTGGGCCTTTCCCGAGGCTGCCGGCCGACCATGGTCAATGCCGTGGCTCGGTATACAAATCCAGGTCGCGCCTTTCCCGAGGCTGTGTGAGCAGGCGGCAGGTTCGGTGGGAGGGAAGAGGCTTAGGCAGAGGCGGCACCCGGCTCCCATTCCCCTCCCACTCCCTCTCTTTTTCCTCTCTCCCATTTCTCTTTCTCTCTACCGATCTACACCTCTACCTATGGGATTCTCTCTATGGTTGGTCTCTTACCGACGTAGGCTCCTACCTACAGGCATCTCTCTCCTATGGTTCTCTCTTGGATTGGTCTATCTGAGGCTCCTGGTCTGTTCTCTTGTGGTTCTCTCTCTGGATTTGTCTTCTCCGGTTGTCTCTCCTGGCTTTTGGTTCTCTCTCGAGGTTTCGGTTTGGTTCTGAGGGCTGGCTGAGCCTTGCGAAAAAGTCTCCTTGTTTTTGTGGTGTTTCGGGATTTCTGGGCGAGGGTAGGTTGGGCTCGGTGAGCCTTGGGAAAGAAAGACCCTTGATTCGTGGTGGTCGGGGAAAATTGGCTGTCTGGTAGGAGCCTGGTCACAAGCGAGGCTGGATTCGTAGTGTTTCGGGAACCGTTGGTAGGTCTGCTCCCGAGCCTGCGAGGGTGGGGACCGTCTCATCCGAGGGTCTGTGTTGGTCAGCGCTGATCCGAGGCAGAGTTTTTGTAGTAAATGCCTCATCCCCTCTATATAAAACTCATCCGAGGATTACTAACTACAGAATAATAGGGGTAGAGAGAAACAGCGGAAGCTGAGCGGGCCGGGCCCTGTGGCTGCTGGCTGTCTCGGACTGGATCGATCGAGCGCTCGGTGGTCCTGCGGGCTCTCTCCTGGTCTGAGCGTGTTCGGATGGGACGAATGCACCCCTATCGTGTGTCGTCCGGATGCTGGATTGTGTCTCTGGGTCGGATGCGTGTCGGGATCGCTCAGATTTGCGTTCTCAGCGCTTTTCTCTTCGGACGCGACTGATGACTTATGTGACGCTGGGAAACGTCTTCTGCGAGCTTCTGGAGCGATCCCTGTTCAGCGTGGATTGCGTGATGTTGCGTTGACGCTATGGACGGATCGGATGGTGGGGGCGTGATCTGGCGGGAAGTCCCAGTGACCGTGCGTTTGAGGGCGGATTGACCGGCTGGATCAAGTGGGTCACTGGAACTCTTATACGTAGCCTGGCAAACGTCACTTTTTTGACGTTTCGGGGCGAGTGTTCGGCAGGCCGTAGTGATCCATGAGGTCACAGATGGCGTGCTGCGAGTGGTAGCGGCCTTTGGAGCGTGCGACGGCTCGGGCCAGGCGTTCTGTCTTCTGATACTCCCGAACCTGCTCGATAGCCTTCTCGACAGAGGCTTCTACGCCTACCGTAGCCAGGCTCCTTCCGTTGTCCTCGTGAATGGCATCGAGCAGCTTGGCAAGCAGAGCTTCGCGAGTCAGGCCATTCATGGATTCGCACCGACGTGCTTGGCGAACTCTTCGTAGCCGCCGATATGCTTTTGGTCGATCAGAACCTGGGGGACGGTGTTCACATTGCCGAGGGTGCGTTGCAGATCAGCTTTGGTGATGCCGTGCTCGTGCATGTCGATGTAGCAGCCGTCGGTGAGGCGCCCCTGGTTCTTCAGCAGCTCAAGCAGCGCTTTTGCCTTGTCGCAGTAGGGGCAGTTCGGTCGTCCGAAGATGGTGATGATCATGCGAGTTCTCTGAGTTACATAAAGTGAATCATCGCCTGTGCGATGGTGATCTTGTGCTCTCGGGCATACGCTTCGATCTTCGCCATCTGCTGGCCTCGAGCGATTGCGTCCTTGGCTTGCTTGGTCTGTTTGGCGTTGCCTCGGAACACGGCCTTCATCCCTGATCGAGTGTTTCTGGCTCCCTTTACCGCATAGACGCTGTTCTTCAGAGCCGGCGTGCCTCGATCCGCTTTTCTTTTTCCTCTAGGCATCTCTTTTCTCCTGGGTATAGGGGGTCTTTGATGGGGTTGCTGACCTATCATCTGAGCTTTGTGCGATGTGACCTCTTCATGGATCGGAAGAGGGGAGTCAGTAGCAACAGCGGGACCGTTTATCGGGACCGATTTCAGTGGGCGCTTATCTCCACCTGTGGCTGGCCAAACCACCCTACGCTTGTGCGTCAGCTTCACCCCGTTTATCGACGCCCCGACAGACTCCTGTTGCCTGGGCATCACCACCCCATCGTCACCCTTGGAAGGGCCGTGCCGATCGTTGCCAACCGGTCACAAGTGGCGGTCACGCTGCCTTCTGTATCTCCCTCTGTTCTGCGCGGCGTCGAGGGGACGCTCCGTAACTGCTCGGATGAGCCGACTAGCGCGTGGTCGTGGGGTTGCCTACTGGATACAGGCAGTAAGCGGTGACTTATTTTTGCACGCGCAACATGAGGGCTTCAAGCTGGAATTTGCGGTTTGTATCGGAATGTTCTTATACTAGCGGCAGAGCGTATTCAGATTAGTAGGGGCAAGACAGTCCCGAACCGCTGATGCCTCGTTTCAGTGCTTACGGCTCGGAGCATAGCACCCGTCGCCAAGGACTCAGGCAACTGGTCACTACCTCCGGGCTTTTTCTGGACGACAGGTGTAAGTAAGCGTTGACTTATACGAGGCATCAGCGGTATAGTGATTTTGCGGTGGCCATGACCGCTACTCCAATGTATGAACATTCCCTGCTGAATCCCCGTTTAGCTTGAACGACGCCCCGAATGACAATCGGGGCTTTATTTTGCCTGCGTTCTGACAAACCCTTCTGCCAGGTGGCGTAGGAAGGGGCTCACCTTGCCATTCATGAAGTCGATCTTGCGCAGAATGTCGGCGATCTGCTGCTGCTCCTGGTCGGGTGCCTGCATAATCAGCTCTATGACCGTTTCGGACGACATGATGTGCGCCTGGCCGTGCTGATCGGTGACGGTGTAAGTCTCGTCGGGAACGTGCTTCTCTTCGAAGAAGGTCTTGAGGTAGTCGTGCGCTTGCGCCATGTCCGTTGCTCCGTGTTGTCGTGTGGAGTCGCTAGCTTCATCCGAGACAGCTAGGCACTCACGCAACAAAAAAGCCCCTCGAGTGAGGGGCGTCGGTCCAATGGCAATGAACGAATCGGATTAGGCAGCTGTAATTTCGCTGGCCTCCGGAGTCTCGCTGGCTTCTTCGGGGGCCGGCTCTTCGAACTTCAGCACTCCGAGCTTGACCAGCAGGCCCATATCCACGACATGCGATTCCCCAGCGGCGTCCACCACGGAGAACTTGTCCAGTCCAGGCTGGCCGGCATGACGAGTGAAGACGTGAGCAGCCTCAACCGGGTTGGAGGCTGGGACGGTAGCGGTCAGGGTGACGCGGAAAGAAGGCAGTTGCTCAGACATGGCGGATGATCCAAGGAAGTAGGGTTGGCCCTATCTTATAGGAAGTAAGTCATTACTTACAACGACCGGATTCTTGCAGGCAAAAAAAAAGCGGCCTGGCTGGCCGCTAAACTCTGAATCAAGAGAAAACATCAGCTCTTGATGCGCTCTATTCTACAGCAGTGCGTCAGGGGTAGAACAGTCTGAAGTGGTGCGCTACAGGGCAGTGGGGCAGTGCTCGTCAGTAGGCACCTTGCTGTGCGTGGACAACTGCTCCACCAGCTCAGCGAGATCAGCCATTGGATCATCCGACTTCATGACACCGCGAAGCTGGTCGGCCAGTTGCTCCCGAAGCTCCAGGGCGTAGGCGCTGTCATAACAGGTCAGGCCGACGTATTCGCGCTGAAAGACGGCCGGGTCCATCGGATGACGGTAAGTGTCGGACTTGAAGGCGATCAGCATCCCTTCGGAGATATGACGCATCCCCTCACGGGTCTTGATGTAGTGGATGGGCTTGTTGCCCTGGTCGTCCACCTTGTCAGCCATCTCCGGAGTGAAGGGGATGACGCGAATGGCCCGAGGGCGCCTGACGAAGAGGTATTCGAGGTCGATCATTTGACGGGTTCCGTGTGGCGTGTAACAGTAAGCGCTGACTTATACAGCGTTGTCACGTTACGCGCAATTCCAGAGGGAAACATGGACAATCAGCACCGCAAGATCGACGGCTACAGAGATTTCGACCAAGGCACCGTCGACCTGATCAACGAGGTGAAGGCCGCCGAGAAGCAACTGCTGTCGATGGTGAGCCGAATCCAGGCGATCCAGAAGGCGAAGCTGCAAGGCGCCGAGAACGAAATGGAACGGGATCAGGCCGGCGAATCGCTGCGCTGGGCCGCTATCGCGAAGACCCAGATCCAACAGGGGAGCATGTCGCTCGTTCGTGCTGTCGCACAACCCAAGTGATAGGAGCGGGAAGCGCTCTGTGCTGCGTTCTCAGCGCTTCCCGCTGTCAGGATAAGTCAGCATATAGCTGATACGTTAAATCGTCTCCTGCGCGATTCTGGAGCGATTCCCAACAGTCCAGCAATCCTCCTTCCTCCGCAGTGCTTAACGAAATGGCTTAGTGCTTCAGACGCATCCACTGGCAGACGTCGATGCCCTGGCTGCCTCTAGTCTCTCGATACGGGGTCACTTCGTCCACGACGTCGCACCGCTCGAAGAATTCGTCGTCCGCTGTGCCTGAAAGGCGATACGGCAACTCGGAGTGGGGCTCGCCCACGAACACAATGTCGAACGTCCTGCCCAGGGCGTGTGCCGCCAGAACCGCTCTGACAGCTTCGTTTGAGGCCGGCGGCCAGCACATCACCAGCACATCAAAGTCGAACTGCTGAACAGCCTCGAAGGCGCTCATGTCGAGCACGTCATACACCAGGCCATCATGACTGCCGTCGTGTCCGGAGAATCGGCTGGTGGCCGTGATCTCGACGCCATGATCCGCTAGTGCCTTTGCCAGCCAGCCGCGGCCGGCAAAGACCTCCAGGCACCGACGATCACCGATCTCTCGAGCCAGGGCCTTGGTCCAGTGCTTGTCGATCACGCCCCACATTCCGGTTTCCAATCGGAGCGCTTGACGGCATTCGGTCTCGTGGTCGAATCGAGCCGGCACCTCGCGACGGTCAATATCGACGCGGGTGCTGTAGTTCAACGACATGGCAAAATCCTCTTCTCGCCAAAAAAGGGGGCATCCGTAGATGCCCCTCGCACACACAGCCACTCACGCTGTATTCGTTCAGGCTCAGCCTCTCAGATAGCCCCTCGTCGAAGAGCTAGCTGGGAGGCGGGGGCCGCAGCCCCCAGCTCCGTCAGGCTCCGTAGTGGGCCTCGAAGGTGCGAAGCATCTTGTGATCCGGGTCGACGTCGCCGGCAGCGTTGATGATCCGGAAGGTGCGGAACAGCTTCATGATCTGGCCCGCCTGAGCGTTCGCAGTGCCCAGGCTGTAGGACTTGCCGGGGTTGCTCATGTAGCGGTTACGCAGCGACATGGTGGAGAGCGTCTTTTCCTCGAGCAGCAGCTCGAAGCCGATCTGGGTGTAGACCGACAGCTTGCTCCCGCGAACATGCCAGTCCATGAGGTTCACGACCTTCTCGCGAATCTTCTTGGGTAGGCTCATGGATTCGAGCAGGATTTCGTCGCGGGTAGCAGCTCCGTCGGCGCCGTCCAGAAAGACCCAGTGATCCGTAGTGGGCTTGACCTTTTCGTCGATGACAGCGCCAACGTCGATCGCGTCACGGACGGCTTTCGGCTTGCTCTCGGTGCTGGCCTTCGGTTTCGCGGCTGCTGTGGGAGCTTTGGACTTGGATGCCTCGATCTCTTCGTCGGTCAGCGTGGCTTCCTCGAGACGCTTCTTGCGCTCAGCGGATCGAGCCTCGCGTTCGATAGCCTCAAGGTCATCCTCTTCCTCCACCTCTGCGGCCGGCGCCTCTTCTTCGTCTTCAGCCAGCAGCTCTGCCAGCTCTGCACCAATCTCTTCTTCTACGACCGGGGCCTCTTCTTCGGCAGCCAGTTCAGCTTGCGCAGCCTCCAGCGCCTCGTTTTCGTCCAGGTCCGGGGCGGCTTCGACTTCCTCGGTTTCGAAGTCCAGGTCGAGGGCATCGAGTGCGTCCACGCCGTCAAACAGGTTGTCCAGTTCGGTGAGTTGCTGTTGTGCGTCAGCCATGATCGTTCTCCTGATAGTTGGTGTTGTGAGTTGCGATGCTGTCCGCGTCTCTCACAATTTTCATTTTAATGATGCGTTCGCGGCAGTAATCATCAATATCAAGCTATTTTCCAGACGTTTCGCGAATAGAGGCGTGTGCAAGCCGGCCCTTGAAAGCGTCAGCGAACGCCTGAATGATCACGACCATCACACTCAACGCGGCACAAAAAAGACCAAAGGTGGCCGCCTCCAGGGCGATGGCGGCCGGGTGATTTACCAAGGGGCGCTCTCGAATCATCCTCACAGCCGAGAACGTGGCGTATAAGAGGCTGATGGGGATGAGATAGAGCACCTTCAGCAGTGTTTGAAAGGCGAGGGAGTAACAGGCTCCTACATCGCTTGGAAGCCTGCCTATGTGAAGGCTCTTGCACTTCATGTCAGTCACCAGTTACTTATCAATTGAGGTCTGAAAAAGCCCGTATGCCCGTCGAGCCTTGAAGAAGCACTGCATCATCAACGCCGTGTCGTAGAGCGCGCCGTGAGCCTTGGACTCGTCGTAGATGTAGCCCAGAGATTGAGCCAGCTCACGCAGGCTCGGAGGCTTGCCGTCGGGCGTTGCCCAATAGCCATTGACCATCGTGTCGAAGGTCTCCACGTCGGGCAGCTCGAGGCCCAGACGGTCGATTTCGTGGATGATGAAGGGAAAGTCGAACCCGTCCCCATTGTGCGCGACCACCAGGTCGACCTTCTTCAGCAGCTTTATCAGCTTCGGGGCCACTTCCTCCCAGGGCGGGCACTCCTTCAGGTCATCCAGCGAGATGCCGTGGACAGCCTGAGCCTTCGGGTCGATTGAGCGCTTCGGGTTGATCCGCGGCGCCCACTTGCCAACGAGCTTCCCGGTGTTGCTGTCGTGAAGCGTGGTCGCGAGTTCGATGATGCGATGGCCTTTTTCTGCCGAGAGGCCGGTGGTTTCAATATCGAGGCCGGCGATGATCATAGCGGGCGGAATCCTTTATCAGAGAGCGCAGCCAGGGTCTTCGCCCAGGTCTGCTGTGTTTTGACGCTGGCACGCTCTTCGTCGGCGAAGTTCTTGTGCAGTCGCTTTACGATGTTCATGTGGCGATCCCTCAAGACCAGCTCGAGCGCTTCCTCACTACGCCATGCAACGGCCAGTCTGAGTTGATCGGGCTCAATGCCTACGTAGCGCCACGACGGCTGATCGTCCTCCACCTGGCGAGCCATCTCGATCATTTCCCGCCAATCCTCACCAGTGAGCCCGGATACGCAGTTCCAAAGCGTATCCAGCATCAGGTTCATTTCGCGGTGCGTGATCCTGCCGGTCTCAAACAGATGCAGGATGCGGCTCAGTTCGTTCATCGCCTTGCGCTCAAGCTCTTCTTCTACGGTTGGTATGTGCTGTTCAGCGGTAGCCATGATGTTCTCCTGTGCTGATTGGATCATTGTCTTGCGATCAGCAAAGGGGTTCAGCAGCTCTCATGAAGCCACCTCAGTGCAGGCTGATGCCGGAAGATCGCTGTGCTTCGCTGATCAGCAGCTCCATGCGGTCCATTCGTGCCGCGACGGATGAGTCAGCGTCAGGGATGAAGTTGGTCGGGCACTTATTGGCACTGTTCAGCACCAGTCCCTTGATGATCGTCTGGAGCTGGAAGTTCCAGGCCCAGTTGTAGTTCGCCTTCTCCGCAGCGCTGGTGGCATCGTTGGTCACTTCGAAGCTGTTGCCGAGGATCAGCGTCTTGTCGAAGAAAGCCGCCTGGCACTGGTAGCACTGGTCAATCAGCACCCGCACGCTCTCCGCTTCAATATCCGAGACGTCATGCGGCATGTAGCTCAGCGTGTAGCCGGCAATGTCGAGAAAGGTGCGGTCAGTGATGTAGTTGCTGTCGGCTTCGTTCAGCAGATTGACGCTGTGGTTGACCATGTTGCGCTGAACCTCGAGCCGGCGAGCAAAGGGGATCTCAACGTTGGGCGTGACGCCAAAGGCGCGCAGCACTGAAGAGAGGTTCATGTCCACGTATTTCATGCCCCAGCGCTTCGCGACGGCTTTCGCCAGGGTTGTCTTGCCAGATTTGTGAGGGCCGGTGAGTCCAAAGCGATCCATGTGGTGTTCCTTACAGCAGGTCGTTGCGGGTGTAGGTATGAATGTCCGCCAGTCCCTCGACGAGAGGGTGGATGGCGGTTTCGGTGTAGTTGGTGACTCGATCCATATTCGGAAAGAAGGTGTCCGCGTCATCGGCCTGCTCGTTGACCCGAGTCAGGATGATCTCGTGAGGCAGCGAGCGCTCAAGGGCTTCTCGATACACCTGCCCACCGCCGATGATGAACGCATGGGACTGCATGGTCCGGCAGGCGTTTTCCAGCGCAGCGTCGAGACTGGAAACCCAGTTCATGTCGCCAGTGAACACGCTTCCGCTGGAGGTCATGACGTAGTTGCGACGCTTGGGCAGAGGGTGCCCAATCGACTCGTAGGTCTTTCGGCCCATGATGATGGCGTGGTGCTCGGTGGTCTTCCGGAAGTGACGCATATCCTCCGGCAGCTTCCAGATGAGGTCGTTATTTCGGCCGAGTTCCCAGTTCTTGCCAACGAGTGCAATCGCAGAAATCTTCATGGTGTCACCTTAGTCAGTGCTTACTTATTATGCCGTGTTCGGGGAGAGGGTGCGAGGCAAAGAGAAGGGGGCTTACGCCCCCTCCATTGCCCTGATCCTGTCAGCTTGGAAGCTGGTAGCGCTTCCCGTGAGAAGTCGTGATAGATGCCGGCGGCAAATCACCGACACCCGAATCTCTTGCTCTGAAGCGGCCCGTGCTTCCTCGTTTTGACGGTTGATCTCGTGCTCGCGAGCCCTGGGCAGTCGGAAGTCGGCGCTACGGAGGGGCTTTCCAAGAGTCCGAATATCCATCACTCTTCCCCCATGCGCGCTTTGATGATCTCGCGCAGCACGCCTTCCAGGTCACTGACTTCGCGCACTCTGATCACGCTGCTCATGGCTTCATGGACGGTCTCGAAGCACTCCGCCATGTCAGGCTCAATAGGCATCGAGGCCACTCGGCCATCTTCAGCCCGGTTCCACTTCTTGATGTGCTCGTTCATGCTGCCAACGATCTGATAGGCGCTGAACAGCAGGGGCATGGCGAGTTTCATGGCGCCATCCATGTGCTCGATCTTCTCTTTGGCAGCATCAAGTTCCTCCACCACACCCTGAGACTTTTGATTGGCGTCGATGAAGCTCTGAACCAGGCCCTCATGCATCAGGGCAAGCTCGTCGTAGCGTTGTTGCAGATCGGCCATCTCGGCACGGGTGCGGATCAGCTCGCCTCGCAGTGAGGCGGACTCGGAGCGGGCGGCCTGCTGAAGCATGAAGACGTCGATACGGGACATTTCGTTTTCCTTTCGTGTGTTGTGTTGCGTGAGAGTATTTTCTATCAGTTAGCGCAGGCAGTAAGCGCTGACTTATCAAATCGGGCAAATTTAGGCGCCGGCTGCACCCAGGTTCTCGACCTGCTCTTCAAGACGCTCGATGGTGTTCTCAAGGCTCTTGATGTGCCGAATGAACACGTCTGACGGCTTGCCGTCCTCCTGGCGAGCCTCTTCCGGGTCAATATCGAGGGCGTCAGCGATCTTGATCAGCGTCTCCCATAGCGCATCATTCTGGGCCGTCTGTTCGGCCACCAGAGCGCGGGCAAAGTTGAAGACATAGGGATTCAGGTCTTCGGAGCCGTCTGGTTGGTGCTTGAGCTTGAAGCCATTGGCCAGTGCCAGCTTACGGATGCGATCATTTGTGAGTGGCATCGTTGTCCTCGCTATCGACCAGGTATGCGTTGTGTTCGTGGTTCAGGTAGTGGGTCAGCCAATGTTCAGCTTCCGCAAGGGACTTGTAAGAGCCGAGCAGGGCGTCACCCTTACCCTCACGCTCTTCAATAACCCTGAACCGCTCCACTCGAACCCCTTGATGATCTACCAGAATCGGCCCGCACCCTTCGCAAATGACCGAGGCCAGCGTGCTCTCGTCGCAGAGGTCTTTCAGGTCGCCGGTATCACGACCCCAGACCTCGACGCAGCACTCTCGGCAGAATTCAGCCATGCTCCGCCTCCCTATCGCACACTTGAAGCTCTTGCTCGAGGTTAGCCCGGTGCTGGGCGATCGCCTCTTCAATGTCGAGCATGTCTTCCTGTGGAATCCCCATTGTCTGTTCCTCGCTTGTCGTGTGTTGCTTTGAATACTGTAGAGAGACGACGAGAGGGGCGCGAAGCCCCTCTGCGGTCCAAGTATAAGTAACGGCTTACTGAGTGATCAAGACAAATGTTCAGCCTCTTCCCTCGCCAGCTTGCGGTATCTGGCGATCTCGTCGGCATCTGTGACCTCAACCAATCCCACATCCCAGTCGTCAACGACGCCCGACTCCCAGTCCCGGCTGACGTTGATCACGGTGGGGATATAGAGCGAGCCTTCCTTGAGGCCGCCCTCTGGCATCTCAACCTGCGCATCAACACCCAGCTCGCTCAGACTCTCGCTCAGGCAGTCGTATCCCATCACCACCAGCGGCTCCAGCACCAGTCCGGTGATAAGCGAGCTGTCGTCTCGAACCCCAAATGTCTCGGTGGGAAGGCACTCATATACGACAGGGCCATTGCCGTCATGGCGTTCATCGCTGATGGTCTCGAGCAGCTTTACCAAGTCCTTCATTGGGACACCTCCGGCATGACAGGCTTCGGGCCATATTTCGTGTCGCAGACGCCCGTATCGCGGTAGATGTTGTCTCGCACCTCGCGCATCAGGCTGCGTGCCTGCTTGTCGCACCAGGTATTCACCGCAGAACGCGGGTTTCTAACGCCCTGGTGCCCCTTGACCCACTTCATCTTGACGAAGACGGCGCCCCGGTCCTTCAAAGCCATTGCTCTGTCTTTGATCGCTTGGATGGCCGACTGACAGTCCGCCTGGATCACCACTACCTTCTCTTCGAGGGCAATGTTGGCCTCAATGAAGCTCAGTGCCTCTTTGAGGGCCAGCACCTCTGCGTCGTTGCTGCCTGCCACATTCATTTCGACCCCGGACAAGCGCTCCGTGCGAGCCGGCTCATCGTGCTTGATCCAAGCTGCCCAGCCGGCAACCTTCGTGTTGGGACAGAACGAGGCATCGGTGAAGACCGTTACGTAGCGGTTCATGACTCGATCTCCTGAGCAAAAGGCTTCCATGTATCGCCAACGGATCGAACCTTATCCGCGGGCATCAAGTTGAGGTAACGATGGATGGCTGCCTGCTTGTCGCTGGCCTTGATCTGCTTGACGTCCACGGCGGGCGCTTGCGGGCGCACACAGCACGTCAAACCCACTCTGTATTGCTTCATGCGGCGTTCTCCTGCTCGGCAAGGACTTTCCCTAGCTCCACAAGGAAAACCGGCCAGACGTGCTCCCAGAAGGTTTCCAGGTAGGCTGCTGGTGAGTGACACAGACTCACGTTGTAGGGGTCGTTGCCGTAGACCGCTTCGAACAGCGTCGTTGGCCGGCTGTAGCAGAAGTCGCCATTGTTGACTGACTCATGCCAGGCAATATCCGACAGCACTTCTATGACCTCATGATGATCACAGAACGAGTGGTCCTGAACGCCGTCGTAGTAGGCCCGAGCCTGCTCACGTTGAAGAACCCCTTCGCGGCGCAGCTCGATGATGCGTCGGACGATCTCTTTCCTGGTGCCGTCGTCATCAAAGCGCTGCATCTCTGATCTGGAGGCCAGCTTGTTCATGGCGTAGTCGAAGCTCAGACCCGTGAGAAAGTCCAAGAAGGAGCCTTCGCCGCAGTGAGTCCAGGTGTAGCCCCAGGGGCCGAAGTCACCGCTGATGGTCAACGTGCCGCCGTTGATGCGGCTTTGCTCGGAGCCCTTGAAGGTGTCGACCGTGAAGAGGGTAGTGCCGCCGTTCATGCCGATGGCGAGCTGAAGGATCTTCTTTGCGCGGCAGGTGTAATGGTGTTGGCTCATTTCGTTTCTTCCTCGAGTCGCTTGTTCAGTTCTTGGTGAAAGAGGTCGATCCAGCGCTTTTGAATAGCGGGACTCTTCGCCAGCACCCCGTGCCGGCCCGCCTCTAGCATTCGCTTGGCGTTCAAAATGTGCTGCTTGTCCATGCTTTCCAGGGGCGTAATCCGAGTGCCCTTACCGGGCCAACAAGCTGTATTCAGACCCATAGCGAAGCGCTTGATGCCTTCCGGCTCAGCTCTCACCATGTTTGTTCGAGACGCCACGTCAGCGCTCTTGGGGATTGAATTCGACGTGCTTTGCTGAGGCGCTTCCGGCTCTGGCTGTATGCGGGTCAAGAAACTCAGCGCTCCCCATTCCGGATTGTTCATGGTCATTCCTCTTGATGCGGTGGCGCGTAATGCGCTCCAGGGTGGTGATCCAGCGCAGCTTGAGGTTCGGGTTCAGCTCCAGGCCCTCAACGGCGCCGCTTGCGATCTGTAGAAGCACCTCTCGCGCCATGCCGATGCTCATGTAGTCGAGCGGGATGGCTTTGTTGCCCTCGAGCCCCGGCCACATCGACTGCTCGAGAGCTTCTTGGTAGAGATGGAAAAACTCTGCCGCCTGAACTTCTTCAAGCGTCACGGTTTTGTTCGAAGGCATTGAAAATGCTCCGTTTTCTTCGTGTAGTGTCATTGTCTGATGCGAAGGAGAGGGGGAGTAGCGCGACGTTGAAGCCGCGCTACTGAGTCAGACGGCGACGGGCGCCTTGATGAACTGGTGGTGGTGGTAGTTGTGAACCTGAATATCCTCGAAGCGATATTCGGCAGGGTCTTGATACCGCTCAGCGTTCTCCAGCGTGACGAAGGGCACTTCTTCCTTTGGCTCGTTCTTCATCTGCTCAGCCAACTGGTCGACGTGGTTGGTGTAGATGTGCGCGTCGCCGATGGTGTGAACGAATTCCATCGGCTCCATGCCCACGAGCTTCGCCAGCATGTGAGTCAGTAGAGAGTAGCTGGCGATGTTGAAAGGCACGCCGAGGAAGAAGTCGCCAGACCGCTGATACAGGTGACAGGACAACCCGCGAGTGGCCGGCACCAACTCAGCGATCTGCTGGTCGGTTACATCGTCCCCATTGAGCAGCGCACATTCAGCCTCGGAAATCGGATGGCCGGCGCACTTGCGAATGTCTGCGCGAGTCTTGGCGATCTGCCGGCGCTGAAGGGGTGACAGCTCCTGGCTGTAGAAGTGAACCAGGGTGTGGCAAGGCGGCAGTGCCTGTTCTTCAACAACCGAAGGGTTCCAGGCAGTGAGGATCATCCGGCGCGAGTCCGGGTTGTTGCGGAGCTGTTCAAGTATCGAGGCGATCTGGTCGATTTCACGATGCACCGCATACTTTCCGAACGAGACCTCACCGATCACCGTGAAGCCTTGCTTCTCCAGGTCATCAAGCTGGTCGGCGCTGACGATTCGAGTGTCCTGCCAATGGCGCCACTGAACACCGTAAACCGGCCCCAGGTCGCCATTCTCGTCCGCCCAGCTATCCCAGATCCCCACGCCGTTCTCTTTGAGGTAGGCGATGTTGCCTTCGCCACGAAGGAACCAGATCAGCTCATGGATGATCGACCGCAACACCAGCTTCTTGGTGGTGAGCAGAGGTAGTTTGTCGCCGGTCAGGTCGAAAGCCATTTGCTGGCCGAAGACGGAGATCGTGCCGGTGCCGGTGCGATCACTCTTCATGATGCCCTCGTCCGCGATGATTTCGGCGGTATCGAGGTAAATGTCGTCGGGGGTCAACATGTCAGTATCCCAGGATGGTGTGAATGAGCGGGGTGTAGTCCGCGGTTCCCAGTAGGAGTGCGAAGGTGACTGCGGTGCCTTTTAGAAGCGCCATAGGGCTCTCTCCGTGTCGATAGTAAGTAAGCTATGACTATGATCACGGAGCGCACTTAGGCGCTCCATGAGCCCATGCAGGAGGGTTACGCGGCCGCTTTCGCAACTTTGCAGATAGGAGCCAGATCAGGCTCAGAGAAGAGCGGATTCTTGATGATCTTGTTGGTGCCGGTGTGCTTTGCAATCCAGCGACCGTCATCAATACGAGTGAAGGCCAGCTCGGAAATGGGGGCAGGGCTGCCGTGCTCGAGCATGAACTGAACGCAAGCCTCTTCATCCTTTAAGGATGCCGGCAGCAGCTTGCTCATGTTCGAGCGGTGAACTTCAGTCAGAACTTCCAGCGGGCTGACGTTGAAGGCAGCAAACATCATCGCGGAGATGCCGGCGACCACATCCTCGCTCATGCCGCTCAGGTCCATCTGCTCAGCATCGCTGCTCATGTCGTCACTCAGGTCGGCAAGGGTGCCAGCGAAGCAGCGACGGAGTTCCGCGAAGTCGTCGTCTTCATGGCGTGACCATGCCTCGCGAGCGCGGTTTACGAAGGATGCTTCGTCGATTTCCCTGTCGATGGCGAACCGCTCGAAGAAGTCGCTGGCAACACCCTGTTCGACCAGGTTGCCGGCACCGAAGTAGATGGCGTCAGCCATCGCGTCAACTACACCCACCTTGTTGCGGCTGATGGAGGCGGTGTAGCCCTCAAGGAACTCTTCTGCCAGGTAGCCCATGCGCTCAAACGCACGCTTTGCAGAGAGCTTTGTCGGCTCGTCAGCGACAGGGTGGCCGAAGACCTCATGGAATTCGCGCACCATCGCGACGATCTTGTCCAGGTCCAGAAAGTGTTGAGCCGGTGTCATGTGTGTTTCCTCGTTTATGTGGTGTGTCAGTCATCGCTGACTTAGCTATCGTCTCGCTTGTCACTCAGGCAAACGAGCACAAAAAAAGCGGGCACTGCCGCAGCAGGCCCGCCAAGTATAAGTAGTCGGTTACTTATATTTCAATATCCAAAGCAACCTCACGCAGCTTCTCGAGCCTGAAGTCAGTGCGGATGCGGCCCAGCAGGTAGGAGCTGATCTCGGCCTCTTGTGGCGCCACCTGGACGTTTCCGCTGTAGAGATACTTGTTGACCCAGGGCACTGGATGAGCCGCTTCACGCTCAAACATCGGCGCGTAGCCGGCTCCAGCCATCGTTTGGTTGGTGAAGAGTCGCAGGGCACCATCAAGAATCTCGACAGTCAGACCCGGCAGCTTACGACCTTCGCTCAGCAGATGATTGGCCCAGGCCAGCTCCTGCTCGTAGCACTCGCGGAAAATCTGGTAGACCTCATCCTTGGTGGCCTCAAAGTCAGCCTTCCACTCCGGACCTTCCTTGCCGCTGCCAATGGTCTTCAGCACGTCTCCGATGGCTTTGCGATGCAGCGCCTCATCACGAGCAATGAAGCGGATGATCTTGGCGTTGCCTGACATGCAGTGCAGCTTCTCGGTGAAAGCGAACGAGCACAGGAACGACACGTAGAACCGGATGCCCTCAAGAGCGTTGACGGCAGCCAGCGCCTTGATGATGGAGCGACGCATCAGGCTCGGAGTGATCAGCACTCGCTCGTTGCGAGAGGGCACCATGTGGTAGCCGTAGCCATAGACCGAGTAGATCATGCCAAGCTCGATCAGCTCGTCGTAAGCCCGAGTCAGCGCCTCAGTCCGATTGACGATGTTCTCGTCGACCACGATGCCATCGAACACCTCGCCCGCATCGGGGAAGACGTTGCGGATGATGTGGGTGTAGCTGAAGTCGTGAATGGCCTCGAAGGACGGCCAGACAACGGTGAACGTCTCCAGCTCCGGCACAGAGATCAGCGGACCAAAGGCCAGCATCGGGGCGCGAGCCTGAACTGAGTCGAGAAGAGACTGGTAGCGCAGGTTTGCCAGGAAGATGTAGCGCTGGTCGTCGTTCAGCACGTTCCAGAACTCGAACTTGTCCCGACTCAGGTCGACTTCCTCGGGCATCCAGAACTGGGCGAACTGCTCGCGTGTTGCCCGATCGAGGAAGCGGTGCTTCACGCGGTCATAGCGTGCAACGTTCAGCCCCTGGCCGAGAAACATGGGCTCGCGGACGGTATCGACTTGCTTGGTGTTGAAGGTTGTGTAACTCATGACTTACTTACTCTTCTGGATATGGTTAGAGGGAGCAGCCGCCGCCGGCACACGCAGCGCCGTCAAGCAAGTCAGCAGGCGAGGTGGCTGATGCCTCGGCACTCTCTACAGAATGGGATTCGTCGCCTTTCCCAGCCTGATCCTCGTCGCCCTGACCGTCGCGCAGGTTCGAGTAGTAGAGGGTCTTCCCGCCGATGCGATAGAAGAACAGCGCCTCGTAGAGCATCTGTTCCATCGGCACCATGCCGTCTTCGTAGCTGGCCGGGTTGTAGTTGGTGTTGGTGCTGAGGGACTGGTCGAAGAATTTCTGCATGATGCCGCAGATCGCCAGATAGCCCATGTTGTCAGGCATCTCCCAGAGGGTTTCGTAGGCGTCCTTCAGCTCTTCGTAATCTGGCACGACCTGGGTGATGGAGAAGTCAGCATTGCCCTTCACCGATACAAGCTCTCGTGCCGGCTCAATGCCGTTGGTGCTGTTGGAGACCTGGCTGGAGGACTCGCAGGGCATTTGCGCTGATAGGGTGCCATTGCGCATACCGTGTGCCAGCACCTGCTCGCGCAGCCAATCCCAATCCAGGTGCAGCGGTTCGTCGTGCAGATCGTCCACGGCCTTCTTGTAGTGGTCGATCGGCAGCAGGCCCCGTGAATACTTGGTAGCGTGGAAGCCCGGACATGCGCCAAAGCGCTTCGCCAAATCCACTGATGCCTCGATCAGATAGAACTGGAAAGCCTCCATGTATTCGTGAACGAGGTTGTTGGCGGAGCCATCGCTGTAACGGGCGCCGTGCTTGGCAATCCAGTTGGCGAGGTTAGTGACGCCGATACCCAGAGGACGATATTTCTTGGTGGCATTGCGTGCGGCCGGCACCACGTAGTCCTGATAGTCGAGCAAGGCATCGAGGAACTTGACCAGAACGCGAACGACGCGACGCAGCTTGTCCAGTCCGACACGACCCATGTTGACGCCGGCCAGTGTGCAGAGCGACACCTCGCCGTTGGGATCGTCCACGGTCAGGAGAGGCTTGGTCGGCAGGGTGATTTCCACGCAGAGGTTCGTCATCCGGATCGGTGCGATCTCGGTGATGAACGAGCTGTGCGTGTTGCAGTGGTCCACGTTCATGATGTAAACGCGGGAGGTCTCGCCACGCTCGAGGAAGAGCATGGTGAACACCTCGACGGCGCTCATGGTTTTCTTGCGGACGCTCGCGTCTTTTTCGGCAGCCTCGTAAAGCTCGACCCACTTGGCTGTGTCAGCGAAGAAGGCGTCATACATCCCCGGCACTTCATGCGGGGAGATCAGCGTAATGTCCTTGCCTTGCTGGAGCCGCTGCCAGAGGTAGCCGTTGATCTGGAAGGTGTGATCCATCCGGCGCACGCGGTTCAGCTCAAGGCCCTTGTTGTTCTTGAGCACCACCAGGTTCTCAAGCTCCAGGTGCCAAAGCGGCCACATCATGTTGGCGGAGGCACCGCGGATGCCGCCCTGTGAGCACGCCTTCACGGAAGCCTCGAACTTCTTGGCAAAGGGCACGACGCCAGTGTGATAGGCCAGGCCACCACGGACAGAAGAGCCCTCAGCCCGAATCATGCCCAGGTTTCCACCAAGGCCAGCTCGTGCAGCGCCGTAGAGACTCGCGACGTCACAGGCTGCGTTGATCTCTGCCAGGGAGTCGCCGGCTTCAACAACCACACAGGAAGAGAACTGACGTAGAGGCGTGCGCACCCCACCCCAGATAGGTGTCGGCAGGGAGCCTTCGAAGCTGGTCACTACGTCATAGAAGTCTTTGACCTCTTGGATCAGCTCGTCGCCTTCGTAGTGCGTCGGCAGGACTGCCATGCCGATCAGCATTGCCGCGTGCTGCGGAGCGTCGTAGATGCGGCCGGACACACGGTTCTTGATCAGATACTTCGAGGTCATCTGAAGCGAACCGGCGTAGTGGAACATCATGTCCCGCTCAGGCCGGATATAGTCGTTCAGCTCTTCAAGCTGCTCGATGGTGTAGGGCTCCAGCAGCTCCTTGTCATAGACGCCTTGCTCGATCAGGTGCTGGGTGTGAGTGGCGAGGTGAGGGTATTCGAACTGCTCGTAGGCTTCTTTGCGCGCCCGGAAAATCTCGAGTCGGCCGGCGACCAGGGCGTAGTTCGGATGGAAGCCTTCTTCTACGCCAATCAGGTCGGCCGCAGCCTGGGTCAGAATGGTGTGAATCTTGGACGTCTCGATGCCATCGTAGAGGTTGGCTTCGACTTGCTTCATGACAGGTTTGGCACTGACGCCCTTGAGGCCGCCAATCGCCCAGAACAAACAACGCTCGATCTTTTCGAGGTCAGACGGCACACGCGAGCCGTCACGCTTGATAACGTGCATTCGGGTAATCCTGCGAGTGGATGGTGGTCTTATTGTAAGTAAGCTATGACTTACTTACTAGGCTTGACAGATACGCAAAAGTGCCTGCCAAGCCTATATGTGGTAGGGGTGGGTTCTGCGGTCTACATCATGCTGCTTTCAGAAAGGCGATCATGCGTTGGAAATCAAGGGAGTCCAGACCAGCGTAGATAGCGGCGATTGCGTCAGCCATGTGCTCGGCCTGGCCTGCAATCACAACCATCTCGCCGTTCTTTTTCTGCATGGGCCAGGGCGCTTCGGGGTGCTGCTCCATCGCCCAACGGATCATGTCGTTCTTGCTCGCCGTCCTGCAGCCGGCGGACGCTTTTTTGACCTCCGTGGGTGTCACTGGAAAGAAGGGACTGCCCATGCCTCGGATAGAGCCCAGAACGCCCACACAGATGCCGTAGGAGGCCATCGCTCGTGATGACTGGCTACCTTCAGGCACTTCGGCAAAGATCACCTGAGCGCCTTCTGCCGCCTTCCTGGCGCCATCGAAGAGCTGGTAAGCCGACTCTACGTCCTTGCTGTTAGCCCTGACCTGCTTGCCAGTGGGTAGAGTGGGGCGAATGACGTCCAGGTCCATGATCGTGACCTTGAGCGTATCCAGATCGAGAAAGCCTCGAGCGACACCCCAATTTCGAAGTGAAGGATCGAACGAACATACGGAGATTTCTGCCATCGCGTGTTCCTCAAAAAGCAAGAACGCCGAACTCGGGATTGCGCTCGCGCTCTACCCGGTAGCGTTCTTCAGGTGATTGGCCTTCAGAAGAGGCCAGTTCAGGGATTTCGATAGTGGGTTTGGAAGGAGAGCTGCGCGGCACGATGAGTTGGCCTTCGTAGAGGTAGGGCGCTCGGCGCTTCTCGGCCAACTCCATGAGGATGTTGGTCGTGGTCCCGGCATTGAGGCTGCCGGCTTCGAAGCGATCCATGATGTAGCTTCCGATTTGGCTGCTCAACGGCATAAGACCCAGGTTGAACTCCCTCAAGTTCAAGGCGTCCATGCGTGAACGGGTCATGTCGGTGATCATGGTGCCGAAGGTGGATGCTCTCGCCCCCGGCAGGCGCCCGCCGAAGTAACGAACGTATTCCGTCTCCGGCACACCAATAAGCTCGCCGTCGCGGTCTCGAATGAGCAAGGCCAATTCCGGCTGCCAATCAGGTCTGACGTTGAACGAGAATTCTTCTACGTCAGCCAAGTCCGACACCATCATGGTCTTGGTCTTGAGGACGACGGGAGCTTCCTCGTCATGCCAATTTCCCATGTCGTGACTGGTCACCCGATGAATCATCGTGTCGTCAGTCATCAACTGGGTCATGCGGCGGGCGAAGTTCGGGGCTTCCTCATGTGGCTTGATGAATGTCGCGCAGATCAGTCGCCGCCAGTCGAAGCGCGGGCGCGACAGGTCTTCGCGTGGAGTGAAGTAAGGCTGCATTGCTTGTCACCATAAGTAAGTGATGACTTATTATGCAGCGCACGCCACAGGGACGCACGCTGCAATTTTCGGTCAGTCTTCTACGCGACTGACACCGCCTTCTTTGGTAACGGTGATGGCATCGCTGATGAAGTGGTTCATGTCGTTGTGACTGATCACGAGGACGGTGCCGGACTTGGTGGCCTTCTCCTTCATGATCGACATAAGGCGCTCAAGTCCATCGGCATCCAGGGCGTGGTCGATCTCGTCGAAGATGAACAGCGGTATGGACTTAGCCGAGCGGGTGGAAACCAAGTCCTGCAAGGCCATCGCCGTTGCGATTCTGACTTTGCGCTTCTCACCGCCGGACAGTCCGCCGAAGCTCTTGGCGCCCTTGTCGTTCACCACCTGAATCGCGAACTTGTCACGGAGTTCGCCACCTTTGGTCATGCTGATCGTCTGCCAGGTCGCCGTGATCTCACCTTCTGACAACTGACCCAGGTAGTGCGAGGTCCGATCGTTCAGTGCGGGTGTGACGTGATCCAGAATGTGAGCGCGGACGCCACTGGTGCCCAGCACCTCCGAAGCCTTCACTGCGATCAGATGACGGCGCTTGGCAGCTTTCACGTCCTCGGATTTCTTGGCGATGCCGGCCTCGAACTTTTCGATCTCCGCCTTCGTGTCCTCCATCATGGGTAGGTAGGGGCTGGTCTTACCCAGCAGCTCTTTCACCTTCGCGACTTTTGCCTCGAATTCACCCTTCACACGCTCCGCTGCGTGCAGCTCCCTGTCCAATGCCTCGATAGCGCTGCGAGTTTCGCGCTCTGAGCGTCGTTCGCTCTCAACATTAGTCATCGCACTCTCGAAGCTGGCAAGCGTCTTAGAAGCGCTCTCCGCTCGTTTTTGCGCATCAACCAGCTTCGCTTTCACGTCCTTGTAGCTTTGCGCAGCGTCAGCAAATGCTTTTTTGCGTAGTGCGCGAGCATCGTTCAGGTCATCCGAGCAGTAGGGCTTTCCGCACTCGCCGCAGGGCTTGCCCACCAGGTCGTCGACGCCTTCAAACTCGGCCTTGCGCTGGCGAACCACCTCCGCCAGTCGCTTGACCTCGCTGGCACCAATTCGAAGGTCGCTATCGGCCTGGCTCGCAAGCCTGCTCAGGCGATCTTGTTCCTTCCGCTCGCCGTCGGTGGCCTCGATACGTGCCAGAATCGCCGTCAGCTCTTCGTGGAGCGCTTTTCTCTTACTGACCAGCTCCTTGGGCTTCATGCCCAGATAGCGTTCCTTGAGCGCCTTTGCTTCGTCCTTGGCGCTCTCGACGGTTTCGTCACGCTGCTTGCACCATTCCTCGTGAGACACCTTCTGACGCTCCAGGTGGTCCTCATGAGCGGCTTTCTGGGCGTTGAGCTTGTCGAGTTCGACCTCTTCCTGCTCGACCTCACGCTTGAGGGTGTTGGCCTTCTTCAACTGCGCCTGATACGCAGCGTTGAGCCGATCAATGCCGGCCGCTTCCTCGACCAGCGCCTTCAGCTCCTTGTCGGTCATGCTCGGCAGATCAGGCATCCGCTCCTGACCGGCGTAGATGGAGTTGGCAAAGACAGACTCGGTTGAGCCGATGATTGTGTTCACCAGCCCCTGGGTCTGTTTGTCGGTGCCTTTGGTAATGTCCGTGCCGTTGTGGGAGACCAGAAGCCGGTTCTTGTGCTTACTGTGCTTGCGGTGACGGCTGATCTCGTAGGTGTCCGGGCCATCCTTGATCGTGACGGACACTCGGCAGTCCTTGCCGGCCACGTTGTTGATCACGTCATCGGTAGTGACCCCGCGAGCCGTCTTGCCGTAGCAGCACCAGAAGAGGGCATCCACGAGCGATGACTTGCCGGCGCCATTGGATGAGGCAGCGTCGTTCTCCAGGTTGCGGCCTTGGATCAGCAGCAGGCCACGTCCGGCCAGGGCCACGTCCGCTTCGCCGATAGACAGGAAGTTCTCGATAAACAGGCGTTCAAACTGCATGGTCGATCTCCGCAAGAGTGTTCAGAACGGCCGTGTTCACGTCGTCCTTGATGGCTTCGGGGATGGTTGAGGCGTCTTTGATGAAGTGGCTGATGCTGTCCTCGAGGCGATCCAGACTGGCCTTCGTTGCCCCCTTGCGGGTGATCACCTTGTCCTTGCGTAGCGGCATGATCAGCGCAGCAGCGGCATCCAGCTCGTTCTCGAGCATGTCCCGATACTCCGCGACCTCTTTCTCGTCCTCGATCTCGATCCGGGCACGAGCGTAGTTGCCCTCGAGTTGGTCGAAGTCCTCTTCATCAAGGTGTTCCATGTCGATGAACTTCGGGGCACCCGTTTCGAACTGGAATACGGCGCCGTCATCCTCGACCAGGAGGTAGCCAGCCTTGCTGCCGACGTCACCCCAGTTCTGATGTGTCAGCGCGCCCACGGAGTAGACCTTCGGGCGAACCTCCTTGTGGTTGTGGTAGTGACCCACGAAGACGTTCTTGAAGCCGAAGCCCGCCAGCACGTCAGGATCAATGCCGTGATCCGGAAGCCCTGGGATGATTTCGTTGACCGGTGCGTGAATCATCAGAGTGGTTTCGGCCGTCACGACCGCCGGCGTATCGGCAAGGATCTTCGCGATGGCATTGAGCAGCGCCTGTTGCTTCGCGTGCCAGGGCACCATGAGGACTTTGTGCTCCGGCTCGTAGAAGAAGCCCTCGGATACGACATGAACGCCTGTGCCGGCCAGGGCCTCACCACTGTTGCCGATGCGGTTGGAATCCTCGAACTCTAGGTCGTGGTTGCCCGCCAACAGGTAGACCTTCAAGCCGATCTCATTGACGATCTCAGCGAAGAGGTCAGTGACCGGGTTCAGCACGGAAGGCGCGACACGACCTCGAACATGGAAGATGTCGCCGCAGTGGAAGAGGGCATCGCACCCGGCTTTCTTCAGGTGCTTGGCGAGGTCGCGTGTTTCATCAATGGTGATTTGCAGACGACTGTTGATGTGGCCGTTCTGCTTCGCGAAAGCCGTCCATGCGTGGTAGTGGCTGTCGCTGATGACTCCGAAGGGCATGATAGCCTCCAAGTAAGTAAGCGGTGAGTGTGTGGTTTGGTTAAAGCGATACCAGGTGTCGGAGCAGAGCCAGCTCCCTGACGCCGTAGTGGGTGCCGTTCAGCGTGAGCTGAGACACGACCGGCTCGTCAGTGTCGGGGCGGTATCGACAAGAGGTGGTGTTGTAGGTAGCGATCCCCTTTGGCGTGATGACCTTGAAAGTCAGATTGACGAGCTTGTTGCGCTCGTTTCGGTTCTCGTAGACGTCCAGCAGATGCAGGCGGTTGCTGGTGAAGGTGGTGTAGCGACTGATGGCCCAGCAGGCTTTGACATGATCGTCGGTGAGCGACTTGATGCGGGACTCGTCCAGAGCAAAGGTCGCACCGCCGGCCAACATGATTCCGGACAGTAGGGCGAAAGGAGCGAGGCTTTTGAGCGATGGCAGTTTCATCGTTGTGTTCCTGTGTGCGTTTGCAGGATCAGTTTATGAGCGTGACGACAGGGACTCATGTCGCTAAAACGAAGAAGGGCCGCCAAATGGCGACCCCTCAGTAGGTGGTTGTGGAAGTTGGCCCAGAGCTATTTTCTAGGCATGTTGCGAAAATGGGATCGGACGAACACTTTTCCTCGTCTTAACGAAGGCGATTCGAAAATCCCTAGAGGTGCCAAAAATGCACAGATAATTGCAACAACAATGAAGAGCAAGTTCGGTGAAATCAGAATCAGAACCTGGCCAATAACGTAGATGATGGCGTAGGTCACCAGAACTGTTTTAGCAAAGCTGGGTAGAGTCTCGAAGAAAGCAGAAACGAACCATCGGTCGCCGATGATCGGTAGGAAGTCATATTGGGTCAGGCAGTAAAGTAAGTATATTGGAGAACCTAATATCACAGTCCCGGCCGCCATCAGAAAAAGCACAGCACCCCAAAAAAATGAAAGGGACGTTCTCTTCGCCTCATCCTCGCTCGATCTCATTTTCTTTAGCTCAGTTTCGTTATCGCTGGTTTGCGGTGCTTGAAGTGCTGCAAAGGCAGATACCGTTGCAGCGACCCTCCGCGTGCGCTGTAGTTTAAGACTTTGATCTTGGTCTTGTCGAAGTAGTTGTCGATCGAGGTCACGTAGCGCTCGTTGGTATCACGAACAAAAACGCCCACGACTTTGATGCCGTGAGCGCGCATGACTCGAAGCGTCTCGTCGTCCATGGCCCAGGCCGCCACACCCTTCTTGATGGCCTCGCTGACACGAACCTCGCCAGCTCGGTATATCTCGTTTCGCTTGCGGTAGGCCATGTAGACCTTCTCACCGCAGTCGAGTGTGACGATAGCCCCGTAGAGACGCCTACCTTTCTTGACCAGCTCCAGCTTCTTCTTTGGACCTAATTCGTATGCCATTCTCCAGTCTCCGCAAGTAGATAGCGGTCAGAGTGGAGTTCTCGCTGAGGAAGTGACCGTTGGCCTTCTTCAAGACCCCATCCACGTAGTCCTGGGCGGACTGTCCGGGGCCTCGCTCGAAAGCCGTGTGGTTGTAGATGGCGTGCTTGTCGATCATTTCGCGGTAGGCGCCGTGATACAGATGCTTCACTTCGGCATAGCCCTCGATCTCGCTGCTCTTGGTGTTCACCAGGGCAACTCGATCTCCGACCTCCAGCCGCTCATACCATCCCTTGCCCACGCGCAGCGTGTTGAACTGCCGCTCCAGGCCCACCATCGGCGGCATGAAGCCCACGCAGGGGATGTATTTGTCGCAGTTGCGGACGGAGAGGGTGACGAAGTGATCGGCTTTGTCCATCATCGCCTTGACCGGGCACTGATCATTGATGCCGCAGGTGTCACACAGAAGCACCTCGCGCTTCTTCTCTGCGGCGGTTTCAATGGTGAAGCGTCCAGTCTCGGTGCGCTTCACCCAGCGAGAACGCTTGAGGTTGACGGTCATGGCCATGACTCCCTGTTGATCCATGACCATGACTATAAGTCGGAAGCTACTGATTCACTACAACAATCAGGCGGCGCTTTCCGGCTCTGTCTTTTCGCTAATGTCGTCCACGTCCGAGCCGTCGAGGATGGCCTTGATCTTGGTAGCGACGGCCGGATCGGACTCGATCATCTTGGCGAGTTTCTTCTTGGTGATCTTCTCGCCTTCCCAGTAGCAGTAGGCTGATTTCTTGCCGCCGGCCTCGATCAACTCATGCTCGCACATGTATTCGACCAGGGAGCCCTCGACGTCGAAGCTGCCGGTGCCGTCGTCGTTGAACATGAAGTTCCACTTGCACTTGCGGAAGGGCGCCGAGACCTTGTTCTTGATGCACTCGGCACCGATCTGCTGGCCGACCTTCGTGCTGTCGCTTGCCGACTTCTTGATCATCGTGCGACCCAGGCGGATGCGCACGGAGCAGTAGAACTTCACCGCGTCGCCGCCGGGGGTCGTTGTAGGATCACCGAACATCACACCGATCTTAGTGCGGGTCTGGTTCAGGATGATCAGCAGGGCGTTATAGTCGTCACACGCCTGAGCGATCATCTTGAAGGACGCAGACGTAGCACGGGCCAGGGCGGTGTTGTCGTTCATGTTCAGGGCGTCGGCGGATTTCTCCGCGATCTGCTGCGGCACCATCGAGGCCAGGGAGTCCCAGACAAGGACGATTGGCGCATCGGGGTCGATCAGCTTCTTCTCGCGAACCACACGCAGCAGCTTGATGGTCTCGACCACTGTCTGCTCGTAGGTCTGGCCGCGCTTAAACACGAACTTGCCGGGGGTGAGGTCCAAGCCGCCTTGCTCAGCCAGGCGGGTATCGAACGAGCGCTCGTGATCCCAGAACCCCGCGATGCCTCCGGCTCGCTGTGCTGCCTTCATGCACTCGTTGGCGATAGCAGTCTTGCCCGAGGACTCAGCACCGGACAGCTCCACAACGCGGCCACACGGCATACCACCGTCATAGTAGCGACCGCTGATGATGCGGTTGAGGGGAGGGAAGCCGGTATCCAGCCAGACTTTCACGGTGGACACTTCGTCGTTCTTGCCGATAGCGCCCATGATTTCTTTTGCGAGGTCGAGGGTCATGCGGATTTCCTCAGAGGTGATGCGGTAGGGATGTTGTCTACGAAGGGCTCTACGAAGGCGTCGAAGTCGCTCAAGATCGACTGGAAATTCAGCTCGCGGCAAAACTCCCTGAAGCCATCGAGGTCCATCGCGTTTCGATGAAGCACCTGAACGCCGGTTGGCTCGGGGCCACTCAGCAGGTTCATCAGCTTGACGTTGCGCTGGAATGCCTGGATGCGGGTCAGGTGGGGCTCTTTGGGGGAAGGTTCGCCCATCGCGAAGTCGCGGTAGGCTTTGGGCACCTTCCGCTTGTTCTCGACGTCATCGCGAATGCGGGTGATGAAGGTCTTCACGTCGCCGTATTGCGCGAGGACTTCCGGTGCGGACTTCTCACCGATGCGGCCGACGCCGGGGATCTCGTCTGACTTGTCTCCGACAAGCGCCTTGCCTTGGACGAACGCCACCGGAGTCAGGTAGCCGGTGTCCTCTGCGAAGGTGCATTCGTGAACCATGCGACCGTCTTTGTGGTTCACCCATGTAGTGTGCTCGTTGACCAACTGCTTCCAGTCGTGGTCGCCAGTGATCATGAACACGCGCTTGCCTTGCTTGCTGTAGGTCTTGACCAGGTAGCCGGCCAGGTCGTCAGCCTCAAAGTCCGCGGCGAACAGCGACGGCACCCCCAACAGCCCCAGGCCACGCTTAATGTCTTCCCGGCACTCGCGGAAGCACTTGCGCATATGCTGGACGCGGGGGTCAGGCTCTTTGCCTCGCTTGGCCTTGTAGTCGGGGTAGAGGTCGTAGCGCCACTTGGCTTTGCCGTCCCAGAGCATCATCGGACGGGCATTCAGCTCTCGGACGTAGCGGCGAACGGACTTGATGGAGCCGAAGATGGACTGCACCTCACGATCTCCAACGGTCAGCTTCATTCCGTCCTGAGCGGCATAGCCGATAGCGTGACTGTCGAATAAGGCGAATCTCATGTGAGTTCTCCCAAGAGAAGAAAGGGACTCCGAAGAGTCCCTTTGCAGGCTTGCTTAGAGGTCGTCCAGACCGTTGAGAATGTCGTCCAGGTCATCACCAGAGCCGTCAATCTCTGCGGCCAGGTCGTCCTCGGACGGGGCGGGTTGTGTTGCAGCAGGTTCGGGAGCGGCGGTCGGTGCAGGGGTCTCAACGACTTCTGCGGCCGGGACGTCAGCCTCCCAGGGCACTTCATCACCTACCAGCTCGCCTTCAAGGTCGTTCAGTTCGTCTTCTGCGAGAGTCGCAGCAGCGCTCAGAACGGTGGCTGCACCAGTAGTAGCGGCAGCGGCGGCAGCAGGAGCTGCGGGACGAGCCGGAGCAGTCGCAGCAGATGCAGCAGGCGGAGTCATGAAGGCGCCGGCAGTGCGATCGTCAGTGCCCGTTGCCGCAGGGGCGTGGGACAGGGCAGCGACAGAGCGCGGAGCGGGCAGGCCAGTGACAGCAACAACAGCGCCAGTTGCCTTCAGCAGACCCTGCTCGGACTCCTGAGCCACATACTTCGTAAGGTCAGTCACCGCTGACTGATCATACGTGACCTTCGTAGACTTCGGACTGACAGACAGCGAATACTCGGTGTCGATGCCGGAGCCAGTCTTGCTGATGATGAAATCGTGTCCGGTGTCGGGGCACAGGATGGCGACGTCATCGTCGGCGAAGGTGACAATCTGGTCGACCACATTGTCGAACACTCCAGCCGGCAGCTCGAGGATCACCGGCTTGTTCGGCTCTTCGCTGTCACGCATGAGGGCGTTGACGAGAACACGACCAGAGGCACGAGCCTGTCCCATCAGCTTCTCGAGAGCGACGTTGCCAGTGGCCTTCGCTTCCGCAACACCTTCGCGGATCGCATCGCAGACCGCGCAATGCTTGTCGTCGTAGGTCTTTTCGGTGCAGACATAGACCGCGTTGAGCTTGCCTTCCTTGTCCTTCACGAAGTGCATACCGAAGTCGTGATAGAACTGACCTTCCAGAGAAGGCTTACCCTCAGCGTCCAGCTCCCAGGACGGCAGAATGCGAACGCGATTCTTGCCGGTGTTGAGCTTGGTGGTGCGGATATACTGCGCTTTCTTGGCCGCCTGCTGGGCCTTGCGCTGGTTCAGTTTGCTTTTCAGATCAGCCAGTGACATAGCTGGATACCTCGTTTCAGTGTTTCGTGTTTTCTTCTATCCGCTCTAGCGGAGTTATAAGTATCAGTCAGCGCTTACTGGTGTTTAAGCGCAAATGAGAGGCGCACTTCGGGCTAGGAAGTGGTGCGTTGCGCTTGGCCGCGCAGTGCCTCCACCATCTGATCCCTTTGTGCTTCTCGGGCCGCAGGAGCGCTGCCGCCTTTGAAACTCTCACGCATCACCATCTGCTCCAGGTGATGCTTGGAAGCCTGAACGATCATGTCCCGCCGCTGACGAAGCGCTTCCAGCGCAGTCTTGGCGAGGTTGTTGATCAGAACAGCCTTGTTGTAGTCCTCGTGCGCCTTGATCATGCGCGCATGAGAGCCTACGTATTCCTTTACCGTGCCTTCAGTCACCTTCTGGCCCAGCTTGGGAATCTCTTCGCGAGCCTCTTTGCCCAGCTCCGCCTCGATGATGCCGAGTCGGTTCTTGAACGCTGAGGCTTGATGCTCTGCCCGCGCAGCGATCACGCCGTAACGGACGTAGAGCCCCGCCTGGGAACTCCACATCGCGTCCAGATCGTCGGCATTGAAGGCAACGTCCTTGGCGAGCTGCTGTGCGTCGAGCAATTTTTGCACTGAGGTAGTGCTCATTGCGGTCTCCTTGTTAAAGAGCAGGTCGGAACGCTTTCGTGCTCCGACGCTGCGTATCTTATACAGGATGACGAAGGGAAGTCACTAGTTACTTACATTAATTATCCTTTGCCTCGTTGATGAGGTTGGTGGCGACCTTAGCGCTGCTGAAGGACTTGCCGGCGTAGATGCCGCACAGAATCAGCTTCTCGTCGCGGGTGAGGGTGGTGGAGTCCATGGCTTGAGCCATACGCTCGACTTCAGGTGCCGACCGGGTGGGGTTGGTGTCAACGACCAGGGGAGCCACCGAGAAGAACTCGTTGGGGAACATGCCCATGTAGAGGCCGGTGGCGGCGGCGCAGTCCGGGTTCTGGATAAGCGCTTGGACGACCGCACGGGCCTCTTCTCGGCTGTTGCTGGCGATCTCTTCCAGGTTGGCGGCGAAGTCATCAGCTTGGGTGGTCGCGGAGGCGGCAAGCAGTGCTGAGGCGAGCAGAATCTTCTTCATCAGGTTTTCCTTTCATAAGTCATGCGTGACTGATGGTTCTAAGCCATCAGCCGGCGCGAACTATATACCGTCCCAGCGTTGAAGGGGCGGCAAAGGTGAGGGCAGTTGCGAGCTGCGCTCTACATGATGAAGTAAGTCATTGATTACTTAGGGATGCGAGCATGAAAAACCCCGCCGAAGCGGGGTCGTGTTGAGTTCTGGCGGGTGGGTTAGTTGTATGGCTTAGGCTTCACCTTTATCTTTATCTTCGGTTTCATTTCCGCTTCGCCAAGCATCTGATGTTCGTCCTCGACCATTGTCGAGCCATCGGCGCTCACCATGCCGTATTGGGTAGGCTCCATGGTCGTGTTCGCCACTAAATTCGCATAGTCAGGATTCTGCTGCCCTACAGCTTGAGTTCTTTGGGTGGGGCCAGGTGAGGCTGTGACTACTCCGTGGGCCATGCCTTTAGTCATAGCCGTCCGCTGCATTCGACTCATGATGCTTGGGCGCTGATCGCGCAAGGTAGACAGTATGCTGGCGACGAGTTCAGTTTTGGATCGCGTCTCCCGCTCTTCGATCTCTTCTTCGCTGAGCTGCTTGGGCAAGCGAGACTCGACTTCCTCAGCGATCAAATCAACTAGTGCGGCTTGGCGATGCTTCTCCCGCTCTTCGATCTCTTCTTCGCTGAGCTGCTTGGGCAAGCTAGACTCGACTTTGGCGGCGACCGCATCAACCAGTTCAGCCTGGCGCTGATTTTCCCGCTCTTCCTCACGGGCTTTGCGGGCAGCCATCACGCGCACATACTCGGCGTGCACCTCTTTCTCGCTCATGCCACCTAGCCTTTTCGTGGTAGAGGCGAAGGCCGCAACGATGCCGCCCACGAGGACAGCGATCATTCCACCCATTAGGAATGTAGGGCTTATCATTTTGACACCCCCTTATCGACCATCTCATCTAACTCTTTGATGGAACGGACAAATGCTTGCTTCTTGTAGCCGCACACGCAGAACAAGATGACACCGAGCACGAAACCACATACACCCGCGCCGCCAGTAAAATCAACGCCATTCCCGCTATTGGCATCTAGGGTCAGTATACCACCCACGAAGCAAACCGCCGCTAGCGTCTCGCCGAACTTGGTGAAGCCTCCCAGGAAAGCGACCCACATGCGCTTGCGCTTCAGGTCGTTCCAGTAATCCTCTTCGGTCAACTCCCATCTCCCTGCGCATTATTGGTCTCGTATTGACAACGGATTGTAGCAGCCCCGCATGACGGCCACACGGGGCGCTCTAGCGGCCTACAGCCCGGCAGCAGTCTTGGTCTTCTCCAGACAGTCAGCCAGGTCTTTCGCCATCTCTGGGTTGAAGTAGATGCGGCCCTGGCTGAAGCCGTAGACGATCGTCCGGTCAGACCCCGCGTCAAAGCGCGACTTGCCGATCAGCTCTCCGGGCTTCTTCTTCTTGTCGTCGTTGAAGTGCCGGGTAGCCAGTGAGCCCATCGTCAGAATCACAGGCGGATCAAGCTCAGCCACCTCCCGCTCAAGGAACTCGGCGCACTTGCCGATCTCGTCCGGGGCGAACCCATTCTCGGCATCTTCCGGCTTCACGAACTTCATCAGGCTGGTGTAGTAGAAGTTGTCGTGAGTGAGGCCAGCGGCCTTGATAGCCTCGTTCCATGAGGTGTAGGGCTTGCCCGATACCAGCCGGCCCTCGTTCTCGTCTGCCCAGTTGGGGGCATCGAACACGACCATGATCTTGGACTTCTTGCCGATCCGCGGCACACAGGTCCAGCGGTCGTCGAAGTGGGTCGCATAGTCGTTCACGATCGCCAGCAGCCGCGCCTGAGTGCCCTTGTCGATGATCATGTCCCGGTCGATGGTCGCTACCTTCTGCACCGCACCTGGCATCAGTGTGAGCTGGTCCTTGAGACGGGACTTGTCGGTCGCTGGCAGTGAGCCGGGCACGATGGACGCAAAGGCCCCAACGCGATCCAAGTGGTCGATGGCCCGCTTGTTGACCACTCTTCTGTTCACCGACAGCTCAAACTGGGTCATGTCAGTGAACGACCCGCCAGCCTTCCTGCGACCCTCCATGATGGCCTGGGCGCCCTTGTCGCTGATGTTCATGACCGAGTTGAACGGCGCCACCAGCATGTCATTGCCCGTCACCGGGTCGGTGCGAATCTCGTAGCGGTCGGTCGACGTGTTGACGTCAGGCGGCCCCACCTTGATGCCCAGCTTGGATGCGTCGCCGATAATGGCCGGGTAGCGGTCGCTGTCCATGACCGACATGCACGAGGCAAAGAACTCGGCGGGATAGCGCACCTTCAGCAGCATTGTCCAGTAGGAGAGCATGGTGTAGGCGACGGAGTGTGACTTGTTGAAGCCGTATCCAGCGAATTTCTCGATCTTGTCGAACAGGTCGGCCGCTTCTTCCTCGTCCATGCCGGAGTGAGCGTCGCAGCCCTCAACCCACAGCTCGCGCATTTCAGCCATCGCTTCGGCGGACTTCTTGCCCATTGCTTTCCGGAGCTGGTCAGCTTGTGCCATCGAGAAGCCGGCCAGGTCGGTTGCCGCACGCATGACCTGTTCCTGATAGACGAATACGCCTTTGGTCTCTTCCAGGGCAGGCACGAGCTTCGGGTGAGGGTAGTGGGGTGCTTCAAAGCCCTTCGTGATCGCCACGTAATCCTCGAGCATCCCCGACTCCATAGGACCTGGGCGATACAGTGCGGTTGCCGCGACCAGATTCTCGAACGTCAGCGTGCCGGAGTAGGCCAGGTTCTTGAGCAGCCCTTTCATGCCGGGCGATTCGAACTGGAAGACGGCGGTGGTGTAACCCACGCTGAAGGCTTCCATGACGTCACGCGCATCCAGCGGCTCGTGCAACAGGTCGACGTCGACCCCCTTGCGGTCTTTCACGCGCTCGATGGTCTGCTTGATAATGTCGAGGTTAGAGAGGCCCAGAATATCGAGCTTGACCATGCCCATGTCTTCGCAGACGCGCTTGTCCCAGTTGATGACTGGCTCGCCTTCGCGATACTCCACCACTGCCATCTGCTTGAGTGGCTTGCCCGCTACGATCACACCCGCAGCGTGCTTGCCGTAGGCACGCATGGCGCCCTGGAGGCCGACGCTGTGCTGGAAGAGGTCAGGGTGACGGTCGCGGTAATTCTGTAGCTCAGACACTTCCTCGACGGCATCCTCGAGGCGCATACCGTCAGGTGCCGACTTGGATACGGCCAGCTCGAGCCCGGTCAGTCCATGAACGCGCCCCACATCACGCAAGGCAGACGCCGCACCCAGCATCGAGTAGTTGCTGATGCCGGCCACGTATTCGCTGCCGAAGGTCTCGCGCAGATACGCAATCACCTCTTCACGGCGAGACGACATGAAGTCCAGGTCAGCGTCAGGAAGGTCGATACGCTCGGGGTTGATGAAGCGCTCGAAGATCAGGCCGAAGCGGATCGGGTCTACGTCGGTGATGCCCATGAGATAGGCAACCAGAGATCCACCTACAGAGCCACGACCAGGGCCAACAGCAATGCCGTTTTCCTTCGACCACATGACGATCTGGCGAACGAGCAGGAAGTAGCCGGCAAAGCCCATGCTCTTCAGCACCTCAAGCTCATACTTGAGGCGGTCTTTGTAGACGGCCACCTCGGAGCCCTTCGGACGATGCCCCATGACTGGCTTGGAAAAGCGCTCGACCCACCCGGCCTTGCAAAGATTCACCAGCTCGGCGTTCTCGTCATCGGCCAGCTTGGGAAGCGAGATCGGCAGCGAGTGCCACTCGTAGCTCACTTGATCCATCAGCCATTGGTGATCGCGGATCATCTGGCCCGACACCTTGCAGCCGGTGCGCTCCGCAAATGCCTTCAGCGCCTGTGCCAGCTCACTGACGGACTTCGGGTAGAGATCACGGGTGTAGGGTTTTTTGACCGCCCAGTGGCTGACCTGGGTGTTATCAGCGATGACTCGATAGACGTCGCGTGTGTCGGCTGCCTTGAGCGGGTAGTAGGAGGGCAGATACGCCAGCACTCGCTGTCCTGACTTCTCGGCAAACGTCAGCACGCGCTTGTTGTGCTGATCATAGTAAGGAGTCGCGACTGGCATGATCGCTAGAACGCTCTGTGCTGCGTTCTGAGCGCTGGGAATCTTGCTCATGACGTCCGCATAGTCTGGAGCATGAAACGCTCCGTATGCGTCGCTGTTGAGCGCTACCACGTTTCCTTTGGCGATAGTGCTCTCGAGGTCAGCGGTGCCGACTCGTGCCCGGTAGTAGAAGTAGTCCCGGCTGTAGCCAGCGGAGAGCAGGTGGAAGACGTCAACCAGCCCCTCGTCGTTCTTGATGATGAGATCGTGATAGGACTCGGGATTCGGCTTATCAGCGTGGGTGTCGCCCTTCTTGGGCTTGCGATGCAACGGATCGGGCACACAACGGACGCGGATACCGATGAGCGGCTTCACGTCCAGCGCCTTGCACGCTTTGGTGAAGGCGATCATTCCGCTGATGTTCATGGTGTCCAGCAGGCAGGCGCCGGAGTAGCCAAGCTCTTTGGCCTTCTCGGCGATCTCCTGGGGCTTCAGCGTGGATTCCCCGACGCTGAAGTGGCTACGTGCGAACAGGATCATTGAGTAACCTCTGTGGTGAGTGATGCGGTGTAACGGGTCACGGTGACAACGCGCATGAGCTGGCCCAGTCCGAGGGCGTCTGAGACGTGTCCGGACGCGGTGCTTTGGCTGCACTGCATCCGCTCCATGACTCGAGCAATGATGTCGCGCTTGCGGACGGCACTCTGCTCAAGTAGCGCGTCATAGACGGTCACGAACGCGACGGTGGTGGTGATGTGGCGGAAGGGGTTCACACCCTGGTCAAGCTGCTGTCGGGCGCTCTCGAAACGGAATCCCTTGCGGCTCAATGCCATCGCATGACGCTTGATCCGATCACTGGCATCGGAGAGCTGAATCACCGTCATGTCGTCCTCTGAGACGGCGGTCGTAGCGAACTTGGCGGACAGAAAAACCGCCTCTGCATTCCGACGCTTGGCTTTGGTCGTCAGCAGGGCGGTTTCTGAACAGCCCCCGTTGTGGGGGCATGAGACGCAAGTGCTCGATTCCGGGGAGAAGACGACAGCGCTTCCTTTGCAACCGAGCATGTGTAAGTCACCTATTACTTACCTATCAGGTGGAGAAAATACGGTCAGCGAACTCGCCAACTGCGACAGCGGAAGAAGACGGCAGCTTGTTGATGAACGAGCGGTCAACGGCAGCGCGGAAGTCGCCTCCGAATAGGGCGCCGATGCGGGCGGCATACAGAAGCTCACGCGGGCCGATGGTGTTGCCGATCTCGCTGCGGTCGTAGGCGTTACGAACCCGCTCAGCGAAGGTCACAAGCTCTTTGGCTTTCGGCTCGTTGATCTTGGCCTTCTCGACGAGAATCTTTACCTCTTCAGCTTTGTCGAGGTAGTTCATCTTCGTCACGATGCCGAAGCGTGAGTAGTTGGCGGCGTTCTGAAGGTTGGTGCCTTGATACAACCCGGTCTCGTCGCCCGAGCCGTTCGTGTTGCCTGTGGCGACGAAGCGGAACTGCGGATGAGGCTCGACACGACGCCACTCTTGAGGCGCCTCTTTGATCATCAGCGGCTTTCCTTCCAGCACCGGCTGATAGACACCCAGCACCTGGGGGAAGGCGAAGTCGTATTCGTCAGCCAGGTAGACCCATCCGTAGCGCATAGCGAGGGCCAGCGGACCCGGCTCGAAGTAGGTGCCTTGCTCGTTGGCAAGCATCTGGCCGACGATGTGAGCCTCTTCCGTGTTGGCTGTGTGCTGGATGCGCATGAAAGGCCGGTTGGTGAAGGCCGCATACTGCTCCCAGGCAGTGGACTTGCCGGTTCCAGCGTGGCCCCAGAAGTAGGCAGGGATGCTGTAATCCATCGCTGCGATGCAGTCGCGCAGTATTTCCGGCGTCCAGATGTAGTTCTCGTCGGTGTCCGGCACCAAGTCCTGAAAGCCGTGCTCTTCAAACACTGCGACCGGAATTGAGGTGCCAGGGGCCAAGCCGCGGATGTTGGCGATCAGCTTCGTCACGTCAGCAGTGCGGATGCCGTAGTCGCTGTGCTTGTTGCGATGAATGTTCACCACCTTGGAGGTCTCGGCCACACCTGCCATCTCAGCGGTGGCAGTGGTGGGCTTTTCGGCCTTAGCCTTACGCTCCGCGATCGCCTTCTTTGCTGCCTCTGAGAGCAGCGGGGCTTCCGGAAACTGTTCGCGGTATTGCTCCAGAGAGACGCTGGGATGGGTCTTCTTCAGGTAGGTCTTGATGACGTGAACGGCTACACCGTCAAGCTGGCAAATGACCTTGCCGTCTTCGGAGTGAGTAGCGTGGGGCAGGGCGGTGGTAGCAGTGGCGGTAGTCATGGTGTATGCCTATCGTTAGTAAGTAAGGGGTGACTGTTTTTCGATCACAAGCGAATGATAGAGCATCCAGCGCTGGGAATGAACGCTGGATACTGGCTTTTTCACTTGAGCAGCATCTGGGACAGCTCGTTCATCACCTTCTCGGGCAGCTCTTCTACCTTGTCGAGAACGATGTTCTTGGGGTAGAAGCTCTTGACCTCTGGCGTTTCGATGCCGATGCCCAGGGTCTCAATGCCGCTATTCTCCAGCGAGGTCACTACGCCTCGAAGGTGTTCGCAGGCGCGCTCCAAGGTGGCGTGGTAGGAAAACTTGTCGAAGAACGCCCTGGAGGGGAGCGACTGCATCGCCGGTTGGCCGTCAGACAGCACGACCAGGATTTTGCGTTCCTCTTGGCGTCGCATCAGGATGTTTCCGGCCGCCTCAACACTCTCGCCATCGGCGTTGTTGCGCAGTGGGTAAAAGGGGATGGAGGCCAGGCTCTGCTTAACGTCTGGCGTCATACGCTCGTCAAACGTCTTGAAGATAGGTAGCTCCAGGTTCTCTATCCGGTCGAAGCAGATAGGCTTGGTGGGATACTTGTCGGCAAGCTCTTCCATTTCCCGTTGTGCTGCTTCCATGAGGTCGTAGTTGTGGCCGGTCGTGAAGCCCATGACTTGCGTCGGCACGTTGATCAGTTCGAGGCTGCTGCATAGGGCAAATGCCGCCTCAGCCGCCTTTGCGATCCGGTCGTTGGACTTCATTGAGCCCGAGCAGTCCACCAGCAGCATGACGGCGGTGTTCTTGGTCGTGACCTCTTCCTTGCGACGGAAGACACGGGTGTCACCAGTCTTGAGCTTGTAGAGGCTAGAAGAGTGGAGACGGCCGCTGCGGAAGCCAGGCACGAACATGGAGCGGTTGCGGGCAGCGACAAGGCGCTCAAGCTGTTTGGACATGGTGCCGATGCTGTCGCGATTGTTCTCGGCGATTCGCTTGAGACGATCTTTGGCTGCGCTCTGCTGCCGGCTGTTGGGCTTGAACTTCTCGATGCGATCGCCATCGGTGGAGTAGGGCTGGTAGCTCTGCTCATTCAATGACGCCAAGCTTCCTTCGGTAATGCATTCCTCAAGGGCGTCTTCAAAGGACTTCACCTCGTCTAGCGCCTCGAGCAAATCGGAGCGATCCTCGACCGTGCCGTCATGTGAGCCGAAGTCAGGCGTGGCCTTGGAGTCCCTGGTGTCCATGTCCCGAACGTTCTGAGCGATCTTGTCGCCATGCTCTTCACCTTCGCGATCTTCCAGCTCCGGGTCTTCGCTTGAGCCCTTGCCGCTCATGTCCGACTTTTCACCGTCAGACCCTGCTTCGGAACCGCTAGCGTTCGCTTCCGCACCCTCGCCATCGGAAGCATCCGAGTCATCGCCGTCGCCGCCTTCGCTCTTCTCTTCGGTGGACTTGTCACCCTTCATGCCGCTGTCACCGTCGTCGGATGGCTCTTCACCAGACCCTTTACCGTCGCCGGAGCTGTCACTGTCTGATTCATCGCCTGAATCGCCGTCCTTACCGGGATCGCCTGTAGATGTTTCATCCGAGACGCTTGGCGATTCTTCAGGGGCCTTCTCTTCAGGAGCCTTCTCTTCTTCCTCCCGGCGCTCTTCCTCTTCCTCCGCCTGAATCATCAGGTCGCGGATGGTGTGGGCCATGTTCAGGGCAGCCAGGGACGAATTGAGGCGCTGCATCTTCTCCGTCAGCGGCTCCAGCAGCTCATGCACTATCGGCACCAGGGGCCACTTGTCCTTCATGAAGTCGATGGCTGACTCATGTCCGGCAAGAGCACGGATACCCGGCACCGCCAGGGCATTGAGGAAGAACTTGGCTTGTGACTCTTCGCCAGAGCCGTGCTCGAAGCTGCCGACATGCTCGTCGTAGGCTTTCTGGAAGAAGCGACGGCAGGCGAACTCCAGAGTCTTGTCGATGTTGCGAATGGAGCCAGGGAAGGTCTTCTTCATCTTGGCTTCGATGAAGCAGTCTTCGACAATGTTGTGCATCCCGGCGATACCCTCGGACTTGGCACGGGCCAGAATCTTGGGATCGGTGAAGAGGATGTGGGCTACCTCGTGATCCACGAAGCCTTTGATGGCAACCACAAGGTCAGGAGGGGAGGACTCGCCAATCGCGGGGATGTTCACTCGCTTCGGGACAATGGCGCCGGCCTCTTCCTCGTAGGACACGTATGCTTTCATGCCTTGCTGAGTGACCTTGATGCCCCGGTCTGACAGGAGGCGAACGACAGTCTCGATGGAATCGCACAGCTCCCGAATGTTGGTCTTGGTGATGGCCATGTGATTGTCCTGTGTGAATGTAAGTAATGCGTTACTGACTACATGATCACGAAAAAAGGACTGGCGTAGAAGCACAGTCCTTTTTTCTGGTGTTAGGGTTGGCTGTGGCGTCAGCCGAGACTCACCAAGTTGACCGTGCCAGATAGCGCGTTGTAGTGGGCAAGCTCACCACCTTCAAGGCGTAGTAAGGTGCAGGCATCATCAAGCTCAATCACCTCTTCGGCCTTCTCCTGAAGGTCAACGAACTGGTCGAGGGTCAGTTTGGTGATTTGGGTTCCCAT